TTGTCGCCTGTTCCTAGTACTTGTAACGCACCGTTAACTGTATCTGCCACAACATTACAATCCCACAAAGCATTGCTAGACCATAATTTTGTTTTGTTTACTACCTTAATAGATGTTGATCCCGGACTAGCATATCGACTAATAATCCCGTTAAATTCCCATCCTGCTTCGTCGTCGCTAGAAATTGATCTTGCGCTTACATATATTTTAAAATTGTAAGTAGATTGATTTGGTAACGAAATTTGATTAACTGTGCTAACCGAAATTCCGTCTAATGTTAATGCCGTCGGAACATCTTTATCTGTTGCCATTCTAATTAGGTATATACCTGCTTGGGCATCGCCAGGAATAGCAAAATATCCATTAGATATAAACTGACTGCCGTGTACATCTCTAGTTACAGCCCCTCTACCTAGTAGTAAATTATCTCCTAGTGTTGCTGTGCTTGTAATATTAATTGTGCCGCCACCGGTTAAATTGCGACCAATATTTGTGTTGCCGCCAATTCCTACACCACCTTGTACAATTAAAGCACCTGTACTAGTTCCTGTACTTGTAGCAGAAGAACCAACAGTTAATGTTGTACCAAAGCTACCACTTGTTCCAAAGTTACCAGTGCCGCTTGCGTTAACGTCGCCGCCAAATGTAGCGCCGCCGCCAGCTTGTAGTGAGTTAGATGTTGTTGACCAAATTCTAGTATCACCACCAATATTTAAAGTTAGGCCAATGCCAACTCCACCAGTGACTATAAACGCACCGTTAGTTGTTGTGCTAGAAATTGTAGCATTAGTAATGCTAATTGCGTTAGTAGTTGATGATCCTCGGCTTGTTACACTTTGTAAAGTACTTGTATTCCAAATAGTAACATTACCTGTTGCTGTAGTAACTGCGGTATCTGTACCGGCTACAATATTAGCAACTGCTCCTATTCCGATAGATGCGGTTGTAACAACTTCAAATCCGTTAACAAACGCACCCTTGCCTCCAACATACAAGTCGCCTTGAATACCAACACCGCCTACAATTTGTAAGGCACCAGTTGTAGTACTTGTAGCACTTGTAGCACTTGTAACTCTAACTAATCCAGCAGTATATAAGTTACCTTGAATACCAACACCACCAGTTACCTGTAAGTCACCAGTGTTTGGACTATATGATCCGTAGCCTGAAGTTAGTGTTAATGTACCAAAGGCTGCGCCGCCTAGTGTAGACGTTGTAGCAAATGGATTATCAAGACCTGCTCTGCCTTGTTCAGAAGTCCGTGTAATGAATACAAATTTTTCATCCTGTCTACGTAGACCAAAGAATGCGTGTGTATCTCCAGACACACTAGTTAAAGTATTGTAATGAACTAAAATACCCTTATCTAATCCGTCGTCAGCAGGTAGTGCTGTTAGATCAGCAGGAGCACCAAGATTAAGAACTGGATCCTGGATCACTGTTGATGTAGAATAGATTGTTGTCTGCGTACCTAGTACTGTTAAGTTGCCTAAAACAGTTGCGTTTCCATAAGTGAAAATATTTCCACCAACCCACAAATTCTTACCAATGCCTGCGCCACCGCTTACAACTATTGCGCCTGAACTAGTGTTACTTGCCTCTGTTTGATTTGTAAACGTAATAACTTGGTTTGTTGAACTTCCTCGACTTGTTACACTCTGTAATGTTGAAGTGTTCCAAATATAAATTACACGACCGATTGTATTAGCGGCAGTATCTGTACCTGCCGTAACAGTTGTAAGAACATAACTTCCAACGGTAGCAGTTGTAAGTATCTCTTCACCTTTTACATAGCTTGTACTACCAGCATAAATGCTTCCAGCTACACCTACACCACCGGCTACAGTTAGTGCGCCACTGTCTGTTCCGCTAGATGTTTGATTAGCATATATTGTTACAGGATAAAAGAACTGTGCGCCGGTTGCTGTAAAGACAGTATTTGTATTATCAGCGATAGTTATAATAACTTTTCTTACAGTACCAGAGTCAATAACAGTTACGCTAGAAGTATTTTGAAAAATACTTGTTGGATCTAGTCCAAGGAATCCGCCGGCGGCACTGATTGTACCTTGAACATATAAATTTTCACCTACTCCGACACCGCCGGCGACAAGTAAAGCACCAGTTGTAGAACTTGTTGTTCCACTTGTGTTGGTAATATTAACAGCTCGAGTAGTTGTTGCGCCGCGACCTGTTATACTTTCTAGTGTACTAGTATTCCAGATTGATACAGCACCACTAGATGTGTTTACTACTGTATCTGTGCCTGCTGTTATAGAAGTAACGCCTTGGCTTCCTAGAGTTGCTTGAGTAACTACAGCTGAGCCGTTGGCATAAAGATTACCTGCGTATAAAGATCCACCAACGCCAACGCCACCAACTACTGTTAGTGCTCCAGTTGATTGATCAGTGGCAGAAGTTCCGTTTGAAATTCTAATTGCGGTCGTAGTTACATTTCCACGTTTTACAACGCTATCAAGAGTACTTGTGTTTGATACTGTTACAATACCAGTCGTTGTGTTAACATAGGTATCAGTACCTGCTCTTAATTCTGATACAGCCCATAAGCCAATTGTAGCAGTTGTTAAAATTTGTGCGCCATTTACATAAGATGTATTTTCAATGTAAACTGTACTTCCAAATCCTGCGCCACCAACAACTACTAACGAGCCTGAATAGGTGTTAGTTGATGATGTTGGTTGCATTACTCTCACTTGACCAGTTAGGCCACCAATTTGTAATCCTGGTACTGATGTAGATCCGGCAAATATTTCTAAACTGCCGTTATTAGTACCTAGTGACCCTAGTTGAACGTTGCCTAATCTAGACACGCCGACTAGTAACGCATCAGTAGAATCCGGATTGGCAACCATTAATTGATATGCGCTAGATGTAGTTCCTACTACACCCAATGTAGGAATCATAGATGCTATTGATACAGTTCCTGTAGTACCAATTGCGTTATATTGCCCGCCTGCGGATATTTGTCCAAAGAATGTAGCATTGCCGCCGCCATATAAATTTTTATCTAACGCAATACCACCAGAGACAGTTAGTGCTCCTGATAAGGTACTATACGCATCAAATGTATTTTTAATGATAATTGCAGAGTCAGTGATGTTTCCCCTACCAGTAACACTTTGTAAAGTACTAGTGTTCCATACATAAACAACACCGGTTTGTGAATTTACTGCGGTGTCAGTGCCGGCATATAACGCTGTAACACCTTGATTAGCTAGTGTTGCTTGAGTAATTACACGACTATTATTATCATATAACGCACCAGCATATACATTTTCAATTACACCTAACCCGCCAGCAATAGTTACGGCACCACTAGTTGAAGAATACGAAGATACATCTGCTAAAACATGTATGCTACCGCCAACTGTTAAATCTAGGCCAATACCGGCGCCGCCATATACAATTAAACCTCCAGAATTAGTAGACGTTGAATTTGTACTCGTTGTAACGATAACACGACGAGCAGTAAAAGGATCAAAGCTAGTAATTCCACTTTGAAGTTGCCAGCCGTTGCCATTCCATACCCATGTTCTGGTACCTATGGTATAGGTATCACCTATCGCTGGGTTTGAAGGAAAGTTTAATGTTGCCATAATATTCTACTTATACACCTGTAAATTGAATCCAATAATAGTTTGTCCCGTCCTGAACCCACTGATATTCAACGCCAATGCTCGGGTCAATCCAGAAATCTCCTATATTATTCGTAGATGTTGTTGGTGCTGTTAATGAAATAGTCACGTTTGGTGAATACAGACGCTTAGTTCCACTGTAAACATTACCTCCAACTTGTACATCTCCTATTACTCCAATTCCGCCGAGGACTGTTAGTGCCCCGTCAGTAGATGTAGTAGCATTTGTGCTGTTAGCTATATTTACACGGTTTGTAGTTGTGAAGCCGCGATCTGTAATTGTCTGTAATGTACTGGTGTTCCAGATTGTTACGTTACCAGTTGATGTACTTATTGCGGTATCAGTGCCGGCACGTAAATCAGTAACACCAAAGTTACCAATTGTTGCCGCAGTTAAGATTTGAGATCCGGCAGCGTATGAAGTTTGACCAAAGTTACCAGAGCCGGTGACTGTTAAATTACTATCAATTGTAGTCAATGTACTAGCAGGAGCAATCGTAATATTTCCAGTTAGGCTTCCAATTGTATTTCCACCTAAGTTTAAATTACCTACTGCGATATTACCCGGAGTGATATTTGTACTATTAACTCCGTCGCTAATTAACAAACTTGAGATATTATTTAAATTCAATGCGCTGGCATTAAATGTTACATCACCTGTTCTTTGATTAATTAAAAACTTATCGCCTACACGGAAATCTCCGTATTGATCAACTGTTTGGTAATAAATCTTACCACCATTAGTTTGAATAATTTCATTAGATTGAACTGTTAACGAAACATCGTCACTTAGATCTCCACCCGAACCTATATGACTTAGGTTAAAGGCAATTAGTTTTAAGTCAGTACCAGTACCGTTAGCAACAACACCTCGATCACCAAATACAGCCGCACTACCAATACAGCGTAGTTCGGCACCAAACTGATGATAGTCAGCCAATACCGTTCTTGTAGCAGTTGCTGGATTCAGTCCAGTTGAGTAAACATTTTGTATTGTAGCGCCGCTGTCTACAAACGAAGTAGAATTATTTGCGCCTTCAAAATGTAGCATCAATACGGTTGCTTCATCATTTACAAGACCAGTCGGAGATGGAATGAATGTAGTTGAATAGCGAGCAATATTGCTTACTCGTAGTTCGTCAACGTACCCAGTAAATCCATTAGCTCCGGAATTGCTTCCAATATTAATCGGATCTGTGTTGTCAACACTTGATGTAATGCCTGTTGCGCTGGCATTTAATACACCATTAATATACAAATCTACAGTTTGTGTTCCACCAGTTCTGACAATAGCAAGGTGTGTCCATACATTTTGTATAATTGTAGATGTACTTGTTATTACACTAGACCCGTGCATTGCGTTTACTTTATTATCGCTACTAATGTATAGACGTGTGGTATTAAGTCCATTAGTGCCCTTAAAGTAAATGTATTGTGGGCCACTATTAGTTGTTAGAGGTTTAACCCACCCTTCAATTGTATAGTCGCCTGTACTGCCAAATTGGAAGTCTGGCCCACTTAATACTTCTAAGTAATCGGTTGTAGTAGACAACAACAAGCTAGAATTACCAGCATAATGTTCTCCTGTAGCAACCTTTGCGCCGCCATTAGTAGTAACAGTCTTAGGAGTTCTATCTATTGCGGTTTCAAATCCGTATACTGGACCATTTAGATATACGTATCCACCTGATACATTATAAATTGTTCCGCTAGCAAGTGTTTGGCCTTTTGCATTTTTGTAAACAAGCGTATCGCCTCCTACAAATGTTCCAGTGACACCGCTAAATTTTAGTCGTGTCTTACCAGCATTACCAAAGCCGCCTGCGCCCGCTTCTGCTTGAATAGCAGTATGGGCAAAGTAGAAGAATCCATTTAACAATTCTGCTCGTGCGCCATTGGTCATATACATACCAGTAGCGTTTGGAACAATGAACGTTACTTCGTTCCACAACATCGCCGGTTCTAAACTTGTTGGATCTAGCTTAGACGCATCAATTAATGCTCCATTACCAGCATCTCCGCTCTGGAATCCGTAAGGATCGCTACCACTTGTAGTAGTTCCTCGAGTAATAACACTAAGACGTTCAACATACGGACTCTTGGTTGTGATTTTTGCTCCAGGAGCAAACTCAAATGCCCAGCCAGGTTGGAAAAATCCGCTAATTGTTAAATCGCAAACATTAGTCTCGCCATTAAGTAAGAACGCCGAATTATAAATTGTTCCACTAGTTGGAACAATAGTAACTGCTCTAATTCCAGCACCTTTTAATGTTACACCTTGCGGAACAGTCATTGGAAATATTTCAGAGTATGTTCCTGATTCAACAAAAACAACATCTCCACTTTGCGCTACAGATAGGGCGTGTTTAACAGTAAGGAACGCACTTTGAATTCTTCGGCCGTCATTTGTATTAAGCCCCGATGTTGCTACATACCAAACTTTTGAACTGTATGCTAATAAATCTACATTGTTAGCAAATACACTTCCACCTAGTCCAGAAGCTAGATATAAATCGGTATCATCACTTTGTAATGTGTCATTAACAAATATAGTTTGACCGTGTATATTTCCACTAACGCCTACGCCACCGGAAACAACTAGTGCTCCTGATGTAGCATCGTTACTGGCATCTGTGTTTAAAATCTTAATTGCGTTAGTTGTACTATTTCCGCGACCCGTTACTGTTTGTAATGTACTTGTATTCCAAACAACAATATGTCCAGTTTCAGTATTAACTGCTGTATCAGTTCCTGCTCTAATATCGCTAACACCTTTAAAGCTAGAATCAGTTAGTACAATGCTTCCGCCGGAATAAATGGCTCCAAAGTACGAAGTATTAGCAACACTAATTCCGCCGTCAACTAATAATGCCGCGGTGCTTGTTCCAGATGCAGTGCTGAATAAGTGAACTTGGCCACCTACATTTAAATTTTCACCAATACCAACGCCACCTAGCACCGTTAAAGCACCAGTATCGGTTGAAGTTGAACTTGTCGTACTAGAGATCTGTAATTCACCTGCGTAGAAGAATGTCCCACCAATACGCAAATCTTTAGCAATAGCTAATCCGCCTTCAATTACAACGCTTGCAGTTGATAACGAAGTTGATACGTTTGTTGTGTTGGCAAAAACGACAACGTTAGTTGTGCTATTTCCTCTATTAGTAACAGTTTGTAGTGTACTTGTGTTCCATACTGTAACAATACCATGACTTGCACTCACGCTAGTATCAGTTCCGGCACGTAAATCAGTAACGGCAAATTGATCAATTGTAGCAGTAGTTACAATTTGAGCATTCTGTATAAACGAAATGTTATTAATATAAACACTACCGCCAATGCCTACTCCACCTGCCACAGTTAACGCACCGGAAGTATAATCCGAAGACTGTGTTAAGTTAGTAATGTCAATTGCGTAGGTACTTGTATGTCCACGACTAGCAACACTATTCAATGTGCTTTCGTTCCATACAGTAATTGTTCCTGTATTAGCACTTACTCTTGTATCAGTACCTGCGTTTAATGTTTGTACGCCTAAGTTAACAAGTGTAACAGATCCTGTACTTGTGCTTACGCCAATATAATCTGTACCTGTTAAATTAGTTACACCTAAGTTATATAGTGTTACTGCGCCAGTGGCAGTACTTACACCTAAATAAGTTGTGCCAATTGTAGCTGTTACACCTAAGTTGTTAATTTTAAATGTAGTGTATGTTCCGTTAGTTTGAACATTGGCAAGACCAATACTGTCTCCAGCAATTGGCTCTACTTGAGTTACTACACGATTACCATTATCAAAAACTCTTGTACCAAAAATATCCTGTGCAGTAGCAGTAGTACCTACATTTAATTTCTTACCGACAGCAACACCGCCGGTTACAGTTAGCGCACCTGTTAATGTATCTTCACTTTCTGTGCTATTAAGGATAACAATACTATTAGTTGTACTATTGCCGCGTCCTGTTACAGTTTGTAATGTACTTGTGTTAGAAATAATAACATTACCTGTAGCAGTTGTCACAGAAATGTCAGCGCCGCCTTGAATGTTTGTAACTCCAAACCCACCAATTGTAGATGTTGTTAGAATTTCAGCGTTAGATATGTAGGCTGTCCCACCAATCCAGAAATCTCCCTCAACACTTCCACCGCCCACAACGTGCAATGCGCCAGTATACGTACTTGTTGCGCTAGTAGCATCAGTGATTAATAAGTTTCCAATTACTACACCAGCATCTGTTCCGCTTGTAGAATAATTTGGATTTGATACTCGCCCTGCGCCATAGTTGTGTTTTACAATAAACTTGCCAGTAGACTCGTCTCGTCCAAAGAACATGTTGTCTTCGGCAGATGTACCAGTATTAAAATAGTGTACGCTAATACCCTTGTTTAATAAGTCATTTAAAACTAATGGAGTATTATCAACTCCTGTGCCAATATCAAGCACTGGATCTACAATTGATGTGCTTGTAGAATCTACAATAGTTTGTGTACCTAGTACAACTAAATTACCAGTAATATATGCGCTACGACCTACATACAAGTCACCGGAAATTCCTGCTCCGCCGCTAACTTTTAATGCGCCTTCGGTATAACTTCCGCTTGGTGTAGCATTAGTAATACTAATTGCCTGATCAGTAGTCGCTCCACGAACAGTTACACTCTGAAGTGTGCTGTCATTCCATATTGTTACTTCACCAGTTGATGTACTTACAACCGTATCAGTCCCGGCAATTAGCCTAGTAACAGATACTCCGGCAATAGTAGCAGTTGTTACAATTTCAGCATTGTTAACATATGATGTATTATTTGCGTATAACGTGCCAACTGTGGCAGAAGAAGTAACATTTAAATTGTTAGTAGCATTTAAATCTGTAACAGTTAATGTGTTAGAGATAAAGATTGTGTTTGTAGTAGTGTTACCGCGATCGCTGACTGTTTGGAATGTTGAAGTATTCCAAATAACAATAACACCAGTTGCTGTATTAACGGCAGTATCAGTTCCTGCTGATATATTAGTTACACCAAGCCCAACAATAGTAGCAGTTGTAACAACACGAGCATTTTCGTCATACAATGCTCTTGCGTAAATGTTTCCTTGAACGCCAAGTCCGCCTGCTAATTGTACAGATCCTGTTAGTACAGATTCACTATCAGTTACGTTTGTAACTGTAGTAATTCCAGAAATACCAACATCTGTTAAATTAGATCTAAGAGCAACAGTAATATTGTTATTAACATTTAAATCTTGTTGAACTGTAGCAGTAGTTCCTACAATAATTCCACCAACTACAGTTAATGATGAAGTAGATTCATCAAGCAACACTAGTTTATTAGTTGTGCTATTTCCTCTATCAGTAACAGTTTGTAATGTACTGGTATTCCAAACATAAACAATACCGGTAGATGTACTTACTGATGTGTCAGTTCCTGCTCTTAGTTCAGTAACCGCAAAAGTATTAACTGTGGCAGTTGTAATAACACGAGCATTTTGATCATAAACAGCTCCAGCATAGATGTTACCTTGAACACCTAGGCCGCCGGCAATTCTTACAGCCCCACTTAGTACATTAATTGAATCTGAGATATTTTGTAGATCAATAATTCCAGTAGCAGTCATTGCCGCTAGAGTCATATTACCAGTAACATTAACATCTCTGCCTACTAAAATATCATTTGAAACAGATAGTGTGTTAAGTATTGTGATTAAATTAGTACTGGTTGCTCCGCGATCACTTACAGTTTGGAATGTACTAGTATTCCAAATATAAACTACACCACTTGCGGTGTTTACTGCGGTATCTGTACCAGCATATAATTGACTTACACCGTAACTACCGATAGTACCTGTTGTAATAACAGATCCACCATTTGAATAAATGTTTCTTGCCCAGATGTCTCCACCAAAGCCGCCGCCGCCGGCAACTACAAGAGCACCAGTGTCAGTTGATATAGAATTTGCTGTACTTGTAATTTGTACAGAACCGTAGTTTGTTAATAATCCATAAACTTGTAGAGCGTTTGTATATACAAATTGTCCGCCAACATATAAATCCTGGCCAATACCTACGCCGCCAGCAACATATAATGCTCCGTCAGTTGGACTTGAAGCATTTATTGGACTTAAAATGTTAACAACACTACTAAATGTAGAATTGCCTTGTACGTTTAACTCTTTTCCAATACCTACGCCGCCGGCAATAGTTAACGCACCACTATCGCTTGAGGTTGAACTTGCTGTATTTGAGAAATATAACTGATGGTTGGTAGATGTTCCGCGGTCAGTAATTGTTTGTAATGTACTTTCGTTCCATACTGTAACAATACCAGTTGTAGTATTAATAGCAGTATCTGTTCCTGCTAACATGGCAGTTACGCCATAATTACCTAATGTACTGGTAGTAACAATTCTTGCGCCACCAATGTAACTAGCATCGTTAACCCATAGTGCGCCCTGGATGCCTACGCCACCAAATACTTGTAATGCGCCGGACTCAGTTGATATAGACTGGGTTGTGTTAAGAATTACAACGGTACCAGTGATAGTAGCTGTGCCAGAAACACCTAAGTCAACTGTTGTTAATTTATTATTAATGAATACAGTATTAGTAGTAGCATTGCCACGATTTAAAACAGAGTCTAATGTGCTTGTATTCCAAACAACTACAGGGCCGGTAGAGGCACTGACTGCTGTATCGGTTCCTGCTGTTAGGCTTGTAACCGCAAAAATATCAACTGTGGCAGTTGTAATAATTTGAGCGCCGGAAATGTAACTTGTATTTGCTACTTCAATTCTATTTGTAAATGATCCAACGCCACGTACTGTAATATTTTTAGCAACATCAATTCCGCCTAATACTTTAATAGCATCAGTGTCAGTTGAAGCAACAATTAAATTAACTCCAATATATGCTCCACCGGTTACCATCAACGGTGCTGCCAAATAACCAGTAGCAGTTGTAGGATCTAATAGGGTTAATCCATTGGCAAATATAGTTCCACCAAAGTCTGCGCCACCTTCTACAGTAAGAGCAGAGTCGCTAGTATTGGCAACATAAATTGTGCCACCAACACCTAATCCGCCATTAGGAATTCTTACAGCATTTCCGTTTACTGCTGTAGTATTAGCAAATCCAGCAACAAATGTGCCGCTAGTAGCATATAACATGCCGCCAATGCCTACACCACCGCGAACAGTTAATGCGCCAGTGCTGGTATTTGAAGAATCGAGTACGTTGTAAATTGTTGTAGTATTAAGAACATTTAAAGTTCCACCGACCCATGCGTTACCGCCAACTCCGATACCACCGCCACGTCTAATGACAATGCCGCCAGTTCCCGTACTAATTGCCTGTGTAGATGTGTCTACAATTAAGTCACCGTTATAGACAACTGTTCCTGTATTTTGATTACCGCGAGTAATAATTTCACTATCATTTAGATAGAACGAACCAAATAAATTTCCGCCACCTTGTACATATAAACCATTGCCTGCAGAAATTCCGCCAGCTACTTGTAACGCATTGCCAGAAGCACCAAATGGGTTACCTTTAGTTTCTCCAAGATACATACTGCCCGTTGTAACATACAACGACCAAGCATTCTGAATTGTAGTACCAGAGTTACCGGCAATTGGCGCACCCTTAATATATAAATTAACGGCTGTGGCAATTACGGAACCAGTAGTTCCTTTAATAGAGGTTTGACCAACATAGTTTGCTACACTTAAATTTGTAGATGTTGTGGTAGAATCCGTGACAATAATATCGTTAAGACTAAACCCAAAGCCAGTTGATGTATTAACAGAAGTTATTACATTTGGATTGCTTCTAGCCAGCAATGTTCCGCTAAGATTAACGTTTCCGCCAATACCAGCACCACCACCTACTATTAAGGTTCCGCTAACTGTGGAATAAGATTGTGTCTGTCCCTGTGCTATGAGACCTTTTCGGACAACAAAATCTTGATCAATTGCCATTTACGTATTCCTCTATTACTTGCTTATGCTAGTTCTTAGCACTTTAACTGTTTTCTGTGTTGCCGCAGATGTTGGGGTAAACAACAAACGAACTAAACCAGTACCGTTTGTATTATAATCGACATTGAACGTTCCTCTTTCTCCTTGAGTGGTTACAATCCCGTACTCCGACTTGTAAGTCTGTCCAATATTATCAACTATAATCATAATTTCTACAATGTGAAATGCTGTGCCTGGGCCAACGCCATCTGTAACCTGAACAAAGAATTTAGTAGACCTGTAAGTAGCTAGAGGAAAACTGTCAATAACTGTTTGGTCAGCATTATTTATAATGGTTACTCTTGAGGCAATTTGAGAATCAGCTAACCCCAAGCTACCATTAACTTGTAGTTTGTCGACGCCATTATCATAGGTAACGCCAACTAATAAATTACCAGTTGTCTTTGAAACTGCTAGTCTATATAAATTGTTTTTGTCATCATAAAGTGTTAAGCTACCTTCATTTAGACTTGATCCAGCTGTACCTGCTCTGTTATATCCGCCAACATCCCATGTGTAACTTGTTCCGTTAGTAGCAGTATTTCTCATTCGGAAATAAACTGCGTCTGTTGGAACCTTACTTTCTAATGTAATACTCTTTCCAACATACAAGTTGCCACCGATACCAGCGCCGCCTGTTACCTGTAAGGCTCCAGTTTGTGTATTATATGCTTCTTCGTAGTTGTCTATCCATAGACGACTTGTAATTTTGCCGCCATTCCAATAAATGTTATCTAATGGAACACCATTTGAATAATAGTGATTAGCATAAACATCGCCGTGGATGCCAACGCCACCTAATACTGTTAACGCACCAGTTGCTGAACTTGTTGAACTTGTAGCATCTTCAATTCTGACTGGTCCAGTAAATGTACTTGTACTAAATGTAGTTCTGTTTAAAACTGTTACGTTAGTAAATGTAGCCGCTACAGGAAAATTTAGACCAATGGATACGTTATCCATGTACCCGTAGTCCGGCCAGATTGTTAAATTACTTCCTGTTCCTACAGGAGTTAGTCGAACTTGAGAGTTAGTTGTGTTTACTACTAAGTTTTGGAATCGACCGTAGTCTGGTAATAGGCCACCGATAGGACTTGAATCAATTGCCTTGGCTGTAACAGCCTGTGCTAATGAGTCTGCTAAGAATTGATACCAATTAATTGGGTCTGTTCCTAATACATCACCCTTCTTGAAGGTAGTAAAAAAGTAACGGCCACCGTATACAACACCGCCTGATGCGTTAAGAATAGCGCCAGCAATACTTGTTGAACTACTAGCATCAGATGATCGAACCCAAATACCATTAGTACCAGTACCGACAGACTGAACAACATAGATACCGTTTTGTGTAGGATCGTCTTGTTGACGAACTAAGATACGAGCAGTATCGTAAAGGGTAACTCCGTCAACTTCAATTGGTGCGGCAAAAATATTAACACTACTTGTTGTTGCAGCCTGTACTGGAATTTTTAAGTTTGTTGTCAAACTTGGAATGTTAACAGGACCGTTAAGTGTAATAGTACCAGTTCCACTTGGATTAAGCGTAATACTACCGTCAGTTGCCTGGCTAGTAATAACACCGTTAATCATTTGTAGATTACCTAACGAACTAGTCCATGTACTAATACCGTTAAGAATCGACAATGTATAACCAGTCGATGTTGTAGGAGTATTACCTAGGAAATACTGTACCGTTGTTAAGTTTGTGTAACCAGTAGGTGACGATTTGTTCCTAACTGAACCGGATAATAGTAATGCCATCTTATGCTCCTACCACTAAAATAAATGGAGTCATCTGTGCGTACAGACTCTTCTCAAATGTTCGACCATATAAAACACCAGTGGCCTGACTAATAACCAATCCCGGACCAATACGGAAGTCACCGTTTTGGTCAGTTGACGTAAAGAACACCTTACCATTATTCAACTGTACAGTCTCATGAGACTGTTGAGGATCCTTACGTCCAATCTGCGGCAGGGCACTATAGTTTGTACCAGCACCAATGTATTCAAACAAGTAGCCAGAAGCAGACTGATATGAACGTTGGTAGAAGTTAACGGTACTACCGTCAATAAAGTCTAATGGATCTTGAGGATTTTCTTCTAAATTAATAATATGATAACGCCCTTTTCTTGAGAAATATCCGTTACCTGTGTTCACAGATCTGTAATTTCCAGGATACAATAAATCGTAAATTACCGCGTCTAATATACTATTAACATCTCGATAACATTTATTTCTATTGTAACTAAATTTTACAAAAGTTGTGTTGATGTAGGCAATCACCTCATCAATAATAAATTGTCTGTTAGCTTTTAGTAACGCATAACCTCTATTTACATTTGTAGAATTACTTGCTACTAAGCCAACAGGTACTTTAGTAGGTGCCGCAGCCGGACCTGTTGAAATAATATTTGTTATTAAATCAATATTTGCTCCAACTGTTGTTACTTCGTTAGCAGTTGCAGGCGATAAGTTGTATACTTGAGTAGTTGCTGTTTGATAAACCGATGTTATGCGATTAGAAATTAATACATTATTAACTAATGTTTTAAGATATGTGTAGGCAGCAGTAGTTTGTGGAATCTCATTAGGTATTGCTGTGCTATCGCCATTAAAAGAATAATAATAAACACCGGATTGAATTGCTTGTCTATTACCACCATGTAACAAGTCAAAGCTAACGCTATCAACCATATATCCGACATCACGGAAACATTTGGCTTTGTCGTATTGGAAGCCGCCAAACTTAGAATTAATATAAGCGATAACTTCTGCTGTAATAAAATCTTTGTTAGCCATTAGTAAAGTAGCCGCCGCTGTTACATTAGCGTCAGTGCTAGGAGTTAATCCTATTGGAGTTTTTGCCAAAGCATTTGATGGACCATTGCTTATAATGTCAGTTATTAAATCAACATTATTAGAAATTTGTAATATTTCTGCGTCTGTTCCAACTGTGTTGCTCAATACTTGATTAACAACTGACTGATATGGCTTCTCAATAAAATCTCCCTTGATAACACTTGCCGCTAGAGTCTTAATATATTCATAAGCGGCATTTGTTTGCGCGATTTCATCATTAATAGCAGAATTGTCTGAGTCAAAAGAATAATAATAAACCGCGCTCTGAATACATTGCCTGTTTCCTGTATATAATAAATCAAAGGCTACGCTATCAGTAATATATCCAACATCTCTATAACATAGATCAGTATCGTAGCTGAACCCTGACGACTTAGTAGATTCAACAAATGCAATTGCTTGACTTTGTAAGAATACTTTATTAGCTTCTAAAATATCGTAAGCACGTTGAATGTTAATGTCACTGCTTGGTGTTAACAAGTTTGGAATAATTCTATCAGTAACATTTTCTACCCCGTTAGTCATGATGTCTATAATTAGATCAAACTTTTCTGCTATTATATTTGCTTCGGCTTGTGTAGCAAAAGGCAAGTCAGTTTTTTGTAATACTCCACTTGGAAATCTCAATCCTGTAGTATCACCTAACACTATTTTTTGTGCCAAATCACTTATGTAAGAAATAGCATTTGTGGTGGTTGTAATTTCTCCGTCAATTGATCCTGTGTAGCCATTTTGTGTCCAGTATTGTAAGGCAGCAAAATTACTTTGACTTGATCCGTCAAACAATAAGTCCTGTGCTAGAGCATCAATAATTAACCCAGTGTCTCTTCGGCACTTAGTTCTATCGTATGCTGGGCCAATAAATTCTCCGTTGACATAGGTAATTGTTTCTTGTACAATAAAATCTCTATTTGCTAACAGTAAGTCAAATGCATTTTTAACGGCTGTACTTGTATTAGCAGAAAGCGCAATTGGAGTTTTTGCTCCGGCAACGTCTGGGCCTTGATTAATAATATCAGTAATAACTTTAATATTGTTAACCAAGGTTGTTGCTTCAGCTGTTGTTCCAGTGTTAGCACTAGTTACTTGTTTAACATATGGTTGATATGGTCTATCAATTACAGTACCTGTAACAATCTTCCCAACAATATCTCTAATGAAGTTATATGCCGCAGTTGTTTGTGGAATTTCGTTTACAAGTACAGTCGAGCTACTATTAAATCCATAATAGTAAACGCCGCTTGTAATAGATTGTCTGTTACCGCTGTGTAGTAAGTCAAAAGATATACTGTCTAAAATATATCCAATGTCTCTACGACACAATGTTTCATCGTAACTGAAGCCGGCATTATTTGTATTGATCCAACTAATTGTATTATCAATTACCGCGGCCTTAACTGTCTGTATTGCGTCATACGCTGAAACTACGTTTGTTGATGTTAAGGCTGCGCCATTTGGCACAATTGAATCTGTTACACCAATAGTTCCGTTATTTAAAATGTCTAACAGTCTATCAAAGTTGTTAGCAACATCTGTAGCCAATCCTGCTCCGCCTGCTGTACTTACTACAGGAACAATTTGTGACTTAACATAAGAAATTGCCGATGTAGTAGTTGATAGCTCTTGAGCAATAGCACCAGTATATGATGATTGATTCCAATATTGTAGTCCGGCAAAAGTTGATTGACTTGTTCCATTGTATAACATATCAAACGCAATACTATCAATAATTAACCCTGTGTCGCGTAGGCAGTTATCTTGATTGTACGTGAAGAAACTACTGAACTGAATACGTGTATAATCAACAGTATGCTTGGTAAGAATGTCAATATTATCATTTAAATTAGCTGCAGCCGTTTTAATTCCCGGAGTTGCCCAAGAAATATCTGGGTAAACAATTTGAGGAATTCCACCTAAACTATTATTTGTAATAGAACTAGTAATGATACTCATTAGGCTTGCTAATGTTGCGGCTTCAGTTGACGTAGCAGGACTGTTACTCTTATCTTGTGTAGCACTATTACCAACTGACTTAGTTACAGTTTGTTCTTGAATAACTTGTTGTGCTACAGCACTTAGTCTTGCCATTGCGGCGGCGCTTGGCGCACGTTGGTCACTTGGTAATACACTTACTGCTCCAACAAAATATGCTCTAGCGGCAATATTAGTTGCGCTGTTCCCACCGTATAGAATGTCGTAACATAGAGCATCGACAATATCACCAACATCGCGTTCACACTTGGCAACATCGTAACTAAACAATGCTGTAAATGGACTAATGTTGTTTGCTTTCTGAACATTAATCCAAGCAGTTAGTTCTGCTTTTAAGAATGCTTTGTTTGCCAATAGTTGATCACGAGCATATGAGTTGTTTATGTTGCCACCAGTTGGCGTTGGAAAACTAATTGTATTAGTACCACCGTTCTGAATAATATCAATTGTTTTAGCAAAAGAATTATTACTTCTTGTTAGAGCAGTTGAATCGCTTCCGACTAGTAATGCTGTTTTAGATTTAGCGTAGTTGATTGCCGCTACAGTTTGTGTTAATTCTTTATCAAGAACCGCTTGAGAACTTGCTATCCCTCGCTGATATGATTGTCCACTAGTGACTGCGTGGTAAGTTGTACCCAATGCAACATCGTAATATACGCCTTCTAAAATGTATCCTAGATCTCGAGCACATTTTTCTCTATCAAATTCAAACCCGCCAGTCTTAGTTGCTTCAACATAGGCAATGGCTTCGTGTTGTAGATAATTTTTATTTGCTTGTAAAAGCGCATAAGCACGAGTAACATTAATATCACTGCTTACATTGCCATTTGCTTCAATTAAATCTGTAACACCGTCAGTTCCATTGTTTAAAATATCAACAATTAAATCAAAATCAGCAGTAACTAAATCGGCTGCAGCAATATTACCTGCTGGAAGATTTGTTACTTGGCTAACAGTTGACTGATAACGTGTGCCAGTTGTTGATGTTAAAATAACATGTCTTGCCAAGTCTTTAACATAATTAATTGCGTTAGTAGTAGTTGTTAACTCGCCAGCAATGCTACCAGTGTAGTCTCCTTGGTTCCAATATTGTAATCCAGAGAATGCTGATTGACTTGATCCGGAGAACAACAAATCAGTTGCTAAACTATCAATAATAATTCCAGTATCTCTAGCACACTTAACTTGGTCGTAACTGAAGTTGCTAAAAGATCTATCAACATACGCAATAGTTTCGGCTTGAATAAATTCTTTATTTGCTAAAATTGCGTTGAAAGCGTTTTGTACAGTAGTACTTGAACTTGCTGTTAAGCCAATAGGAGTCTTTGCTCCGGCAACGCCTGGACCGTTTGCTATAATTCCTGTAATTACATTAACCTTTTCTTCGGCCGCAACAATCTCACTTACTGAAGCAGCCGGTAATATTACTTGTGTAATAGTAGTTTGATAAACTGTTGTTACTGCGTCACCGTTTAAAATCTTTGTTGTTAAATCAGATATGTGGTCGTAAGCATATTGAGTTTCAATTCGTTGCCCTTCCACTGCACTTGACGACGCATCAAACCCATAGTAGTACACTCCGCTGTGAACTGCTTGCCTATTTCCGCCATGTAACAAGTCAAAACTTACAGAGTCAATCATATATCCAACATCGCGGAAGCACAATACTGGGTCATAAGAGAAATTAAATGTTTCATCTAAGTAAGCAATAACTTCAGCTTGAATAAATTCTCTATTTGCGTCTAATACTTTTGCGGCTAGCAATGCATTAGTGCTTGTAGTACGTGTTAGACTAATAGGACTTGGCTCATTAGCAACACTTGTCCCAGATGTAATAATTCGAGTGATAACATCAATCTTTGTACCAAACACTGCCCCCTGAATGTCTGTACTCGGAGGTAGATTGGTTACTTGAGGAACAACTGTTTGTTTAGGTGTTACTAAATTATTTTGAACAATTTGTCTGCTAATTGATTTGATAAAATTAAATGCGGCAACAGTTTGTGTGCTTTCATTTGGAATAGCACTTGACGTATTAGAAAAGCCGTAGTAGTAAACACCGGATTGAATTGCTTGTCGATTGCCACCGTGTAACAAATCAAATGCTATACTATCAACCATATATCCAGTATCACGTCCGCACTTGGCTTTATCGTAAGTGAACCCTGCTGTCTTATTTGCTTCAACCCAAGCAACTGCTTCGGCAGAAATATAATCTTTGTTTTCTTGTAGCAATGCGTAAGCACGATTAGTATTAATATCTGTGCTAGGTTCAATATTATTAGCAACTAGTAAATCGCTAACGCCCGCAGTTCCGCCTGTTAAAATATTTGTAATAACTGAAAAGTCAGTTGCTATCTTAGTTGCTTCGTTGGCAGTAGCGACTAATCCAGTTATTTGAGTAATAGTAGACTGATAACGAGTACCGGTAGTAATATTTTGTACAATTTGTTGTGCTAATTGGCTAACATAATTAATAGCATTTGTAGTTGTTGTTAGTTCGTTAGCAATGTCGCCAACATATCCGTCTTGATTCCAATATTGTAGTCCAGCAAAAGTTGATTGACTATTTAAATCATTAGGATACAATACGTCAAGGATAATAGAGTCAACAATAATACCACTATCTCTAGCGCATTTAGTTTTATTATAAACAAATTCTGCCGGGTAAGTTTGATTGACATACGCAATAGCTTCGCTCTGAATGTATCGTTTGTTAGCTTGTAATAAATTATAAGCATAAACTACGTCTGTAGCCGTACTAGCAATACCATTAGGTATAATCAAGTCAGTAACTCCGGCGGTTCCGCTCGATAGTATGTTTAAAATTACACCAAATTCTTCATCAATGGTTACCACAGACGCAGAGTTTGAAGCAGTTAGTATTACTTGTGTAATAGTATTTTGATATCTAGTGCCAGTAGTTTCATTTAAAACAACTTTTTTGGCTAACTCTTGTACATACAAGATTGTGTTAGTTGTTGTTGTAATTTCACTTGGAATTTTTCCTGTATAACCATTTTGATTCCAGTACTGTAGTCCGGCAAAAGTTGATTGGCTTGTCCCGCCATACAAAATATCAAAAGCAATACTATCAACAATTAGTCCAGTATCGCGGAAACATTTTTCTTTGTTATATGTAAACCCTACTAACTCAGCATCTACAAACGAAGTAACTTCTTCTTGTATAAATGTTTTATTATCGTCTATTAATTTTGCCGCATTTAACAAATCTTTATTTGAAGTTCTTAATGGACTGTTCTTAACAATAGCAGGAGCCGCGTTTTGACCAAACTGTATCATGTCGGCAATGATATTAAATTTATCACTTAGTGTTCCGACAGCATTTTGTCCACCACTGTATTCTAATTCAATAGCCTGCGTTACACTTGTTTGATACGGATCTGATACTGGAATATTTGAAACTACATTATTGACAACATCTCGAGCATAACGAATTGCCGCCGATGTTTCGTTTTCTTGCTCGTTAACCCAGCTAACTGTACTCTTCTGAGTAACTGTATTATCAACTTCACTAGAAAGAATTGTATAGTAGGCATTGCCACAGAAGAACAAATTAAAATAAAAGTCGTTAGTAGTGTCTCCGGCATTTAAATTTAGAGGTTTGTCTAATGTTACACTTTGGAATCCAACATCAACTACTGTTGTTCCTTCTGACGCATACGGAACTCCGTCAATGCCCTCGTCACCAGACAAATCTCTAATAAAAAGTTTATGACCTACTGAAATGCCAGCGGTGTCGATGTGATCGATAGAATATGCGCCAGCAGTAATAGTACTAGTATTAACGGCTGCGCCTAAATATCCGGGATACCCTTGAGCATTTAGATAAGGAACACGATCACCGTTATAATCAATGTAAGTCTTTGGTGGAACAATTTCCATAATCAAAGCAATGTGGGGACGATTAACTAGATCAGGAATATATACTTCGCACTTTCCTTTTTGTGGCCAGTATCCTAATGGATAGTACTCGCCGTTAGGGATGTTAGTTGGAAATTTAGGGTTCCAAATAATTCCCGAGAACTCTAACTTACCGTATCCTTTAGATACAAGAGAGTAGTTGCCAAAGTTAGCGTTAGAGTTAGTAATAGAACAGATACCACCGTTCTCGGTTAGAACACCAACGTCGCAGAAAATTGTAAACACAGATACTAACTGGGCATAGCCGTTGTTAATAACGTGTACACCAATGCCGCCTTGATTTAACTGCGTAAACGCATCAAACACAAACGACTGAATAGGACTGTTTGCGCTCGGAGCGTTACCGTCGACAAGTGCTCCGCCGCCTGAGCCGCTCGGATTTAATGCTCTCTTAGACAACCATTCTTCTGGAATGTTTTTCTCTTCAACTGGGTAAACTGTTGTGTATCCAAAATAAATTGTAGAACTAGTTGCTGGACCAACTGTTTTCTTATCTAAGGTTACAACATACTGATCTAAACTTGGATAAACAGGCGCTGGTGCGCTTAGTTGGCCGTTGGCAATAATGTTTGTTATAATATTAATGCTGGCTGCAATTCCTTCACTTGCGTCAATTCCATCAACTAGTAACGGACGAATAACTTGTGTAGATGTTGTTAATTGCGTAACTGTTTGATTATCAATAATTTGCTGTGCTAACTCGTTGATATATTCAACTGCGGCAACAGTTTGAGGAATTTCGTTAGGAATATTACTCGTGTTACCGGTATAATATTTTAAACCTGCTATTCTACTTTGAATATTGCCACCGATGATACCGTCAATTGATACTGCGTCAACAATTAGCCCAACATCTCTAAAACACAATTCTTTATCGTAATTTAAATTTGGATATGTTTGATCTACCCAAGCAACAATTTCACTCTGAATAAATTGTTTGTTTAATTGCAATAATGTTTGAGCATTAGCAAGGCCAGTTGAAGTACTTGTAATATTGGTTACTGTACTTGCTCTTGTAATTTGATCTGGGCTTAATTGAGATGTAAAAATTAATCCGTAAGCTGGTTCAATAGGATCAGGAAGACCAGAAGGCCCTGTACTAATCATATTTGAAATAATATCAAGAGCCGTAGTTAATCGGGTAGAAACAATATTGCCGCCGGGGAGCAACGGATCAACTACTTGACTAACTAAAGTTTGAGATAACCCAGTGTTTATTGTATTTGTAATAACTTTTGATGTTAACTGTTTTAGTCGACCAATAGCTGCAATAGTTTGTGCTTGTTCATTTTGAATTAAACTATAATTGCCGTTCCAGTAAGAAAGTCCTGCCTCTCGAGCACGTAAATTTCCGCCAAATCTAGAGTCGCCCGCAACCGCATCGATTATTAATCCTACATCTCTATAACATAAATCACGGTCATATACAAATGTTGGATATGTTGCGCTTACCCAAGCAACAATTTCTGATTGTAAAAATGGTTTGTTTTTCTTTAATAATTTATATGCGTTTTCGTACCCAACGTTAGGCTCATCGTCGATGCTCATTCCTATAGCAATACTTCCAGTAGCCATTGCTACAGTAAGAGTGTTTGTATCAACAACAAAACTAGAAATACCCGACCCCAATGGAACTTGGACTGTTTGATTGGGTAAGAACATAGTACCGTCAAACAACCATGGTCCTGATTGATTAGTACAGTTCTGAATGTATGGCGAATACTGAACAAGGATAGGATCATCTAACTTAGGAGGAAACGCTGTTGCGTAAGCGCCGGTAATGTATTTGCCGCCACCGCCCGGAGCATATCTTTCTACACTACCTTTCTTTAAATTTAACATTGCCAGTTGAGCAATATACACACCTGAGTTAACGTGGAATAAATCGTCCTCTTTATTTAGAGGTTCAATAAAAGTTGTTCGTAAGTCGTTACCGATAACAGAAGTACTTGCCTTTAATGGGATTGGATTATCTTCCCAATAATGTCCGGCAGCTACTCGAATAGCAGTTCCTTCTGTATAGTAAGGACTGCGAACTGCTCCGCTAATTGTTCTTTTAGCACGACTCGGATCCATGGCGCGGCCGTCATTGGCATCATCACCGTTTTCGTTTACATATAATGTATAGTTAATTACTGGAAATGTTCCGAGAGGATTGTCGCCTTTAACAACAATCTGCCCATCAATTTCTGTATTTTGTTCAACTAATAAATCTTTCTTGATCCAAACTTTTTGGTCCGGGCTTAAAATAATATTACCGTTGTTGAGATTTTCAATTGTAATATCTGTTTGTTGAGTATTGGTAATAATACTATTATCAAACTCTAACTTTCCAAGAGTATTAGTAAAAGTTTGTTTACCAGTTTCATCAGTCTGTAATGTATAGCCGTCGTTGTTTGTAGGAGCTAGTCCTAAATTTGGTTGGGCCTGAGTTAAGGCAAGATAGTCCCACCTATCGTCTGTTAACTTCTCCGGTGGCTTAACCGGCTTACGTTGACTAATTAATCTTGGCATTGCGATCTCTTATTATGTATTTGCTGTTTCTAGAATACTCATTACTAGTTTCATCTTACCGGTAGTGTCATTTGTGTAAGCCCTAATACTATCTTGACTTTCAATAATCATTTTACCTGTAATCATTGTGCCTGCGTCAGCGGCAGGTATAACAAAGTTTCTAACTAGTTCTGTAGTAACGTTTGGTGATTGAGCATTGTTACCTTGAGCGTCTGGCAGTACCCTAAATCGTCTGTGATGACTAAAAGTTATTGCGTGATCGTTAGTATCGTCAGTGTTTGATACTTGTGCCATAAGAACAATACTAGTTACACCAATTGGGGCAACATATACAGTTGCGGTAGTTGATGTTGACAATACCGCAGTCTTTGTTTTAAATGTGTTTAATGGAATTAGTGCCATTGTTATTCTCCTTTATCCTTCGCTGCCTGTTTCAACTGCTAAGATGAACGGCGTCATTTCTGCGAACAAACTTTTCTGGAATGTTCTTCCACTCAATACACCTGTCGCTTGGCTAATAACTAACCCTGGACCAATACGATAATCGCCGTTTTGGTCTGTCGATGTAAAGAATACCTTACCATTATTTACTTGAACTACTTCCTTGGACTGCACAGGATCTACTCTTCCTACCTGTGGCAGGGCTCCGTAGTCTGTTCCTGCTCCAACATACTCAAATAGATAACCACTTGCGCTCATGTACGAGCGTTGATAGAAATTAACTTTACAACCATCTGGGAATAGTAACGGGTTAGTTACACCTTCTTCAATAGTTACAATATGATATGTTCCATCTTTACTATAATATGTATTACCGGCTTCACATACTTTAAAGTTTCCGCCAGTTAATAAATCTTCGCAAACTGCGTCTACCATCAATTGTACATCTCTGTAACACTTCAAGTTATTAAACTGGAAATTTTGATATGTACTTGTTGTAAACGCCAATACTTCTGAGGCTAAGAATTTTCTGTTCTTAGTTAATAGCGCAATAGCCGCAGTTGACCCTGCTACAAAAGTTCCGGTCGTCTTAACAATTGGTGTTGCGCTAGGGCCTTGTAATATAATTCCTGTTACTATGTCTAATTCAGAATTAATAAATGATACTGCTGCAGAGCCTCCGCTGTACGCAGGATCAATTGTTTGTCCAATAGCAGTTTGATATGTCGTTGTAACTGCAAGATTAGAAACTACTCTGCTAGCAATAGTTTTTAAATAATTAATTGCCGCAACTGTTTCTACTTCTTGACCTCTAATTTTATTTTGACCTGGAGGTATTGGACTTGGACCTAAAATACTGCTTAGAATTGTATAGTATGCGTTTCCTGAAAAATATAAATTAAAATAATTTTCATTAAATCTTTCTCCAGGGTCTCCCTTTTGAATAGGTTTATTTAGAGTAACAGTTTTATATCCAACATGCGTTACTATGGTACCACTTGAAATATATTCAATTCCTTGATAGCTAGTTTCGCCGTATTGGTTACGAATATTTAAAGTGTGACCAACAGCAATACCGGTTGTATCAATTCCTGTAAGCGTTAGACTGCCCTGAACTAGCGTACTAGTATTAGAAATTGCTGCCAAGAATCCTTCAAACCCTTGTTCGTTGCGGTAAGGAACTGTTTGATCTTCATAATCAATAATATAGTCCGGTGGAACAACTTCCATTATTAAACTAATATGTGGACGGTTCCTTGAATCAGGTATGAACACAGCTACTTCTTGATATCTTGGGAAGTAACCTAAAGGATAATTTTCATCATCTGATAGTGTATTTGAGTTAGGATCATACGCAACAAACGGTGCGTTATAAATGGTGCCGTTAAATTCTTTCTTACCAAATCCTTCAGCTACTAAACATAAGTCACCAAAATTACTGTTAGAGTTTGTAATTGAAGCAATGCCGCCGCTTTCAACATGAACTGCAATGTCGTTGAAAATTGTAAACACAGATACTAACTGAGCGTAGCCGTTGTTAATAATATGTACTCCGTGACCGCCTTGTGTTATTTGAGTAAATGCATCAAACACAAATGATTGTATTGGACTTCTGGTTGACGGAGCGTTACCATCAACAAGAGCGCCGCCACCGGAGCCATGAGGATCAATTCTTCTATCGCCTTCGGCCGCATTTCCGCCGTCCCAACGATTTGGTATATCTTTTTCTAATACAGGGTAAACATAAGTATCACCAATGTAAACAGATCCAGTTGTGGAAACATTTACAGTCACAGTACTTAAAGTTAGCAAGAATTCTGTTAGTGTAGAGTTTGTACTAACTGGCAAGTAGTTTGTACCAGATGTAACTACGGTAGCAATCATGTTATAGTTAGATTGTAACGAAGGTAGAGCTAACACCCCTCCAGACAAACTTGGAGTTATAACTTGAGTCACTGTTGACTGGTATGTTGTAGCTGTAATATTGCTTACAATATTAGATGTTAAATTTCTTGCGTACTGAATGGCTGCGGCAGTTTCGTACTGCTCGCCGGCAATAATACTTGTTACACCTTCCCAGTAACTTTCTGCGGCAATAATACTTTGTACATTTGATTTATGTAGCAAGTCGTATTGAACAGCATCAACAATCAATCCAATATCTCTATAGCAGGTACCTCTATCATAATTTAATGAAGTGTACTGATCATCCAAGAACGCAATTACTTCTGTTTGTATAAAAGATCTGTTGGCACTAATCAATGCCGCGGCATTTTCTATGCCTGCCCAATTTTGAATAATATCTACAATGTCATTGACTCGAGCAGTAACGGCCGGCCCTGCTACTTCAGCCCCATATAAATTTGTATCAATATACTGATATACATTATTTTGATATGAAGTTGTTGGCGCAGAATTTGTTAACACTTTTTGTGCCAATGTGTTTACATATTGGAAGGCTGCAATAGTAGCAGTTGTCTCAGTGCTTTTGATAACAAGACTGTTTCCGTTATAATATGATACCCCGGCAGTAACTGATTTTTTGTTGCCACCTAATATAGCATCATATGTAATAGCATCAACAACAAGGCCAACATCCCGCTTACAAGTATTGGCATCATAAACTACATTAGGAAATTGAGAACTTAGGTATCCTATAACTTCTGCTTGTATAAATGGCTTATTCTTTTCTAGTAAGGTCTGCGCCCTTAGATATAACGTATCTGGTCTAGAAATGTGTGTGACTACCGCGTTCGGAACAGCTGGGTCCATTAATATTCCAGATCCATTAATAGTATCTCCAAGCTGGATCATTTCAACACAAGCAGTATTTTTATGAAAAATTACTGTAGTGGTGTTTGCTTGGTATGTTCCGGTGCCCCAAACACGAGGCACTTGAACAGTATGATTAGGGACAAACATTGTGCCATCGTACATCCAAGGCCCGGATTGGTTGGTACAGTTCTGTATGTACGGACTGTGATATACATCTATAGGATTGTCTAGTGACGGAGGAAACGCAACACAGTACGCACCTGTTTCGTATTCACCAATTCCGCCAGGAGCATATCGTGTTACACTTCCTCTACGAAGATTTAAGAATGCCATTTGAGCAATGTACACTCCGCTATTAACCCAAAATAGATCAGTATCGTTGTTAATCGGCTCAAGGAATGTTGTGCGTAGATCATCTCCTACTACAGCAGTATATGGCAGAAGTGCTATAGGATTATCTTCATAGTAGTATCCGCTACGAACTTTAATAATTGTGCCTTCTTTATAAAAAGGACTTTTTACAGCACCACTAACTGTACGGCAAGCACGACTTGAGTCTTCTGCTCGCCCGTCGTTATCGTCATCTCCGTCCATAGTAACATATAATACATTACTTACAACAGGAGCAGTACCAATAGGGTTTCCGCCGTATACACGAATGTCGCCATTTATAGTGAATAAGTTTTTAGCAGATCCGTCTAAGTTTTGTATAGGATTAGGGAAGACAGTTATGTCTGTTCCAGTGCCTGGGGCAATTTTATTTGTGACTACAGTATCAAAATATCCGTTTAACCAAAATCCAGATGTAGAACCTATACTATACGGTGATATAACTGTACTAGTGTTTACTACTGTTCCAGTTCCTGAAGTTAGACTAGGTAACAAATCTGATTCAATTTCAGCTTCAACAATAAGTGTATCAGAACTAGTTGTATCGCCTAGAACAATATTACCGTCCGCAGTAATATTTCCAGTAGCATGTAAGTTACCGTATAATTCTACGTTAGAATATAAGTTAATTAAATCGTTTATGCCAGCTACAACATTTAGCGGGCCAAGTAGTGTTGAAATTGTACTACTTGTTTCAGAACTTGTGATCGTTGTTAACCCAATTGTTGCTGTGTTAACATTTATTCTGTGGGCAAGTATATCGCCATTGACATCTAACTCTGCTTTAGGGGCTGATTCCTTAATACCAATGCGGCCGTTTGTTACATCGAGGTATAACAGGTCTGTTTCAAAAGCAAGGTCAACGCCATTACGCAGTAAGTTCTGCGCTAATAACGGACCAGATATGCGACCAATGGCCATTCAAAGTCCCCTAAACACCGAGTTTCACGGATAACCAAATTACATTGCTGGTTTACCACAGTATGATCGACTGCCAGAAATTCTGACATCGATGTATTTATTAGGGTTTGGAAAAAGTGCTTGTTTAGGTGCCAGCGTAGTTAACGTCTGGAGGAAAATATCCATCCATTCCTAACACAGCATAGACTGGTTTGAACGGAACTGTTCCATTAAAATTAATGTAAGTTCCTGTACCAAAAGAAAACGTAATAGCAGTACCGCTAGTAATATTTCCAGTAATTGACAAAGTCAATACGACTGCACTTGAAGCGGTAACAATCGAATATACTGATGCCGCTATAGGAATTGCAGGATTACCGCCAACTTTCTGACCAATAATAACGTTTGTTAGACTACTGAGAAATAGCGTGTTTGTTCCTGCTAATGCTGTTTGCGCTGTTCTGTTTGTTGCAGTGTTTGCGCTACCCAGTGTGTAATTAACTCCGGGAATTTGATATACGTTATCAACATAGACCATTGCGTTAGCATCGCCGGCAGCATATGAAGGACTATATTCAGTGTTCAATGGTCCAAATGTATCAACTTGATTGTTGCCAACTCCTAAGTTCTGTACCGCAAGAGTTGCTGGCCTGACCGTACGAATCTTTTCCCATACATTGTTGACTCGAGCTTCAATTTCGTTTAACGTTGTGCTGTAACGAATTTGTCCGTTTACAATCTGTGGAGGTCGATCTAGTTTTGGGCCTCGCGGTAGTTCAAAACTGTTTGTACTGTCAGTTACAAGTCGGCCGTCTACCAATAAACTCAAACGATTACTAGTAGGAGCATGATTATCTAATGGTAATTTTTTATAAAATTTCATATTAATTTGTATTCACGTAACTTACAGTTGCAGATATTGTGTTTGAATCAACTGCCTGACACCAAGCTGAATCACCATCGGCAAAAATAAATCTTTCAGTATCCATACTAAATGTTTCTCCGGCAGGCATATAAACTGAGTTTAAAATCATCATATTGTTATTTAAAGACTGTCCGGCTGGGACCATCCATACGGTAATGTTAGTATCAATAACCGCAGTATTACAAAACATTATTGTAGTAATAGCATTTTCTCCATTTGCGGTGTAAATGTTAGTTGGTGTGCCTGTACCAACTGCTGTATTTTTAATCGCCATTTCTTATTCCTTAAAATATAATACTGTAGATCATCATTTTTCTACTGCTAACTAGTTCATCTCTACCTTCTGGATTAATAAACATTAATCCTGTCCCGCCAGCACCCGGAGTACTAGTGCTATATACTTTTACTTGATTGGGGCTAGCTTGTGGAACAATCTCTTGAACTTGATAGGTAACTGGACCATCTAAAATAATTTCAGAGCCAAACGTTGTTTGTAACGTCATGTTTGTTGCTGTGAAACTTGGTTGAATTGTTGTTCCACCAATCGAAATTCCTGCTAAAGAAACAGAATCTGGTCCAATTTCTGCTTGCAAGTAATCATCAATAAAGAACGCAATTAACCCTGTTCGGTTTTCACCTTCATCAGTAATAGTAATGTAACTGTTATTAACTTGAAGACGTTTTGCTTCATTAGCTTTGTCTACACCTGTAGATAAAAATTTATCGTCAACGTATTTCTTATTGGGAATATCGTTGTCATCTCCATACAAATCTAGATTGCCTGCGTAGTTGCTTGTACCTTGTACTGATACAAATGCTACAGGACTAGTTGGATCATATCCAATTAAATTTAATCTAGGAATCCCGCCGTATGTTATTTCATTGATGTTAGATCTATCTAACTTAATTGCCGCAACTGAAATTACTGAGGCCGCATTATTAACTTTAAAACGCCACGTACCTTTACGAGTTGTAGTTGCTCCGCTACCTTCTGCGTCTGTTAGTGTTCTTAAATTCCAACGTCCAGTAGCAAGGCTATCATCTAGATAAAATTGACCTGCTAAGTTTAAGCTGGCATCTGCGCCTCTATCAATAATTAGACCAGATCTATTAAGACTACCCGGAGTACTAATAACATCAACGCCAGTTTCACCTGCGTTTAAGGTAATCATATTATCGTCAATTACCGTTTGCTGTACATTTACGTTGCTAACGTTACCTAGCGTGGTGTCGCCTTCAATGACTAGATTACCACGCAAAGTGATTGTACCGGTTGTTCCACCCTCTACGTTAATCGTGTCTAAGGTGATTGAACCACCTTCTTTGGTTACAATTTTATAATCACCGGGCAATCTAACAACATCAGCAGTCATGTGAGTTTCCTTTAGTGATATTTATGCGAAATAGTAGCGTAGCGCCACTTGGCGAATCATTACTCTGCACTTGTGTGGGTAAAACGGATGACTTTGAACTCGTATGTTAATTCCAAAGTTGGAATCTTGTAACATATTTGCAGTTATATCAAATCCCCATGTATCATACTCATCACCGTATGAGTTCTTATTAAACATTAGTAAATGATTTCTATCATCTACTGAATAAGATGTTTTGTTAATGCTTAGATTTCCATCTGGATCACGCAGATTTATTTCAGAGTCTGATATACGGCCGTTACGTTCTATATCTAACTTTAACTCTACACCTGTTATAGTTAGGTTAGGATCACACGTAATTCCAAAATTTGTTAGGGTTAGTGCTGTACTTTTGTATCTAAGGTCTGCCATGTTAGGTCCTGGTCCGCCAGTTCCTGCTATATGAATAAAATCTCTAGCAGACAGTAATGGAAATGCTAAGGGCGTTTTCCATGGAATTAGATGAGAATCCTCATCTAAGTTTTGTGTTATTGTTAAGGGATTAAACCAAGTAGATACAGACATAGATATATTTACCAACAAAAAAGGGCTCCGAAGAGCCCTTGGTCATACACACTTATATTAAGCGTTTTCAACTTTAACTGAACTGTTTAGTACTGCTGTACCTAATGTCCACTTAATAATTTGCCCATTTGGGAATGTAGTTGGATCAGCAAACTCATAGTCGGCGCCACCGGACTTACGTGTAATTACACACTTGCGAGCAGTAAGTTTTGTTACAAAATAAGTGTTACCAGTAATATCAGTAGCTTGGATACAGGCTTGATTAACTAGTGGAGTTGCTGTTGTAACTAATTTACATACTGCTGTACCGTCCGCAGTTTTAACTTTATAACGATGTGAACCTTTCTGTGCTGTAATATCACCAACTAATACAGTACCGCCGGCTGTTGTTTTAGCACGGATAATGATTGCGTTTTCTTGATTACCAACAGCACCTGCTCTAATTGTTGTGTTACTAGTTGTCAATGCAACCGAAGTAAATGTTACTGATTGAGATGGAGTTGAAGTTGGAGCAGTAGAATAACCAGAACCTGCCTGAGTAATTACAACTGCTTTAGCACGGAAACGTAGAGTAACTGTTAAACCGGCACCTGCTCCGTTTGATGTTGTTGCTTGAGCACCGCTTGGTAATGTAGTAAAGTTACCACGGCTACCTCCAGTGAAGTCGAAAGTTAATGCGTCATCACCGCCTGTGCCGCCAATTGTAGCAACACGTAATACTGCGTCAGTACCGTTAACTGTTACTAGTTGACCAACTGTGTAACCAGTTTGTGTTCCGCCAACTGCTGTTACGCTTTCAACTTCAGAAGTGATAGTACCAGTTGCTGTTACACCGCCTGGAATTTGTGGTGCGCTAAATGTGAATGTTGGACGAGTTGTATAGGCGCCCACTGCGTTTAATACAACACTTGCTACACCTTCACCGCCAATACCATCATCGCCACCTTGGTTAATAATGTTACCGTCAGCATCTCTTACTGAATTTGTTTCGCCGTTGGCACCGATATTACGGTTACCAAAAAATCTTTTTGCTAAAGGACGTCCCATTTTATTTCTCCTTAAAGAATGTTTATAGCGTTTTAGGCCATACGCGGTTGGATTTCCGCATAAAATTCACCCTATGTGAATCATACGTTATATTTAGTATAGCCAACAAAAAGCCCACCGAGGTGGGCTCTTGTTTGATCCGTAAAATGGATTACTGGAAACTTACGTTAGCAGTAGTGATCTTGACCTTACCTAGGTAGTCAGCGGCATTACCTAGAGAAGAAGCAGTATTGTTCAACTCTAAATAACCGTAACGTGTTAGGAAGCCAACTACTGGCTCGAATGTATTAGGATCTAATACAACACCAGAACTCATTAGAGGAATGTATGGGCAATAGAATGCTGGAGCATCAGCTTCAGAAGCACCCTTATAACCGATCAACACTTGGTTGTCATCATCGCTATCACTCTTGTATGCGTCAACATAAACACGCATAGCGTTGTTCAATGTACCAACGAACTTAGTGTTTGTTGGAGCTTCGAATGTACCTTCTGTAGTACGAGCAAAAGCACTAGTTGTAGCAGACTGTAGCAATGTTAGTGCTAAGTTAGAAACAACAGCCCAATTTGCAGCACCACGACGTGTACGCTGAGCAATCAAGTTAGCAACACGGTTGATTTGGATTGCCAATGCGGCATGCTCGTCACCAACGAATGTAGCTGTTCCAGAAACTAATGACTGGTCATATGTTTGTTCAACACTTGCCAAGCCACGTAAAGAAGCTAGGATCTCTTGGTCGATTTCAGCAGTAATTTCTTGTGCTAGAGCGGCCATGATTTCTGCTTCGATGTCAATACCTTGTTGAGCTTGAGCATCTTGTGCAGCTTCGAATGTCCAACGAGCTGATAACTTACGGCTCTTGGCTTCAACGCTTGCTTTCAAGATTTGAATGCTCATTCTGTTACCTGGACGACCTTCTAGTGCGCTTGTTGCGGCAGCACGAGGAGTTGTGTTGTTGTCGTTACCAGAATACGCTTGAGCGATCTTGAATGGACTTAGTGCTTCTTCACCAGCTGTAACTTCAGTAGAAGTGTCAGCATAACGAACACGCAATGTGTGAATCTGTCCAACAGGGCCTGTCATTGGCTGAACACCGATGATTTCGTTGGCAATAACTGTTGGCATAACACGACGGATAACTGGAAGAATTACACGGTTTAGTGTAGCAATGTTTCCAGAACTAGTAGCACCACTTGTTGCGGCTTCTGCTAGGTACTTACGTGTGTTCTCTAAGCAAACGCTCATAGAAGCTTTACGGTTACCCTGTAGGCCTTCAAGCAGAGCGTCTTTGGTCTCTGACCATCTTTCATTTAATAATTGTGACATTTTAATATTGTCTCCTTGAATATATTATTTCGATAAGCCCGCAAGTTTGCGGATATCTAAAATGTTGTCTACGCCTACCTGAGGCTGTTTAACTTCGCGATCACCTGTAACAGAGGCGCTTTCAGTTAGTTGTGCTTTTGCCGGAGCCTTTGCACGCTTAACGTCACCTTCCATAACTGCTGGTAGATACTTATCAAACGCAATGTTTAACTTTTGTGTTTGAACAGACTCTAACAACTCTGTCATAATCGCTTTCTTTTCAGCACTCAGAGGTGCCAATAACTCACCCATTACTGCTTTGCGCTCCATCAAATCTTTTGTAACACGAATTTCGCGCTCTTTAGATTCAATTAGTTTTGCTTTGTCTGTAACGGATTGTCTTGCTTCTACTAGCTCTAATTCTTTCTTATCGATAACTTTTAACAATTTACTTGTTTCAGATTTCTCGTTTAGATAGCTTGAACTATACTCCTGAGCAAACGCTTCGAACAAACGGCGTCCAAAACTGTTTTGACGGGCATCTTCAATATCTTCCTTGAGTTGTTTCATCTCGGTTTTCAATTGCTTTGTTATGCTTTCTTCAACAATCTTAGCACTACGTTTGATAAACTGTGCTCTTACTTCGTCGAATTTTGCTTTTGCTTCACGAACTAACTTAACTTTAGTTTCAGCTAGGTCCTTCTTATCAACAGCAAACTCTCTGATTTCTTTTGCTAGGGCTGTTACAATGAACTGCTCTAACTTAGAAAAATTCTCAGCAACTTTTTGACGGTCACCTTGGAATTCTCCTAACTCTTTACCAAGTTGTTTAATAACAAATGATTCTAATACTTGTGCATCAGAAGTCATTTTGCTCTTATAAGCTAGTTTAGTTTCAGCTAAACTTTTCTTATCAGTAACCAACTCGGCCATCTCTGCGGCCAATCGCTCGCTAACCATTTTGTCAAGTGCTTCAACCATAACGCCCTTATCATGGGCATATTTTTGAGCAAACTCTTCACGTAGGTTCGCGGTGACCTGGTCGCGATTTTCTTGAATTTTTTGATTGAATGCGTTTTCAATTTCAGACTTTACTTGTTCTGACATGACACCGCTCTCTACCAATTGTTTGAATGCGTCCAACATCACTGTTTCTCCTTATTTTAAGCCTTTGATTACATTAAGGAGTGATTCCTTAAGGTACTTCTGGGCTTTCGGATCTTCTTTTACCTCTTGTGCGACCATCCACGCTCCATAGCCTCCACGTGCATTCATGAGATGTTCATAAATTGGTGTAGGATATGCGCCTGGCGCACTTGGTTGGGCTACTATGTCGACTGTAATGATCTCAAACTCAGATACTTCTCCGCTGCCATCGTTAACGTTGCCGCTACCGCGTGAACTAACGCCAAGTTTTACTCCGCTTTCAAGCATAGTACGAATTAGATTACCCATCGGTGTAGGAAGGATTTTCATCTTTCCATAGCCATTAGGACCGTCCATCCACATATCTGTGATCATGTGAGACACTCGGTCTAAATTCACTTTTAAGTCATCTGGATGATCTACTTCGCCTAATACTGAATACCCGTTTTGTATTTGGTCGTTAAGAGTCTTAACAGCGTTTGTAATTTCCCCTACTGGGTACACACGCTGATTAGCATTCCTAACGCCACCTTGGATGCAAATGCCTTTTAGATAAAGGTTCTTTCCATCCTTGTCGTCAGACTCAAGTACAACTCGAGCCTGATCAAAACTTAGGTGTTCTCTTAGGTAAGATAAAGGTTTCATCCAGGTTTCCTAATTATTGTCTACGATCAGCTGGAGAACGTGTGTTACCGCTACCTGTCTGTCCTGCTGGACCTCCAGTGTTTGCGCCAACGCCTTGGAATTCAGCAGTTTGACCTTTCTTCTCGGCGCCATGGCCTTGAGTTACTTTTGATAATTTCTTAACGCCAGTTGTAGAACCGTTCTTGTTTGTTGTTACACCGTTAGTGAATTCACCTTTTGTGTTGCCAACTAAACCACGAGAACCTCTATCTGCGTTTGGACTTGTACCACTCATCTCACCAACGCCTGTACCACCGTTTACTAGGTTGTGTGCGCTAGCGGTTGTTGTAGGACGTCCTTTTGGATTTTGTAAGCCTACGCTTTTTGTACTTGTTTCTGTTGCTTGACCAGCCTTATCGCCTGTACCAGAACCTACTGGACGTGGAGATTTCATGCTGTTCTTTTCCCAGTCGTTACCAACTTTCTCAACATACTCACGAACTTGAGTACTTTCCATACCCATCATTTCGTCTTCTTCATCTTCGTCGTCGGCTTCTTCACCGTCATCTTCGCCACCGAAGTCTGGGTCTTCTTCACCGTCGTTGTGTGCTGGCTCGTCTTTTTCGTCGGCCATTAGTGCTTCAAATTCTGCTTTTAGTTCTGCTAGAGCATCTTCTAAGTCTTCGATACGCTCTTCGTCAGTACCACCAGAACCTAGTTCATCTCCACCAAACTCGTCGTCACCGCCCATATCGTCGGCACCGCCAAGTCCACCCATTTCGTCGTCAGCACCAACGTCACCCATCATGTCATCTGCAGCATCGCCGCCAATTTCAAATGTAGTTTCTTCGTCGATTGATTCATCTTGGTCTTCGTCCTTTTCGTCAGCGGACTCTTCCATTTCTTCTTCGTCTTCTTCTGCTTCTTCAGCAATTAAATTTTCGTATATATCACGTGACTTCTCAACAACGATATCATGAAATAGCTCGTGAGCTTTTTCCATTTCTTCGTTTACGAGTAAGTCTAAAAGTTGTTCCATCTTTGTAGACATTGCGGTATTCTCCTTAATTTAGATTAGATGCGGCAAGGCTGTCTTATGGTGTATTTACAGCCGTTCGAGTATACTTATGTGAAATAGGCCAAAAACGAAGCATTTTTGGTTAAACCAGATTTGGGCGCGGTGTCCCTTGTGATATTTTGTTAAAAATATTTAGTTCTGTAATTTAAGAGTTATCAGAACAGTTTATTATTGACCAGCGGCTGCTTGCTCTTCAGGTGTTGGATTTCTGTACATTGCTTGTATAAGTTGTACATCTTCCATGCGTTCTTTCTCTTTTGTTTCGCTAGCTTTGCGTAGATCATGAATCATACGTAGTGTTAAACGAGTTTTACGCATATCCTTAGACGTAATAATACTTCGATCGTGGAAAGGATCGTAGCTAGGATCTTCTTCTTGATCCTTGTTATTTTCGTTAAAATATATAAACTCGTTTAATAGCATAGGAGTATTTACCAAATTATGCCGGAGGAGCAGGTGCGTTATCAGGCGCGGCTTCAGCACCAGCTGCCATTCCGTCTAGTTCTGGAGCTTCTCCGCCAGCACCTAATGTATCCATTTCGGCGCCCGCTCCGGACCCTGTAATACCCGCAGAACGCAATTCAGCGGCTGCAGTTTGACTTTCTTTGCTCAGTCCGTTTTCTTCTTGCCATAGTGTTTCGTTCTCTGCAATCTCTTCTTTGCTTAGTCCTAAGAAACGTTTTAGCGCAAATCTCTTGCTGATGTGTGGTATAGCTACCATAGTACCAAATGTGGTTACACGGGCTGTATCCATCTCTGCTTGACGATAAGCGGCAAAGTTTTGTGGTGGATTAAACTTTAAATCAAACAAATTAGGATCAAAGTTAATACCTTTTTCCATCATGTATGCTTTAAATTCTATATCAAATTTTTCATTTAATAAAGACTGCAACCGTTCGCAGTACTTGTTGAATCGCAATTCTTGAATATACGCTGTTCCAACTCGGCCATCATTGAAATTGCTTCCGCCATCATCGCTACCGGTAGGTAGATAAGAGCTTGGAATACGCAAAGCACGAAAAAGTTTATTAGTAAAATATCTAAGGTCATCAATTTCTCCTAAGTTTTGTCCGCCCTGTAGGATTTCAACTTTAGAACCGCGACCTTCTGAAGTTTGTGGGAAAAAGTAATCTTCGTTAATACTTAACGGGTTGTAGGAACTGTCAATAACACTTGATCCACCCCCAGTAACACTAGGAATGCGGCGTTGGTTGACTTCGTTTTTAACACGCTCAACAAAAGACATAGCAAGGTGACTTGGCATATTACCAACGTCAATGTAAAATACTCTGCGTTCTGGAGCTCGCTGTACACGATAGATAATAATGCTGTCTTCTAGCAATTCTTTTTGTTTATAAACTTTAAAGATACTTTCCATTAGGCTGTTACCAAATGGGAAGTTATTGTCTAAGCCTTCACTTAGACTTAGATGGACAACATGCTCTGCGTCAATTGCCCATTCGTTTTGTTGTTTGTTAAATCTGCTTCCCGAGTTAGGAGTAACAGCACCAGTCATACCGCGGTTCATTCCACTACTCGATTGTCCGTAGGTTGTGCCACCGCCCATACTGTTTCCAGGTACGCCGGGATTAATTGTAGTTACAGTTAAGTTTTGAAAGTTAACATTTAAGTCACGGATAATGTATTGCTCGGGCTTCTTGCCTTCGCTTTCGTTAACAATAATACGATCTACTTTCTGTGGATCAACATACATCCATGCTTTTGTTTCTGGATCACGGATGAAGAAACAATCACCGTACTTGAATGTGTTGCGAACAACTTTAAAGATACGATTAGTAAATTTGTTCAAGCGAGCCCACTGTTGTAGGTACTTGCTAATGATCTTAATTTCAGTTTGTGTAGCTTGATCTTTGAAGAATATTTCAAACGGTGTTCCGTTTTCGTCATTTGATTGTGTACAGAACTCAGCTAAGATATCTAGAGCGGCATTAACTTCACTGTCGCTGTCCATTGTATCATACTGCTGATATCGTTCTAAACGGTTTGGGTGTCCAGAATAAACATCGGGCAAATAACTTGAATAGTTAGATCGTGCGGCTCCCGGGCCGGTTCCCATACTCATTGCTCCGCTAACTGGTCCGCGCTGTCCAGTTGTGTTAACCGGAGTAAAGTATTTTTTCCAACTCATATATTATTAAGCCCTTTTCAATATATTGCCATTTAAGTTATTAACAGCATCAATTGTTCTACGTTGATAGTCTGCTAGTGTCTTGAGAACTACTAAAGCATCTTTGTTATTTAAGTCTACAGCAGGGGTTGCGGCAACTTTTTCTTCCTTCTTCTCAGCAGTCTTGGCAGTATTTTGGGCAGTCTGTGTTTCTGTTTTTGGAGCAGTTGCGTTCTGTTGCTGTGTTTTATTAACGTCCGATTTCCAACTACTTGGAGGATTTTGAAGAATGTCTTGAACTTTTGCCAACGCATCTTTTGGAACTTGTGCCAATGTAGCTTTATTGGTGTAAACACTATATGCCCAATCGTTAGCAAGTTTATCAATTGCTGCACTACTTGACGCCGCGGCCGCGTTAACAGCCGGTGCTTGTTGACCACTTGTTGGTTTTGCTTCAGCTTTAGTATCTCCGCTAAACCAACTAGTTGGATTTACTATCTTCTTGGCCGCTTCCCAAACACCTTTTAAGAATGCTTGTACACCTTCTACCAAGTTATTAAAAGCACTACCAATTAGATCAGGAAGAGATTTAAAATCACCTGCTAATATTGCTTTAATAATTTTGATAATATCTTTAACATAATTCCAGAACGGAATCATAGCATTCATCAAGCCATCAACAATAGGCTTAACAATTGGCCAGACGTACTTCATTAAAATATCAATTACATCTCCTATTCTTTGAAATACAAGTTTAACGATGTCACTTAAATCGCTCATCACCGGCCCGATATCGTTTCCTATTTGAGAAAAAATTTCACTTGCTCTAATCATAATAGGTTGGAATATTTCTTTAACGGCTTTAAACAATTTACCTAATACAGCGCCAAGACTTTCACCGATACCTTTCCAATCAATTGCGCTTATTGCTTTCCATATTAGTCCTACAAATTGCGTTATATAGCTAACATATTCTTTGAATAGATCTTTAGCATTGTCAAGGCCGCCACCGGAACTTAATGAGTTCCAAATTCCAGATATAAAATCTTTTATAGTTGTAAAGGCTGTTCTAACAGTTTTCCCAACTTCCTCAAAGTTAATGGAGCTCATTAATTCTCCAAAGGTTACTACTATTGGTCTAAAGAACCCAACTATAGTATCTTTAATTGCTTTGAAGTCTATTTCTCCGCTAGTAAATCCGCCAGTAAGCCCTTTCCAGAAGTCTTTAAAAGGTTTAATAATACTGTCCATGCTAACGCCGGCAAATATTTCTTTAAAGCCAGGAATTAATATCTGATCTAAAATTTTACTTCCCATGTTTACTGCCCATAAAAACATATCTGTAAACACTTCAACTACTTTAACCACAATAGGAAATAGTTTGGCCAAGGCGGCATTAAGTTTGTCCATTAGTCCGCCTTGGTACTTAGCTCGCATAGCGGCTTGTTCTGTGGCGCCTGCTTGGCCTTTCTTCTCTGCTTCTTGTATTTGTTCTCTAGTTTTCTTAATATTATTAGCGTAATCTTCTTCTGTCTTAAGACCTTTATTATTAGCTTCTGCCGCGGCCTTAGCACTTGCGCTCATACTACCTGCTAATGGACCACCTGCCAGAATGATAGCGTTCATTGACTTGCCGTATTTTTCTGCGCTTTCTGCCATGGCCTTTTGGCCGCGACCAGTTGTTTGGTCCATACGCTTCTGACGCTCTGCTTCGCTTATGCTTCCGTCTTTGGCAATCTCGCCAAGATTTAAAACTTCTTTGTTAGCTTTACTTTGTGTAGCGGCAAACACTTGTGCTTCTTTTGTCATTGGCGGTAAGCCAAGTGTAGCAGATAGCAACGCATCTTTGGCAGCTTTTCCGCCAATTAGGCCAGCACGATTTTCCGCTTCAACGTATCGTTGCTTTTCTTCTGCTGTCATTTTAGACAGCAATAGTTCACGAGCGGCATTAGCGGCCTGCTCTTTCATTTGTTTTGCTTTTTCTTCTCTGCTAATACCTTCTAATGCTGCACTTAACGCAAGTTCGTTAGCAAAAGATTTTACAGATTGCTCCATACCCTTTTGATCATCTAACTGAGCTTGGCTGATGCCGCCCATTGTTTCAGCATAGTTACCTAAGAGTCCATTAGCTTCTTTAGCACTGAATCCTAAATTCATTACCTGTCGACCAACTTCTCCGTTGACAAACCCTTTATTAAATTTAATCAAACGGTCGGCGCCGTCTTGTGCTGTGCCTCCTAACTTATGAAAAGTACCCACGTTCTCTTTCATTAACTGAGCAAACTCGTTGAAGTTTAATCCTACTGATTGTGCAGATTTTTTAACTTCAACGAGACTTCCGCCAAACAATGCTCCGCTTTGAGATACCTGTTGAAAAAGATTTAAGTTTGCTTCTAATTGTTTTGCTTGAAATGATGCGGCTCTAGCAACTAGACCTAAGATACCAGGCAAGTTACTCATCGCATCAGCAAATGACGATAACTTTCCGCTACCATCAATAGCAGTCTGAGCTAATTGTTGTTGACCTTGCCATACTGCTTTACCAGTACTTGCTATCTGTGTAAAGGCTGTACTGGCAATTCCTGCGGCAGCACTAAATGTTCCGGTTAACAAACTTCCAGCACCGCTTAGAGCTTTACTGAATATTCCTGGGCCTTTTGGATCTGGCGCGGAACTGCCTCCTCCGCCTCCTGAAGGTGCTCCACCACTAGCGCCGCCTTTTGTTGCAAGTTGTTGAATTGCCGCCGCCGTGGCTTTATTAACAGCTAAGAGTTCTTGTAAGGTTGCTTCGGATGCGCCGGTCATAAAATTCCTGGGGTTAAGTGCTAATATAAATAAAGAGTACTATACACATTGTTTATTTATTGGAGATCAAAAATGGCAACTTTCAAGCAACCACCAAAACAAAATCCGTTGATGCAATATATGCGTCAACCAAAAATTTATATTAGACTCCCAAGCCAGGGAGCATTTTGGGAGAATGGTTCTATTGATTACTCAGAAAACAAAGAAATTCCTGTTTACTCAATGACCGCAAAAGACGAGCTAACATTTAAAACTCCCGATGCCTTAATGAACGGGCAAGGTATTGTTGACGTTATACAAAGTTGTATTCCTAATATTAAAGATGCATGGAAAACTCCAAACGTTGACTTAGATGCTATTTTAATTGCTATACGTCTGGCAACCTACGGTGAAATGATGGAAATTACTCATGTGGTGCCAAACACAACTGAAACAGTTGATCATAGCGTCGACCTTCGAATGCTGTTAGATAGCATTTATCAACGAACAATATGGAACGACGAGGTTGTTATTAATGAAAATATTACTTGCTTTATTCGTCCTCTAACTTATAAACACTTGACCGACACAGGACTTAAATCGTTCGAAGCACAAAAAGTAATGCAAATTGTTAACGATGATAAGATAAGTGACGAAGACAAACTAACAGCATTTAACCGTAGCTTTAGCGTTATGACAGATGTTACCGTTAAGTTAATTGCCGACAGCATATATGCTATTAAAACACCAGATACTGTTGTAGAAGATCCAAATTTTATTTTAGAATTTGTCCAAAATGCAGACAAAGATGTGTTTACTAAGATACAGACCCAAATTGATAAACTAAAAACAGATAACGGTCTGCAACCGTTAACAGTACAGTCAACACCTGAACAAATTGATTTAGGTGCCCCCGAAACTTATCTAGTTCCTATAGGATTTGACAACGCAAGTTTTTTCGGCAACGGCTCTTAACATTTACTGACGAAGAGATTATAGAGTACGTTAAGAGCCTCGAAAACGAATCAAACGCACTTCGTAAAGAATTATTTAAACTTTGTTGGTATATGCGAGGCGGATTAACTATAGAAGAAGCATGGCAACTGGACTGGGACAGTCGAATTGCCATTTCTGACTTAATAAAAAGTAATTTAGAAACTACTAAAGATACAGGCTTGCCGTTCTTTTAAAGCATACGCCCTAAGAAGTTGCTGTAGAATTCGACATCTTCATTAGTTGCTGTCTTCTTAATATTTTGCATAGCACCAGTTACGCCTTTACCTGCGGCTGTATCTGCTTTACTCTTTTCTAATGCGGCCCTACGAGCATCAAGTGCCGGATTCTTTCCGCCTTGTTGTACTTGTAAATTTGGTTGTCCTGCTGGAGCAACTGGTTTTCCGGTCTCGCCGTCATAGCCTTGCGGAGCGGCATCAATTCTTGCTTGTGTTGCTGCATCTGGCGCTACTTTGTCAGCACCCGGAACAGCATTTCCAACTGGATCAGTAGGTGCTAGAGAATTTACAGCTGGCTCTTTAACTGGAGATGGTGCTGTGTTTGTACTTGCGGCATTGTTTGAGTTAACTGCTTGACCAATACCTGGCTCAGTCTTTGGAGGAGGAGCAAGAGGAGTTGGTTCTTGTGCGGCCGGAGCTTGTTGAGCACCTGCGGCTTTTTGTTGTGCTTTTAGATCTGCTAACTCTGCTTCTTTAGCTTTGATTTGAGCTGCAAGATCTTGTCCACCACCTGCTGGAGCGCCTCCGGCTGCGGCACCGCCTTTACCTGTTAGACGAGCAAACTCCTGATCGCGAACAGAAGTATCTTTAGGTGTTGGCTGTTTCCATCCACCTACGTGAGCTCGACCTGCTGCCTGACCCTTTTGATATTGATCCTTAGCACCTTTCCAAGCACCTGATATAGCACCTAGGCCTTTGCCTACAGCACCTACGACACTACCTGCGCCACTTGCGATAGAGCCTAATACCCCTTCGTCAGTTGTTTGTGATTCTGTTATTAATTCTGCGATTTTCATTTAGTTAACTCCTAACCTATATGTGGAAAATGTATTCTTTTATTTATATACGAACTGCGTTCGTATGCTCTTTCGCTAACGCTCAGAGCATTTATTTCTTTTAGTTAAGTGTGAAACTATTATTTTACTACGAAGTAGTTTAAGTATTATCTAGATCGTTCAGTCACACTTTGCCCAGACAGGGCAAAAAATGAAAACATTATCTGAGTCGAACATGTATCACCTAGCGTTAGAGCAGTTACAGTGGCGGTTGACCGGTACCACGAGCTCCGTCTTTATACAACGGCATTTACTATACATACGCTAACATACATAGTAAACCAGGGTTTCTCTCCCTTCCTTTTGCCTTTTTTCATCTTTCAAACAGCAAAACCGCGGCGAATTTGCGATCTACGTCCTGTAAAGGATAGTTGCTGAGTACTCTTGCGGCAAGAGATTTCCATCCCTGTGATCCAAAATCCAGGTTTAGGACGCCCGATGTTTGCTGGCGCTGGCTTATTACCGCGTGTGAGCCTAAATTTTATTTTTTATATGGGAGCCATGGACACGGACAGAGATTTGTCCGTTGTAGTATTCGTTTGATTCTAATACTTTGCGGTCGAATTGTTCGCGGGCCTCAATGTAACTTGTTTCTGCTTTGCTTTTACAGTAGTGCAATATTTCTCTTGTGAAATTGTCTTTGCCATGAAGCTCAACATCTTTGTTGAGTTCTATATTTGAGCCATAATAATCTTGCCAGTCCGAATCAATTTTGCTTCGGATCTTCTTTTTCTTCTTTGTGCCGTTCTTCAACGTTACCGTCTTGTAGGTCGTTTTACTAAACTTTGCTAATTTTTTGCCAATATAGAGCCTGCCAGAAGTATTACAAGAGATAAGATAAACAAATCCCACGCAATCTTCAGGCAGTTCCGTAACTATGGAACCTTTGTGGTACCAAGTCATTGATTACTTTGTAACCTTGGCTTCCTTGCGAGCGTTTTTCTCGGCAGTGATTTCATTACGACGAGCTTTAACTAGCTTGCCAACTTCGCCTAATGCTTTACGAGCACGAGTACCTGCGGCGCTATTGCCCGATGTAAATTTTGCATCTTCTGCTAAGAATTCTGCGACTTGTTGTTGTAGTTGTTCAACTGTATTACTCATTTGGTTTTCCTTTTTGTTTATTTTTCTCAGCCCAACGAGCCTGTTGTTCAGCTTTCATCTCGCGATGTAAAAGAATAATTTCATCTCTAAGCGGAACAGTTACTCTACGCATATCACTTAGTACTCTTCTTAATTCCCTAGTTGCTCGTTGAGTTTGTTTTCTCTCAAAGTCAATATTGGCATTATGAAGATCAACTAATAGATCTAAATACGCTTTGTATAGCTCTCTGTACTTGTTTATTCTCATTCTTCTATGTAGTCGGCTGAATTTGAATAATTGGTAAATCCGTTTTCCTTAATTACTTTAAGGACGTTGTTTACCCGTCCAATTAATTCATCTTTGTGACTGATTAGGTAAATGTTCTTGTTACGTTCACGAGCCATCTTCTTAAGAACTGCCAATCCCGCTTCAACGCCAGCGGCGTCCATACCGGAATCAATTAGTTCATCAATGAATAGCAGGTTAACGTGCTTGTATAAGTTTTCCCACACATCTCTAAACGCAAAACTTAGCGACAAAATCAAACGATTCCGCTCGCCTCGACTTAGGTTATCAAAATCTAAGTCCTGTCCTAGTTGAGTAATCTCAACATTTAGATCGTTTTGAAATATCACTCTATGCGGTAGACCTAACTTGTCGATATAATATCCTAGACGTTTGTTTAGATATGTCAAGTTTTGATCAATAATCTTTTTACGAATAAAGCTGTCCTTGTTTGTTAACAACTTTAATAAAAATTCTTGATGATCTCTTAGTTTGACTAGATCATTAACAGGAGTCCAGTCAATTTCGACCAATGCTGTGTGTGTTAATTCTTGAATTTGTTCCGCGTAAGGGTTTCCCTCCAACGCTTTTTCGTGAAGGCTTCTTTCGAGGCTGGCAAGATTATTCTTATGACCCAGCGCATCTACTTCGGCGTCATAGAATGTAATTGGTTTCCTTCCAGGTTCTCCAATGTCTTCAATTTGTTTGTTTACATTTGTTAAATCTTTATTAACTTTTTTACTGTAAATTAAACTGTCGTCGTAATCTTTTTGGGCTGTGGCCAACATTTCTTCATGCTTGTGATCATGTAATTCCTGTTCACACGAAGGGCAGGTCTTATTCGCAAGCGTTTTAATTTCAGTTTCATATTTCTTTAATGCTTTGTCCGCTTGAATCTTAGATGACTCAAGACTAGACTTTAGTTTTGTTAGATCTTTTAGTTTGGTATTGTTTTCAGTCCACACTTTTGTAGACTCGTGTAGTCGAAGTTCTTCATCAATGTCAACGCTCTCTAAGTTTACAATCGCTTTGCCTAAGTTTTCAAGTTCAGATTGTTGCCTACTGTCCCAAGCATTGCTCTTAATTTGTAAACTGTTGATACTTTTCTGTACATTTTCGTTGGCAGTTTTGACGCCTTCTATCTTAAATGTTTCTTGCTGAATGTTATCTTTAGTAGTCTTGACTAATAGTTTAAGACCCTCAGCTTTTTCGCTTAGAAGTGTAATACCCAGAAGTTGTTCAATAACTTCGCGCTGTTCTGCTGCCTTCATAGACAAGAACGGCTCTGTATATGTGTTTAACGCAACTAAATGCTTGAACATTGTAGGAGCCATACCAAGCATCTGTTCAATAAATTTCTGCGTTTCGCGGCTATCGCCTTGACTTTCGTCTTCGTCGTTGGCTTTCTTTTGCTCGTTATTAACAAATAACTTGAGTACGTTGGGCTTACGACCGCGTTCAATACGATAACTTGCGCCGTCGTTGTCAAATTCAACAGTGACCAACATGCCTTTGCCGTTAGTTTTGTTGATTAAGTTTTCTTTTTTAATGTTTGTAAGCGCATTGCCGTACAGAGCATAGCATAGCGCATTGACAATAGTAGTTTTGCCCGTGCCGTTTCGACTTCCGCTGTCGTCGCCGCCTAGGTCCATATTCTCACCTAGTACTAGCGTCAATGCTTCTTTGTCAAAGTCGACTGCTTGAGTCTGGTTGCCCACACTCATAAAGTTTTTTACAGTTATATTTTTTATTTTAAACATTAGAGATTATTATAAATGTCCAGTAAAATTGCTTTATCAAAGTCCTTAGACTCGATATTAACCAGTTGTTCTGTTACAATCTGATCAACACTTTCAAACTTACTATCAGGTAAGTCATCAGATGTGCCATCTACATTGCTTTTTTCTTGTATTAGACTAATTTCTCTAATATCATGTTCGACCATATAGGTTTCTTTGATGAAGTTTGCTTCCTCAAATGTAATATCGATATCAAGATTAACTTTTAGATACATCTTACTTTTCATAATAGTATCTTTTTCGTCAATTAGCCTGCTTAGTTTGACGGTTCTATACTTAGGACAGTCTGGCCAGTCAATAAACTGCGGCTCACTGTCCCACTCTAAGGTCATCATACCTCGAGCATCGTCCCATGTATCGGCAAAATTGTGCGGAAACGCATTGCCCATGTAGATAATTTTGTCACGTTGTTGACGTTTGTGGAAGTGTCCACTAAACACATAGTCCTGATGTTTGAAGTGACTTGCTTGTAATTCACCATGATCGGGCATTTGTACCATTGCGTTCATGTAGAACAAGGGCAATTCAAAGTGCCCAAACATGTATTTGCTCTTAACTTGACTAATAGTTTTCCACTCGTCGCCAATTAGCCAAGGAACCAAGGTAACATTGTCAATTGTTGTAACACGATCAACAACAGTTACACCTGGAATGTGACGCCCAAACGCAGAACTATGAATATCACGCTTGTCTTTATAGAACAGATCGTGGTTACCTGGAAACCAATAGAACTGCTCGAAGGCCGCTCCTAATTTTTCCAGGCAGCGGATCGATGTGTCTAACGTAATTAAGTTAATTGAGTTACGGTTATGATGCCAATCACCTAGGAAGATTGCAGTTTCACAACCTTCCTTTTTTGATGTTTCGATAAACCAATCAACGAAGTCTTCGCAATCTTGATTATGTAATTGACTATTTGATTTTAGTCCAAAGTGTATGTCGGTAAAACATGCTACTTTCTTAAAAAGTGCCATTAATAGAATCTCCTAGAATTAGTATAACAGATTTATTCTGTAAAGGTCAAGCCTCTTCACTAGGTTCTTCGTCCGGGACATCCTCTGATTTTGGCATACGAAAGTTCTTATATAATTCCGCTTGTCGAGCATTTTCTTCTGCGTATTCAGCCGCTGTTTGTCTTGTTAAACTTGGCATAAATCCGTTATCCTGTAACAAGTCGTCACGGATATTTTGGTTCTTTTTTTCAATGTTCAATACACGAGTAAAGCTGTTAGTAACCGCCGCTGTGTAATAAGCAAACGGATTTTCTGACTTGGATTCGTCAAACTGTAGACCAATTTGACTTAATTGTAAAATTGCCTGCCCGCGCATTTCTTCGTTATATGTATATCCACGCCAGTTGCTTCTTTGGGCATATCTTTCGGATAACTTAATAAACATTTTACCTAAATTTTCAGTAATACGTCCGTGTTCTTTGCTAAAGTGTCCAGTGTCTAACGGACCTTTCCAATGACTCTTTCCGACACAACTTAATTGATCAGCATCGTCATATTTCCAATGTTGGAATGGAGGAAAATTAACTTTGTCGTGGGCATCGGCAGTGCTTTTTACTGTCTTTTTACGTCCTGGCGCAGACGGAATATGATCAAATGTCATGATGCGTATTACAACATCTGTCTTTGCAATTGTTTTGTAGTCAGGAGTACATTCTGCTAACTTGATTTTTTTATCGCCGGCTAATCTTGCTTTGGTAAAAATTTCTATTCCAATACGTTTAGCCCTATTTCTTTTGGCCTCTGCTACAGTACGGACGTTAACTTTATCTAAATTTGTTAAAATTATGTCGTGTTGTGTATAATCCGGGCTAGTAAAGCTCGAAAATGTAATCTTGCTTTTGTGTATCTCTGCTAGTAAGTCCTTATTGTTTAAGTATCTTACCTTTCTACCTGTTACGGGTGAGGATGTTAGGGTCATAGTTTTTATAATAGCCATCTTGTTGCGGCCTCCTTAATTACTAAGTGTAACACTTTGTCAAGTACTAAGTCAACCATTATATTGGCACATTATTTACCTGGTTAAATAAGGTATAGAGGATCAAACGATTATGGCAGAATACAGACAAAAGGGCGATGTAGAATCATATCAGGCGAGTGTTGACTCAGCTAAAGAATGGCTTGCGGACAAGCAAACATCTTTACGAATATACCAAAGTGAGTTGCGTGAAGCCAATGTTGATCTTAACTCAGCTGAAGCGGCATTTAACGCTGCCTTAAACGACCCCACAAAAACACCTGACCAACTTCAAGCACTGAGTACTGAAATGGCTTCTCTCCGAAGAGAAATCCAACAATTAGAAGAAGTACAAATTCCTGGCGCTCAAGAGAAAGTAGCCAATGCTGAGTTTTCTGTTGAAAAGAGTCAAGAAGCCTTACAAGAGTCTATCCAATATAGAGCCGCCAATCCAGACCAAAGCACTGCTGATGGTGAATCGAAGTCAAACGTAGAAAACGCCGCCTCTACAACACCGGACACTAGTCAAGCTGATACCACACGGCGTGTTACTAGTGTAGAAATTACCAACGGACAAACAACAAGATATTACAGTGACGGATCTAGTGAAACAGACAACGCCGACGGTACTACTACGCTTGATGATGGATCAGGCATTCCGGCAATCAAAGCAGAGGAAGCACCTACTAATGAAAATGCCGGCCAAAAAGACTATAGTGGCAATGCCGGAGATATTCCTGTTGATACTGAGTTTGGAGACTTAGAAGGCGCTCAACGTGCTGCCGCAGAAAGAGCCGCGGCTGACGAATCTGCTAACGGAACTCCTACAGGCAAAGTTGATTCTTCTTTGGTCAGTAAAGGCGGTGGCGGAGGCGCAAAAGCTGAATGGAAAGATGCCAAAGATTTAAGAGCAATTTTACGTGTTCCTAAAGCCTACTTAACAAGTAACACTGACCCTTCAAGTGTATTAAGACAATTTGGCGGAATAATATTTCCATACACTCCAACTATTTCTTTTGATCACTCTGCTTCATATAGTCCCCTAAATACTTTACATAGTAACTATACTCAGTTCTTTTATAAAAATAGTGCCATCGGCGCAATTAATTTAACTGCTAAATTTACTGTACAAAAAGAAGAAGACGGAGTAGTGTTACTGGGAATTATTCACTTATTGAGATCGTTAACTAAAATGAGATTTGGTCCTGATAAAGACTCGGGAGCACCACCGCCTGTGTGTCGACTTGAGGCATATGGAGACTACATGTTAAGAAACGTTCCTGTAGCAGTTGCTAGTTTTAGACACGATCTACCAGACAGTGTTGATTACATTGCTGTAGGAAAAAAGAGTACTATGTTTGGCAATAACATTGTTCCTGTTCTTAGTACAATTACTTTAACTCTTAATCCGATGTACAGCAGAGCAGAAATGCAAGAAGCCGGAGTTAATGATTGGCTCAATGGAAAACAACGAGGCAAAGGATATCTATAAATGACAATATACTCATCAAACAGCCCTTACGCAAAAACTCCAGACAATGGATTGTATCTTGACGTAATGACTTTTAGAAACATTGCTCAAAAAGCAGACGATGTTTCTTGGACTATAACAAGCGCCTACATGCACAGGCCTGATTTATTATCTTTTGATTTATATGGAGATGTTAGTTATTGGTGGGTGTTTGCTGTTCGAAACAAAGATCTTATCAAAGACCCAGTATATGATCTTGTACCCGGTCGAACAATTTATCTCCCCACACTAGAAACTATTAGAGACTCGATAGGTTAATATGTTAGAATTAGACAAGAAGAAGTCAATCCCCGGCGCAAAATATAATGTGCTAAACGACTATAGGTCTTATACTCCTATGTTCACTCTTGCCTGTTTAGATAGGGATGCTCTTAAAAATCCAGAAAGCTATAGAAAGAGTAGTTTAGATTATGTAATTTTAAAATCTGGGGGAAAAGATAAAGGCTTTAATGTCAATGCCGCTAAGGGAGTTGTAGCAGGGCCAGATTCTGGATCTTCAAAACTTGATGCTAAAACACTAGTAGAAGGATTTAATAAAGAAAGTCCCGGTCGATTTGACATGTTCCTTGATAATCTTGAGTTTGAGTGTGTTATTGCTCCTGGAGAAAAACAAGGAACATCAGTTGCTACTAATATTAGATTTGAAGTATTTGAACCACTAAGTCTTAACGGATTTCTAGAAGCACTTCACGTGGCAGCTGTCGCCGCCGGGTTTGAAAGCTATGCCCAGGCATCGTTTTTATTAAAGATCGAATTCTATGGCTACCCAGATGACGACGATTTGCCTACTCCTAAAGTAATTGAGAATAGTAGTCGCTATTTTGTTTTTAATTTTACTGGTGTAGAAATTACAGTAACTGAGCAAGGCACAAAGTATGTTTGTCAGGGTGTTCCTAACGGAGATATGGCATTTGCTGAGCCTGATAAGATTTTAACTGATATTAAAATGACAGGTAGTACTGTTGGAGAAGTTTTAAGATCTTTCTTTTTAAGCGTTAACAAAACAGTTGTTGATCGAGCAGTTAATGAAAAGAAGGAAGGTAAATCAGGCAATCACGATAGCTATGAAATTGTTTTTCCTGACTCGGCGGCTAACGGAGAAAAATTAGAACTATCAAAGACAGCAGATAATGTTTTATCAAAAGCCAAGATGGCTCCTTATCTAACAAATAATTCTGTTTTAAAAATGGTGCCAATTGAAAAGAAAGGCAAACCTGGCGAATCTAAAGCGGCAGATGCTCAAGCTAATGCTACAGATTCTACGTCTGAAAAAACATCTCCAACGCCGCAAAGCCAAGGAATGAAATATGAACCGCAAGGTGGTGTTATACAGTTTAGTCAAGGTTCTAAAATTAGTGAAATTGTTACAGCGGTAATTCGAGATAGTTTATATCTTGAAAATATCATGAAAGATATTGGCGCTGCAAAAGATGAACACGGAATGATTGATTACTTCTTGATACAGATTAATGTTATTCCTAAATCTGAACTTGATGATATTACTGGCCTTCCGTTAAACACATATCAATACGTTATAATTCCACACAAAGTACATTTTACAAAACTGCCGTTACAAAAAGGTGTTGCTCATGATCCGGAAGATCTTATGCCAATTGTTAAGCGTGTATACAACTATATCTATACAGGAAAAAACTTAGATATTTTAAGTTTTAGGTTACAGTTTAATAGTTTATATTTTCAAGCTATGCCTCCTAAAGCAGGTAACGAGTCTAGTCTTGAACAGGCAAATGCTATGGGGCCAAACGGAACTACAAAAGTTACTGTCACGGCTAGCGATACAAAAGACAATAGTAAAAGTACACTTCCGTCAGTATATTCAAGACCGTCTGACCAAGATCAAACTAAAGGTGGTCGTGCTGGCGCACCTAGGACAGATCCTTATTATAAGTTTGCTGAATTTGCCCATAACGCAATTCTTGAAAGTGTTGACCAAGCAACAGCTGAAATGGAAATAGTTGGAGATCCTTTTTATCTTGTGATGGGCGGAATTGGAAATCAATTACCGACAAAAGCTGAAGAAGGATTAACAACAGATGGTACGGCTGATCATCAAGCTGGTCAAGTATTAATTAGAGTTAACTTTAGAAATCCAAACGACATTGATCCAGAAACCGGGCTAGTCTCGTTTAGTAAAAACTTTGTATCGTATGGCGGCATTTATCAAGTAACAACTGTAAAATCTAATTTTAAAGAAGGCCAGTTTAAACAAAATTTAAGTTTGATTCGAGTTCCTGGACAAATTACCGACGACGGAGTTAAACCAGAAGACCCAGTTGAATTAATTACCAAGCCAAAATCTGGAGCACAAGTTGTTGCCGATTCTGCTCCAGCTACAGTCGATAAAGCAGGAGTTCGTCCTAGTACGTTTGATGTGACTAAATTATTATCAAGAGGTTTGCCGAGTATTGGTCTTCCAGGAAACTTGAGCGATTTTGCGGGAGCTCTTAAAACAGGTGGTAGTACTTTATTAGGAGCTGTTGCTGGCGCAAGTAATATTGCTGGAGATTTATCGGGCATTGCTAAACAAGTAGGATTGCCCGGAGGTAATATTAATTTTTATGGAATATCTAACGCTGTTAGAGCTAGCGCAGGCACACTAAATGGTGTTGCTAATATTGGACTTGGTACTGCCGCCTTACTAGGATCAGCAGGAAAAATAGCAGGTAGCGCATTAAATTCTAAATCTGCCGCAACTGACCTAACAGCCAATGTTGCTGATCAAGCGTCTGCTAGCGCATCACAATTAACCAACGCAACATTAAGTTCAGATGTTGCGGGGGCTGCAACTGGAAATATTTCTAATCTAACATCATTAGCTTCTAATGCCGGCTCGTCTGCGTTGTCTGCTGTAAAATCAATAGGTGGGTCAGCAGCCGGTCTTGTAAGTGGTATAGGTGATAAAGTAAAAGGATTAGCCGGCGGCTTGCCAACTGATCCTACGGCGTTGGCACAGAATTTAGGAGTAAATCCTTCTCAACTTGCCGGCCTGGGCGGAAAATTACAAAGCAAGGCCACTAGTCAATTGGGCGATTTGGCAAAAGATGTTCCGTCTGATGTAGACATGGATGCTGTGACAAAGTCGGGAGTATCTCTTGCTAACTTGTCATCTGATAGTTTAAAAAATATTCCAGCTACTGCAAAAGAATTAATTGCTTCTGCTCCGGAGTTACCTGATATTAAAAAGATATCTCCGGACGCATTGAGTAAGATTAATTCTGCTCGAATTGCCGGCGGCCTTCCTAGTCTATCGGCGGCCGATATTAACTTATCAACTGACGGTCTACCGTCGTTAAATTCATTAAATGCTACAGCATTAGCAGGCAAATTAGGCTCTGCTAAATCAATGATGGCAAGTGCTACCGGGTTATCTGCCGGGTCAGTTGAGTCGGGATTAAGTAACTTAACAAGTTTAACAGGCGGAAATGCTATAGCAGGATTTGGAGTTGACTCGGTTACTGACTTAGGTAAATCGGTTACTTCTAAATTTGGAAGTGTAGCGTCAAAAGTTCAAAGCCCACTAGATAAATTAGTGGCATCAAATCGGAGTGAAGCTTAAAAATGGCAGAGTTAACAAGAGGTCCGTCAAGTTCGGAATTACCGTCTCCGGGGCCGTTCTTAGGAATTATTACTAACCACTTAGACCCTAGTTATATGGGTGCGTTAGAAGTTGCCTTGCTTAAAAAGACAGGAGCCACTTTTAATCAAACAGAGCAAACCCATGTTGTAAACTACCTAAGTCCGTTCGCTGGAAACACTTCGGTTCGCTACGAAGGTACAAATTCCGCGAGCTTTAATGATGTACAAAAAAGTTACGGATTCTGGATGGTACCGCCCGACATTGGAAGTACTGTTATGGTTATTTTTCTTGACGGCGACCCTAATCAAGGTTATTGGTTTGGGTGTGTTCAAGATCGTTATCAAAATTTTATGACACCGGGTCTTGCGTCCACACAGAACGTTGAAATAACTCCCGAACAAGAAAAGAAATATGGTACAAAGAATTTGCCCACTGGTGAATTTCATAAAAAATCTAGAACACCTGATAATCCTAACGTAAACACTTACAATAAACCAATACATCCTTTTGCCGACCGATTGTTAGCGCAGGGATTATTGTTAGATACTGTTCGTGGAGTTACTTCTAGTAGCGCACGTAGAGAAATCCCAAGTGGAGTCTTTGGTATTAGTACGCCCGGTCCCTTAGATCCAAAAGGTAAAAAAGTTACTTTACCTAATACAGAAGGTATACAGACTCCTGTAAGTCGACTAGGCGGCACAACATTTGTAATGGATGACGGCGATGAAAAAGGAGAAAATGAATTAGTACGTATTAGAACACGGACTGGACATCAGATACTTTTACATAACAGCCAGGATTTAGTTTATATTGCTAACAGTAGAGGAACTGCTTGGATTGAATTATCGAGCGATGGAAAAATTGATATGTATGCTAATGACAGCGTTAGTATACACACAGAAGCAGATTTTAATTTTAGAGCAGAGCGTGATGTAAACATTGAAGCTCAGAGAAATATTAACTTTTTTGCCGGCGGCGACTTCCATCAAGATGTTAAAGGCGGATACTATCTAAATGTCAATGACAAGGGCGCTATTACAATTGGCAGTACACTTGACATAAATGTAACAGATAATATAACAATGAGTACTGCCGGCGAGTTACATGTTACTTCTAGCGATAGTAGTTACTTTAGATCTAACAGTAATTTTAACATCAAATCAGATTCTAGTATGTTTATACAATCTGACGCAGACTTGAATATTAAATCTGCTACTAGCATGTTTATACAAACAGATACTGACATGAATCTGATAAGTGCTACTGATTGGAAAGTTACAGCAACCGAAGGGTCATCAAATATTACATCGAGTCATCATATTGAAACTGCTGGTACTATTGATATGAATGGTCCAGCCGCAACTGCGGCAACCGCTTCAACTGAAGCAGAACTTCCGGATTTAGCAAGTGTAGTAAATCCGTTACAACAATTTACACTTCCTAATAGAGATAAAGAAAACGGCTGGAGCGATGGTAAGTTTTACAAAGCAGAAGATTTAATTAGTATACTAAAACGTGTTCCTACATTTGAACCATGGGACCAACACGAAAATCTAAACAAAGAAAAATTTAGCAAATCTGCTACCGACTTAGGTACAATTAATTCTCTATCAGAAGTAAAACGAAATGAAGAAACTAAAGAAGTTAAGTACTCATCTGCGCCAGCATTTACTCCGGCACCGTCATCTAAGACAAGTCCAGTTATTAGTCAAGAAGCTAAAACAACAACACAATATAAAGTACCGCCTGCTACAAGTGGCACACCGCCTGCTAAGACAGGAGATGTTGCCCAAGATAATATTTCGGCGTTTTTATGGATGATTCGTAATTGCGAAGGCACCGCTGGGCCCGACGGATACAAAACAATGTTTACTGGTAAAAAGTTTGATAGTTTTGCCGATCATCCTAGAAAAGCTATTACTGCTGGAGTTAACGGAAAGGGGCTAACTTCAACAGCGGCAGGCGCATATCAGTTCTTAACTACTACCTGGGACGAGTGTAAACGTCAATTGGGCCTAGCAGATTTTAGTCCCGAGAATCAAGATAAAGCATGTCTTTTATTGTTAAAACGCCGCAAGGCATTGGACGACATTAAAGCAGGTCGATTTGAAGTTGCCATTAAGAAATGTAATTTAGAGTGGGCTAGCTTACCAGGATCACCGTACAATCAACATCCAAAAGACATGGGCACTGCCCTTGCCCTAATTAAAAAGGGCGGCGGAACCATGACTGCGTAACGGTTAAATAATGTCATGGCCTATAAAAAAACACAAATAACATCAGCAGACGGTAAAGAACAACGTACCGTAAAACAAAGCCACTTTTATAAGGGGTTTAGTACTGTTGACGACAAGACAGCCAGTGTAAAGTTATTTGACTATGAATTAATTAAACAAGATTTGCTGAATCATTTTAATACACGGAAAGGTGAAAGATTGATGAATCCCACGTATGGTACAACTATATGGGATACATTATTTGAACCGTTAACTCCGGCTATTAAACAGCAAATAGCAGAAGATATAAATCGTATTTTAGCCTCAGATCCCCGTGTAATACCTGTACAAGTAGACATCACACAAGCCGACTATGGCTTTAGAATTGAACTAACTCTCAAGTACAAAGGTACTGACATCAGCGAAAATATGCAGATAACGTTTGACAAAAATGTTGGCATGTCTGTATAATATACCTGGTTTATCTGCGCCATAAATACGCTATCAAAGGGTTAGATAGCAAATGATACCATCAACAAATACAAAACTTTTAGTCGCCGAAGACTGGAAGAAACTGTACCAAAGCTTCCGTAACGCGGATTTCAAGTCGTATGACTTTGAAACACTACGCCGTACGATGATCAATTATCTACGTGCAAATTATCCAGAAGACTTTAACGATTACATTGATTCTAGTGAGTATATTGCTCTTATTGACCTTATTGCGTACCTAGGTCAAAACTTATCTTTCCGTGTTGATCTTAACGCTAGAGAAAACTTTTTAGAAACAGCAGAGCGTCGTGAAAGCATACTACGTCTTGCTAAACTAATCAATTATAATCCAAAAAGAAACGTTGCCGCCAAGGGATTTTTAAAGATTTCCGCGGTTAATACAACAGATAATGTGTTAGATACCAACGGTACTAACCTATCAGAAACTACAATTACATGGAATGACAGCACAAACAGTGAATGGTATCAGCAGTTTGTTTCTATTCTTAATTCTGCTATGCCCGGCAATTTTACATTTGGCCGCCCAAACGACCGTGCTGTAATTGACGGTATTAATACAGAACAATACACTATTAATTCCAACAATCCCGATGTTCCAGTCTTTTCATACAACAAAGCAATCGACGGAACAAACATGCCTTTTGAAATTGTTAGTAGCACATTCTCGGGTAAGAGTTATGTATATGAAGATACACCTCGCCCAGCAAGTCAATTTAACATGTTATTTAAAAATGACAGCAGAGGAAGCGGAAGTCAAAATACTGGCTTCTTTGTTAGCTTCCGTCAGGGTACATTAAAGGCCAGTTCTTTTGATATCTCAACACCAACTGAAAATGAAATTGTTGCTGTTAACGTTAATGATATTAACGATGATGATGTTTGGTTATGGCAGTTAGATGCTAACGGAACTCATTCAACTAAATGGGAAAAAGTTCCTAGCTTAACTGGCAACAACGTAATTTACAATAGTTTAGATTCTTCAAGTAGAAACATATATGCGGTTATTTCTAGAGAAAGTGATCAAATTGATTTGAACTTTGCTGATGGCAACTTTGGAAATCTTCCAAAAGGAGCGTTCCGTTTGTTCTATCGTCAGAGCAACGGGTTGAACTACGTTATTAAACCTGACCAAATGCGCGGCATACAAATTAGTGTTCCTTATCAAAATAAAATTGGTCAGACTCATATATTAACGTTAACGCTAAGTTTACAATATACTGTAAGCAATAGTAGCGGAGCAGAGTCAAGTGCTGACATTAAACTAAAAGCACCACAAACATACTATACGCAGAATCGCATGATTACTGCTGAAGATTACAATATTAGTCCGTTAAGTGCTGGTACAGATATTCTTAAGGTTAAAAGTATCAACAGAACCTCAAGTGGTATTAGTAAGTATTACGAGTTAAGTGATGTTAGCGGCAAGTATTCTAGTACAAATATTTTTGGTACTGATGGAATCTTGTACAAAACTAATACACAAGAAAATATTGAATTTACTTTTACTAGTCGCAATGAAATTTATGGCGTATTAAAGGGTGACCTCGCTACAGTAGTCGCATCAAGCGGACTGAGAAATTTCTATTATCAAGAATGGCCACGCCCCGATGCTACAGTATTGGGAACAGAATGGAATCTAGTAACAAAGAGTACAAATCAAACTACTGGATATTTTCAAGATTCTATTAGTAAAAAAGCTCAGCAAACAGGATATTTCAGTGGAAATAGTTTACAGTATGTAACGGCTGGATCGTTAGTTAAATTTGTTGCTTCCGACAAGAAAGACTTAGCTGATCCCACAAAAACTTATCCACGTAGTTTTTACAACGGAAAGATTGTATTAGATTCTGCTAATATCCCAGGTGCTACAAAATATATTTGGGCCAAAGTAGTTAATGTAATCGGTGATGGCGCAAACGGCGGCAACGGAAAATTAATTGACGGAACTGGACCAGTTATTTTAAGTAACGCAATTCCTACTGGCGCAGTCCCTACTAAAATTATTCCAAAACTTGTTAACGTTTGGTCATACAGTTTAGAAACTGCAATTGTTAACCTATGTGTATCTTATAGAAACTTTGGATTAAGTTTTGATAGAGAAACAAGGCAGTGGTTTATTATTTCTGAAACAGACGTAGATTTGTACAGCCCTTTCTCATTGTTATATCAGGCAGATACATCATCGCAGAATCTAGACTCTAGTTGGTTAATTGCGTTTGAATGGACAGGAAAGAGCTACAAAGTGTATTATAGAAAAACAGAATATCTGTTTGAAAGTGAACAAGAAACTTCGTTCTTTTTTGACAAGAGTCAAAAAAATTACGACTTTGTAAATTCACAAGTTATTAAAGATCAAATTAACGTGTTGGGAATTAACAGTAGTAATACTTCTAACTCTGCGTTAGGAGTTGATTTGGCTTGGGAAATTGACGATTTAGTAGTTGAGCCAGATGGCTATCAAGATCCTAGAAAAGTTAAAGTTAGTTTTTATGATGCTCAAAATGATGGCCAATTAGACGACCCCGATAGCTTTACTGCTATTGTTGCGCCTGATGCTATTTCGGCAGATACTGGATATAAAGATCACTTTGTTTATTTTAAATTGTCAGATGACGGTTTGAAATACATGCCAGTTGACCCTGCTGAAGACACAGTGGTAGCTTATCCCAATGAAGATGTTGTGACAGAATTTGACTCTAGCCTTGTATATTATTTTTATAATTCAGACGTTAATGTTATTAAGAAATGGTCTGCTGTTACAAATACATTTGAACTAGCAACAAACTATCTAGCATTTGTAGGCCGCAATAGATTAAAATTCCATTATCAGCATAATAGCGGCGACGATCGTAGATTAGATCCTAGCAAGACAAACTTAATTGACATTTTTATGTTGACTAAGACATATGACACCTCCTACAGAAATTGGTTAGTATCGGGTGCTGGAACAGAACCAACACCTCCAACTAGCAGTAGTTTAGAAGAAAACTATTCTCCTGCTCTTGAACAGATTAAGGCTATTAGCGACACAATTATTTTCCAACCTATTAAGTACAAACCTTTATTTGGTTCAAACGCACCGTTATCATTACAGGCAACTTTTAAAGCAGTTAGAAATAGCTCTTATAATGTTAGTGATAACGATCTTAAGTCTAGAATTTTTACAGCAATACAAAATTTCTTTGCTATTGAAAATTGGGACTTTGGCCAGCCTTTCTATTTTAGCGAACTTTCAACTTACGTAATGAACTCATTAACACCAGACATCACAAACTTTGTAATTGTACCAAAATCTAATTCTTCTTTTGGAAGTTTGTTAGAAGTGTCATGCCAATCAAACGAACTATTTGTTAATGCCGCAACGGTTGACAACATTGAAATTATTGATGCTATAACATCAAGCGCACTTGGACTTTCAACTCCAATCGTAACAACTGCTTCAGGGGTATAATAAATGGGTAACAGTATTATTAATGTTGTTGACGTTAACAATCCAGGTGGCAATCGTCGTAGTGTAGATTTACTTCCTGGTGTTTTTAGAACAGATAAAAATACAAAATTTTTAGCAGGTACATTAGACCAACTTATTCAACCGGCTAAGATTGAAAAGATCAGCGGCTGGGTTGGTAGCAAAATTACTCCAACATACAATCCTTCAAAAGATTTTTATATTCCTGAGGCTCTTCCTTTTAGAAAAAAATATCAACTTGAGCCGGGATTAATTGTTAAAGATAAAAATCAAAAAATTGCTAAAGCATTTAGCTATGACGATTTAATTAATCAGTTAGCATTTGACGGATCGCCTGTTAATAATTTAGACAGACTATTTCGCCCAAAATTTTACAGCTATGACCCACACATTGATTGGGATAAGTTTATAAACTTTGATCAGTATTATTGGGTACCGCAAGGCCCGGATACTATTCCTGTTGTTGGTGTTGCTAAAAATACAGCAAGTACATACAGCGTATCTGATGATCCGTTGACAAAAACTTACTTTGTATTAACTCCAGACGGCCTTACACCAAATCCATTGTTGACATTGTATAGGGGCGTAAAGTACATTTTCAATGTTAATAGCACACATAATTTCTGGATTAAAACAAAACGTAGTGAAGGCACAGATGATGCTTATAACGATACTGTATCTAACAACGGTGTTTCTGTTGGACAAGTTATACTTGATATCACCGACGATACTCCTAAAAAATTGTATTATGTAGGCGAAGACAATATTCTAACAGGCGGAGAAATTGTTGTCAAGACCTTAACAGAAGATACTGTTATTAACGTTGAAAAAGAAGTTTTAGGAAAACAAAATTACACTACTAATGCTGGTGTGGTATTGACTAACGGAATGAAAGTTCATTTTGTTGGTGACGTTATTCCGGAAAAATATAGCGGCAAAGATTTTATTGTTGATGGAGTAGGAGCCGCTATTCGATTAATTGATATTGCTGAACTTCAAACACCGGAAGCATATACAGATTATCTTGATGACGACTTCGATGCTAGTCCGTTTGATCAGTATCCGTTTGATAACTTTTTAACTATTCCTATTGTTCCTGAATACATTACTATTTCAAGAATAAGCAAGGATAAAAATCCGTGGTCACGATATAATCGTTGGTTCCATCAAGATGTATTAATTGCAACAGCAACAGCAAATAAGTCTGATGTTAACTTGCCACAACAATACAGAGCAAAGCGACCTATTATTGAATTTAAACCAAACATTCAATTGTCCAATTTTGGAAGCCAATCGCAATTAAACGTTGATCACATTGATACAATTACTACAGATGCGTTTAGTGAAGCCGAAGGACAAATAGGATATTATGTTGATCAACATTTAGTTGAACAAGGTCAGCGTGTTATATTTGCCGCTGACACAGATCCGTTGGTTAGAGATAAGGTATACAAGGCAGAGTTTATTGATAACGATGGCACTTTTAGACTTCATTTTGCTGAAGTTGAAGACAGTCAAGTATATGAAAAAGATAGTGTTGTTGTTACTAATGGCGCAACTAATGCTGGCACAAGTTGGTATTATACAATTACTAACGGTGTTGGAGCATGGGTAAAAGCACAACAAAAAACGAAACTAAACCAAGCGCCCCTGTTTGACGTATTTGATAGTGAAGGCAGAAGTTTTTCTGATTCTACATATTATAACAGTGACTTTGTTGGAACAAAGATGTTTGGTTATAGTGTAGGTTCTGGGGCTAGTGATCCTGTTCTAGGATTTCCTTTAGAATATAGAAACGTTGCTGATCAAGGATATTACTTGTTTAACAACTATTATATGACTGACTCATTTACAAATTTAGTAAACGAGGTTAATTCTACAGTTTATACTAACTCTGGATTTTTAAAAGTTAACGATACAGAACAAAAATATCTTACAGTTTGGACCGAAGCAAAAGAGTATGTTATTCCAATTATCCAATACCAGGTAATTGAAGAAGCAACTAAAAATGTTGAAATTACCGCTATTAGAAATCCGGGATTTATTTCTCCTAATATTGAAGTATTTGTTAATAATAAAAAAGCCTTTAATGTAACTGACTATAGAGTATTGCCGTCTCGTGATAGATTATTTGTAACATTTAATAATTCTTTATCAGTTAACGACAATGTAACTTTTAAGATTTATTCTGGAGCAACTCCTACTGACACAGGATATTATGAAACATCTATTGGCTATACTAATAACCCATTAAACGGTCCTAACGGTCAATTTACTCTAAGTGAGTTAAGCGACCACGCAAAGTCTGCGGCTGATCGTCATCCCAATTTTGTTGGAGATTTCTTTGGCCATAATAATATCCGAGACATTCCAGATTTTAATCAATATGGCACACGTTTAATCACAAATAAAAACCCTTTAAGTTTTGCCAGTTATTTTGTTTGTGATCCTGAGCACGATGTTGTTAGATCTATAAGAAAAGTTAGTGGGCAATATAATCAATTTAAATTAACATTATTAAAAAATGCTTCTAGCCTTACACAAACATATACTCCTGCTGATGCGCTGGATGTTGTTTTACACAATGTAAATTTAACTCGCGATGGAAATTATCCCTATAGTGATAGTGATATGCTTCCGTATGGTGCTAATGTTATTACTAGAAATTATACTGTTTCTAATATTAGAAATAACGAATACTCGTTGCCCAACGGTGAATTTTCTTTAGACAAGTTAAATTCTAGAGGAGTGATAGTTTATCATACAAGCGTAAGCACCGGAGAAATAACACAACTTTTATATAAAAAGGATTATACATTTGATCCTTATCTTCCTATTGTAATTTTAAACATTGTCTTAACAAAAGGTGATACAATTACTGTTAAAGATTATGCCAGTACTGTAGGATGTTTTGTTCCGTTCACTCCGACTAAGTTAGGATTGTATCCAAAATTTGAACCACGTATGTATCTCGATGACACGTATGCCAATGGCCCTCAAATGGTTATTGAAGGACATGACGGAAGTATAACTCTAGCGTATGGAGACTTCCGAGACGATATTCTTTTAGAGTTTGAAAAACGTGTTTACAACAACATCAAAGTAGATTACAATCCAGATCTAATTGATATTAACTCGGTACTACCTGGTGTGTTCAGGAAGAGTAATTACGGTTATGCGGATGTAATGGGAATTTTAGAAAAAGAATTTCTAAAGTGGGCTGGCTTTTATGGTTTTGATTATGAGACAAACGAAACTATAGATGTTGATAATTCAAAAACATATAATTATTCTACAGCTAAGAATTTTACAATTAATCGCCGCATTCCAGGAAACTGGAGAGGTATTTACAGATATTTCTTTGACACTGATCGACCACATACTCATCCGTGGGAAATGTTGGGGTTCCCTGTTCAGCCAATGTGGTGGCAAGAAGTATATGGTCCTGCTCCGTACACATCTGATAACTTATTGTTGTGGCAAGATTTATCTGAAGGTAAGATTGCTGATCCGGCAGGAGAAACATATAACTCTATGTACTCTCGTCCTGGATTGTTAGAAATGATTCCAGTTGATAGTGCTGGAAATCTTTTAACTCCTGATAACGCAAATGTTGCAATAGGTGTTAACCCAATTCGTACAACTGATAGTTGGGTGTTTGGTGACGGCGGCCCAGTTGAGTCTGCGTGGAGAAGAAATAGTCTATGGCCGTTTGCCGTACAGATCTTATTGGCAACAACATTACCGGCAGATTATTTTAGTTTAATGTTTGACGTAAGTCGAATGAAAAAATCTGTTGCTGGACAATACGTTTATACAGATACTGGAACATTTTTAAATCCAACGCATTTATCAATTTACGGCGATGTGGTTAACGACGAAAAAGTCACTGCCGCGGGCTATAGTCCAATTCTTGTAGAAGTAGGAAAACAAGAACGTAAAAGTTTTATTAGTCAACTTAAAGAAGAACTTTCGTCTTTAAATTTACAACTATTACATAAAGCAGGCGGATTTTTATCTAAAGATAAACTAGAAATTATTATTGACTCTGTTAATCCTAGTACATCAAATCCTGGTGTTAGTTTAAATTCAGAAGACTATCAGATATTTTTAAATCAAGGAAATCCTGTACAAGTTGCCAGTATCTCGGGATTAATTGTTCAACGTACTACCGATGGATTTATTCTTAAGGGATATGATAAGACTTATCCGTATTTTACAATTTTTAATCCAGTATATACAACAACTGACTCTGCGCTTACAGTTGGTGGTAAGAGCGAGCCGTATGTAGAATGGCAATCCGGCGGCCAAGAGATTGATCGTCCTATTCAGGTTGGAGCAATTAACCCAACTGGCGCAAGATTTTATCAAACCGGACAAGTTGTGTATTATAATAATGGATGGTATAGAGTAAAGACCAGTCACACATCTGGATCTACATTTAATTCTAATTATTTTGTTCAGTTATCTAAGCTACCAGTTGACGGCGGAGTAAGTGTTATTAAGCCAAGAAGTTTTGAAACCGCTACATCGTTAGTTCCTTATGGTACAGTCTTTAAAACAGTACAAGAAGTGTATGATGTAATTGTTGGCTACGCTGAATGGTTATCTGTTCAAGGATTTGTATTTGACGAATATCAAGAAGATTTGTCACAGATTCTTGATTGGAATTATGCTTCAAAAGAATTCTTATATTGGTCTAGTCAAGGATGGGATACTGACAGTGTTATTACAATCAGTCCATTTGCTAATGCTCTTAAATTTAAGAGTGACAACGGAGTTGTTGACAATATATTAAATCGTTTTTATGAATATAGTATATTAAAAGCTGACGGCACAATTATGCCAAGCAATCAAATTAGTATGCAACGTCTTGACAATGTGTTTACTATTAAAACAGTTAACACACGTGATGGCATTTATTTTGCCCAATTGAATATTGTACAAAAAGAGCACAACATTATTCTTAATAATGCTAGTTACTTTAATGACATTATCTATGACATTGAGTCGGGCTATCGTCAACGTAGAATTAAATTAAAAGGTTTCCGTACTGCCGAGTGGACTGGAAGTTTAAACAGTCCCGGATTTATCTATGATGAAGCAAAAATAACTGACTGGTCTGCGTACACAGATTATGACGCAGGAGATGTTGTAAGATACAACGGAACATATTATAGCGCAATTAATTCAGAAGCAGGTAAATCTACATTTAATTTTACACAATGGCAAGTGTTAGGTAATAAACCAGTTGCTGATCTATTACCAAACTTTGATTTAAAAATTAATCAGTTTGAAGATTTTTACAGCACAGATATTGATAACTTTGATATTGCTCAACAAAAACTAAGTCAGCATTTAATTGGGTATAGTCCACGAACTTACCTTGACAATATTTTTACTGATCAAACTACTCAGTATAAATTTTATCAAGGATTTATAAAAGAAAAAGGAACACGTAATACAATTAATCGACTGGATAAGGCCAGCCTTGTCAGTTTAGAAACTAGCATTGATTTTAATGAAGAGTGGGCATTTAGAACAGGTGCCTATGGCGCCTATGCCACAGAACAAATTTTAGAATTTGAACTAAATGAAGAAAAATTTAAAGAGAATCCTCAGATAGTTAGTTTTGTAAGTCAACGTCCTATTAATCCTACTGACTTTTTATTATACAAAACAGAAAGTGATTTGTTAATCAAACCTGAGTTTTATAACAACGCACCGTTCTCTACAACAACACTTGATGAATTACCAACAGAAACAATTCTACCGACAGCAGGGTATGTTCGCTTAGATGACATTACTGCAACAGCATTTAGCAAGTCTAGTCTGCTTGACATTGCTAACAACCGCGCATTAAATGATGGAGACACTATTTGGTTAGGGTTCCGAGATGATAAAGATTGGGATGTGTATCGTTATACATTGCTAACTCCTAGAGTTATTGACGCAGTTCTTACAATTCCCGGAACTGAGTTAACAATTACAACAGACGTTCCGCATGATTTAAATCCAGGAGATTTAATTTCAATTAGTCAATTTGGTACTGAAATTAATGGAGTGTATCAAGTTTCAGTTGTATCTGATTATAATGTAATTAAAGTTCGCACAACATTAACAGGAATGTCAACAACGTTTGTTCCTAGTGTTGGATTGCTTTTCATGTTTAACTCTGCCAGACACGAAAATCTTGACGCCCTTGCTGATAACAAAGTCCTCAAGCATTATGTATTTGGAGAAAAAGTTTGGGTAGATAACAATGGAAATGATCAATGGTCAGTGTATGAAAAAATTGATGCGTATGACCGATTCACATTTACCAATACTGAAGTTGGAGTTTTAACTACTCGCAATCAACAGTTCGGATACAGTATCTCTTCAAACACTGATGGTAACTTTGTTATTGTTGGATCTCCATACTATAAAACTACAGTAGGATATACCGGCGGCGAAGTAGTTGTTTATAAAAAGTTTGGAAGTGATGCTAACCAATTAGTTAAATTAATATCTATTCCTATAACATTAACAGGTGGTACCGATACTTCGGAATTTGGCTATTGCTCTACCTCCGTGTACGATAGCGATGCTAATACATTAGACATAATTGTTGGAGCACCGGGATTTGCATCTAACAACGGCATGGTTCAGATATCTACATTAAATTTAAGTGACAATACAATCTCTGGAACAACTACATTAACTAATCCCTCAGGACCTCCAGCTCCGGTTAGATTTGGTTCTGCTGTTTGTATGCGCGACAAAAAATTATATGTAGGTTCTCCGGGCCACAGTAATTTAGAAGGTCGTGTATTTGTATACGACTTTAATAATCTTTCACTAGTGCCTACTGTTCTTTACTCTCCTGGACTAACTTCCGGAAGTGCGTTTGGTACAAGTATTACATCTAGCAAAGACGGTGTGCATTATGCTGTCGGCGCCCCCGGAAGTAATAACGTATATGTTTATTATGGTGACAATGTTTCCATAATTCAAGATATTATATCACCCGATAACGATGGTAATTTTGGCGAACAAGTGTTGATTGACGATACTGGTGCTACACTTTTTATATCAGCACCCGATATGCAATGTGTGTATGTATATGTATTATTAAATGCAAGTTCAACTGACTATGTACCATTACAAACAATCAAAGCACCAAATCTTTCAACAGATACAAGGTTTGGTGTTTCTCTAGCCTACAATAACAATACTTTAATTATTGGTACACAAGGGCAAGGCATTGATAGGGGACTAACATTTGATCGTTCTCTTAATGCTAATACTAAAACAACATTTGATAGTAAGACTACAGTATTTGCTGGAAATATAGAATCATCTGGGTCAGTATATGTTTATAATAAATTAGATACTAAGTTTGTACTTGGTCAAAGTTTAAACAACGATGTAGTCCTTGACAACGACGGATATGGGCTAGCAGTATCGGCACTAGATGATGCGGTGCTAGTTGGTGCTCCGGGGTCTGCTGAAAAGGGTAAAGTCTATGTATTCAATGGATCAGATATTTCTTGGAGTCAATTAAGAGTTCAAGAGCCAGTTGTTGATGTAAGAAAAGTAAATCGAATCTTTACTATTGACAGTAAAGAAGAACAAGTATTGGACTACTTAGAAATTATTGATCCTATCAAAGGACGTATTCCTGGTATTGCTGATCAAGAAATTAAATTTAAAACTGTATTTGACCCTGCTGTGTATTCTATAGGTATTACAGGAACAGTTAATGATACAAACACAAACTGGTTAGATGACCATGTTGGCGAATTATGGTGGGATCTAAGTAGTATCAAATATGTCCAGTATGAGCAAGGTGACTTAGAATTCCGTAGAAACAACTGGGGCAAACTATTCCCAGGATGTACAGTGGACATTTATGAATGGGTCAAGTCTAAGTATTTGCCTAGTCAATGGGCTGCACTAGCAGATACCAACGAAGGGCTAGCACAGGGTGTTAGCGGGCAACCTAAGTTTTCTGACAATAGTGTTATCAGTATTAAACAGGTCTACAACCCTGTAAGCAATAATTTTGCCAATGTATATTATTTCTGGGTTAAGAATAAAATAAACTTGCCTTCTAATCCTGAAAGACGATTAAGTGCTTTTGAAACTGCAAACTTAATTGTTGATCCTAAGGCACAGGGTATTAAGTATGCTTCTGTAATTTCAGAGTCTGCGTTAATGTTAACCAACATCAAGCCTACGCTAAAAGATTCAAGAATTCACTTGTCAGTTGAGATGGATACACTGGGCTCCGATATTAACAAACATACAGAGTGGTTAATTTTAAGAGAGAATGATCCAAGAAGTACATTGTCAATTGATAGTCCTTTATTACAAAAATTAATTGACAGCTATATAGGAAGAGACCGATTAGGAAATCCTGTTCCGGATCCAGCATTGCCTGATAGATTAAAATACGGTGTAGGAATTCGTCCTCGCCAAAGTATGTTTGTTGATCGCATTGGCGCAATTCGTAGTCTTATTGAATATCTCAACAGTATCTTTACTCGGCACTTGGTTAACGAAGAAAACTATAACTTTGAAAAACTCTATGCGTCTGAGCAATACCCAGATGCTTCGGATGGCGAATATGATGTTCTAGTAGAAGATAATATTGAAAAGGATGCAATTGCTACACGTTACTGGCGTCAGGCAAAATTTAATTTCATTCTTAAGAATGGAAGAATTCGTGACATTGAAATTACAGATCCAGGATTTGGCTACGGAAAATTTTCTGGAATTAGCACAGATGAGTTTGGAAATTTCATAACATGGAAAGGCCCTGTTGTCAATTTCTTAGGTGACGGCACCGGCGCAAAAGTTCAAACTATAATTGATATATCAGGTAGCATTATTGGTGTACGTATTGTTTCTAAGGGCAACGGCTATAATAATCTAATTGGCACAGCAAGACCGCATAGAGTTATTGTAAATCTTGATGATACAGTTGCCAATCGATGGAGCAAATACGAGTGGGATTATACTACTAAAACATGGACTCGCGTTCAGACATCTAGTTTTGATGTTACAAATTATTGGAAGTACATCGACTGGAGTGCTCCAGGATTTGTGCCACAACGAACTATAGTTAAAACACTACAATACACATATCAACTACCTATCATTTCTGTAAACGAAGGTAGTTACGTGAGAATTGATAATCCTGGCGATAACAAGTATATTATACTTCAGAAGCTAGCATTGTCTAATCAGCCGGGCACATTTAATCGAGAGTACAATATTGTATTCAAAGAAAAAGGAACAATTCAATTCTTAGATACATTGTGGAACAACAATACAAACAATTACGGATTTGACAGTGCGGCATCGTGGGACCAAACTCCTTTCAGTCAAAGTAATGAAAAAGAACTTGAGTACATTACTTCTGCTTTAGTTGTTGATATCTTAAATGATGATTTGCAAATTTATAACAACAAGTTATGGTTTAAGGCTGTTAAGTATGCCCTAACAGAACAAAAATTCTTAGACTGGGCCTTTAAAACTAGCTTTATCTTTATCAATCACAATGCCGGTGCGTTAGATCAACGTCCAACATATAAACTTCAAAATACAAGTTATTATGAAAGTTATATTAACGAAACTAAACCTTATCATACTAAGATAAGAACATTCCAAAGTAATTACACAGCATCTGAATTTACATCAGTAGTTCCTACTGACTTTGACATGCCTAGTTACTACAATACAGAAACTAAGAGTTTCTCTGTAGTATCGTTTGGCTCTCCTCAGCTATTACAACAGCCTTATAAGAACTGGTATAACAATTATACATTTACAGTTTCTAATGCGTTGATATACAGTGGTGGCAGCGGATATAGAACAGCACCAGAAGTTAAAATTGTCAGTGCCTATGGCGATCCAGGGTTTGGAGCAACTGCCGAAGCATTTATTTCTCTAGGTGAAGTTACTGATATTCGTATTACAAATCCTGGACAAGGATACTTATGTGCCCCGAGTGTTGAATTTGTTGGCGGCGGAAATGTAAACGTAGTACCAGCAAGAGCAGTTGCTAGAATTGCCAATAACAAAGTAAGAACTAACAAGCTTCATATTAAACTTGATCGAGTGAGTGGTTATAATGAGATTGGAGAAAAACGAACTCTTGACACCTTCATTGGAGATGACAGTACTCGTGAATTTTACCTTACTTGGTATCCAGAATCTAATATTGAAAACTTTACAGTTAAAATCAATGGTATTTTAGTATTGCCTAACACATATACCTTAGAAAACTATACAGAAACTGACGGGTATACTAAGAAGCGTTCTAAGATAATTTTAGGCGTAGTTCCTAAAAATAAAGATGTTGTTACTGTAGCATATAATAAACATCTATCAATATACAATGCTGTTGACCGTATTCGTGACTACTATCAACCAGTAGCAGGCATGCCAGGTAACACAGCAACAATGTTAATGAGTGGATTAGAATATCCAGGAGTAACAGTTGACACCTTGCCTTTCCGTAACTCTGCGGGCTGGGATACAACTGGCTGGGCATCTAGCACATGGGATGATTATTCTCTAACTGCTGGATATCATAGCACTTACGGGTCTGATGTAACTACGTCATACACATTGCCATATATTCCTGCTGTTGGACAAAAACTTACAATTTACACAACTGACAATGTAAATGGTACTGTTGTTACAAGACGAATTGACGATCCATATTATGGAACTACAGCATCAACTAACATATACGCTACTACTTCTACATTCATCGGTAACGGAATAAAGAATACTGTTAATGTTGGCACATTACTATCAACTGATACTATTGTTGACTTTAGATTAACAACAGACGATGGTTCAGTTACTCCGTCTGATCTTGACATTGACACATACATTGATGGTGGAACTGTTGACAAGAGAATTGCTAGAACTCTAGACGATCCAAGAAATAACAGTATTGCCGGAATCAATATCGACGGAGACGGATTTGTTACTCCCGACAATAGCCACGGTCCAGAAGAAAACTTGCCAGGGCGTGTGAGCGACACGTTGGGCATTAGTGTTTATACAAGACCTGCTACAAGTTCAGCAACAATTTCATCGAGAAAATATATTGCCGACGGATCAAATTATGTATTTGATATCGGAGTTAGACCAGCATCTACTGCTAGTGTACAGGTGTTGTTAGGTAACACGCCAATGACATGGAATCTTGATTATCTAGTAGACTTTAATACTAATCAACTTAATGTGTTTACCGTTACCAACGTTGTAAGCACAACAACAGACGTTACTGGTCCTTATTATACTAAGACTGTTATTGGTCCTCGTAGAGAAGGTAACTTTGAAAATATCATACAGGACACTGGCGGTAACGTTGACGACTTCTATCAAGGGCCATACCCAATTGGCTTTGAATGGAATATGTTTGGAACAAAGTTTACAGAACTATACGTAGGAACAAACGGCTACTTGACATTTGGTGGCGGCACAGGATTGTATACACCTGTGGCTGTTGGAGTTCTTCCGTTTCCAGCAATCTATGCCGAGTATACTGACTTATGGCAGGGATACGGCGTAAACGGCCAACCTTTAGAAACTGGTGAAGAACCGGGTATCTTTAGAGCTACCGGTACTATTGGTAATTTTAAATATTGGCGTATGAGATTCCAAGGTAGTCATTATGTAAAACGAAATGACACTCCTACAATTCCTGCGTACGATTATGAATGTACCTTATACAGTGACGGAACTAATCAATATGTTGAAACAATTTATGAAACGTTGTTCACTGGCCCTGGAACAGGATCAGACATTGGTTCAGTATTTGGTATTGCCAATGCCGGAACAATCGGTAATCCTGGAGCAGGGGTCATTGTAAGTCCATCGCAGATTGCTAACAACACTAGCCACGTATTCTATAGTACTAAGAATGGCGGTGATTGGAAGTACGCCGGCAAGGGAAGTTTTGACCCGTTCAAACCTCAAGGGTTAGTACAAACAATATCTACATCAACTCCGCAAGTATTATCAATTACTAGTGTGGGCGTTGGCGGAACAAGAATGTTAGAATCAAGTTCTGTTACAATTACTGGAAGAGAATTATCTTTTACAGAGTTTGAATTTGAATCTGAATACACTACTATTCAAAGTGAATATGTTACTTTGAATGGCGTTAGTATTACAAACTATATTAAGAAAACTTCTAAAAATAGAGGTCGTATAGTTATTGAATTACCTAATGAATTATCTATTGGAGATGTATTACAAGTGTGGTTCTTTGCCGCACCAGTTAAGGCTTTCAATGAAGTTAATGAACAAGTTTTTGCTAACCTAAGTAACAAGGAACGTATATTTAAACTAGAGCCTGCTCCGGGTAAACTAGCACCACTACACAATCAAGCGATTGTTACATACGATGGTAGAAGATTGTTACCGCCTGATATTGTTTATTATGTTGTTGCTAACAATCAAAAGACATATCCAGTTATTCGAGGAATTGACTATGGTACTGTTAGTGCTAACGATGTTGAAGTTTATGTAAACGGAGTCAAGAGATTTGTAGGCAAAGATTATCAGTTTAGAGAAATTAAAGGAACAATTTCTTTTAAAGCTGGAAAAATAGTAAACGGCGATGCTATTGCTATTGTTATCCTTGCTGGCCACGAATACGAGATTAACGAAACTGCTAACGGAACATACTTGACATTAATGCGTAATGTTGAACAAACTGGTAATGACACATTGCGAGTTACAACATACAATAATCATGACGGATTGGGAATTAGAAAAGAAAGATTTAGTGGAAACTCTAGTGGACGTTATCTGTTAAGTAGAGCGGCTCTTAATACTGATTATGTTTGGGTAGAACTAAACGGACGTCCGTTAATTAATGAAGAAGATTATAAACTTGATTCAGATCGCATGACAGTACGTTTAAATGTTTCTCTAGCAGAAACTGACGACGTAGTTATAACATCGTTTGACTACGGTAGTCACGACCTAATTGGATTTAGAATGTTCTACGATAATTTTGGTCGTACACATTACAAACGATTAAGCGGAGCAAACGTAACTGAACTAATAGCCGATCTAAATCCTAGTGATGAAAGCATCAGTGTACTAGATGCTGATAAACTAACACCTCCTGATTTAGTTAATCGCATACCAGGAGTGATATTAGTTGACGGCGAACGAATTGAGTTCTATCAAATGATAGGCAATCGTTTAACACAATTAAAACGCGGAGCATTGGGAACAGGCATTAAAGATCAACACGTTGCCGGATCTTCAGTACTTGATCAAGGTATTAATCAAACTATTAGAATTAAAGATACGCCTAAAACTATCAATATTTCAACAACTGTTACAAGCACTACATCAAGTTTTGACGTTGTATCAAGTCCTGAAATCCCAGATTCTTCAGTTACAGTTTCTACAACTACATTCACATCTGTAGTTACAAGAAGTTATATTGATCAAGGAGCAATATTAGACTATACATTTGATTTAGTTAATGCAGTTAACTATACAACATTTTTATCTTTTAACTCCGATACAAACTATCTATGGGCAGGAAACAATCCTACAGCAGGTGAGGTAAAATGGTTAGCTATTTCGGAAGACAGTATTGGTAATAAACCAAGAGCCAATACTTCTTGGTTTACAAGACTTCAGACTCAGGTAGCAAATCGAACATCTGGTACAATATCGTTAGTAGCAGGTCCTGTTGTATTTGATGTTAATGCTCTTTATAACGGATACAAAAAAGAATACGAGACAGCGTTTGGGATTCCATTGTTTGGCCCTCGATTTGTTAAGAACTCACAAGGTACAACTTCGACTGTTTGGTATATAAACGTGACAGCTACGATCAATCCGGGATATACATTTGTGCCTGGAAGCGCAGTTAAATTGTTATGGCAAAATGTTTCAGATGCGTATGTTTTAAATGTACCCCGTACTGTAGTTACTACAAAACTTATTCCGGGAAAGCGTCAAGTTACAACGTCAACACAGATTTCTACTACCGGTACATCAATTTGGGAACTAACAGGTATTCCGTTTAGCGGTAGCGAAAACGACTTGTCTCGTCAGGCCAGTGTATATTACCAAGGTCGTATGTTGAAACATTCGTTATCAGAAATGCGTAAACAAGGTACGTTGACATACGACAGTGGAGAAGTAACAAGTCAGGGCGTGTTCGGAGACCCAATTGTCAGTGATGAATATAGAATTAAACGTTACAATGATCGATATTTCTTAGAATTATTTGTTCCACTAGATCCTACTTTTATTGACAACACTGGCGTTTCAAAGCAAATGGAATCAATAGTTAGGGTTGTTTATAGAGGAACTGAGATTTGGTATGATATTAGTAGCGACAAGTCGCTAGTTGATCAGACTACTGAACAAGTTAGGTTCCTACGAGCAAGCCCTGCTAGATTGCCAGATAAATATCTATACGGACAAAATACAGATTCACAACCTGTGCTAGTTACAGAACTCGGTGACACCATCGATACCGAAAGCGGAGAACCTTTTGTAGGCGAATAATATGGCAAGAATATCAGATTTAACAACAAGCACTAACCCGTCAAATGCGGCTGTTATGCCTATTTTAGACGGCGGCACAAACTATAAATTAAGCATCGGTACACTAAAGAATACACTGGCTAGTCAACTTAAAGGACCGACAGGATCAACTGGTTTAACAGGGCCTGTGGGTAATCCAGGTGCTACAGGAGTTAAAGGTTCCACAGGAAATGATGGCGCAACCGGGTCTACAGGACCACAAGGACCACAAGGGACTCCGGGTACTGCTGTTGCTGTTGGGGGCACAGGACCAGACGGAGCAACAGGCGCAACTGGCCCGCAAGGTGCTACTGGGTTAGGTGCCAGGGGTTCTACTGGTGTTCAAGGACAAGCAGGTGCTACTGGCGCTACTGGCAGAGGATCAACTGGTGCTACAGGACCAAGTGGTTCTCAAGGAGCAACTGGATTAGATGGATTATATGCGGCACAGGGAGCAACTGGGTCCACTGGTCCTCAAGGACAATCAGGATTACAGGGAGCAACAGGGGCTACTGGAACACAAGGTCCTATTGGAAATACTGGTTCTACCGGAATACGAGGTTCTACTGGTGTAACCGGATCTCAAGGTGCTACTGGATTAGACGGACTATTTGCAGGTCAGGGCGCAACAGGTGCTGCCGGAGCAACAGGTCCCCAGGGCAACACGGGTGCTACTGGCGCAGGAGCAACAGGTGCGTCTGGACCAACAGGAGCAACTGGCGCAGGAGGACCTGAAGGTATTATGGGAGCAACTGGCCCATCTGGAGTAGGTGCCACCGGCGCATCGGGCTCGGCTGGACTTAATGGCGCAACTGGCGCAACTGGCGTTCAAGGGGCAACTGGCCCATCTGGAGTAGGTGCTACTGGTGCTACCGGAGTTCAAGGACTAAGTGGCGCAAGAGTGTATACAGTGACAAACAGCGGATCTTCGGCCTATGTTATTGATGGATCCAATGATCCAACGTTATTCTTACTACGCGGATTTACTTATACGTTTAGTGTAAACGCATCAGGACATCCATTTTGGATCAAAACTGCCCAATCTACTGGAACTGGCGATGCTTATAGTTCTGGTGTAACTAACAACGGAGCCCAGTCTGGAACTATAACTTTTGCAGTTCCGTATAATGCTCCTAGTACCCTATATTATATTTGTCAGTTCCATTCAGCAATGGTAGGTACAATTAATATTGGTGATGTTTCTCCTCAAGGAGCAACAGGTGTTCAAGGATCTACTGGCCCGGCAGGAGCAACCGGAGCAGCCGGCTCTAGTGGCGCAACCGGCGCAATGGTCATTACCGGAAACACGTATACAGTACAGACATTGTATGTAAGTACACTAACTGTAAGTACTGTTGGAATTACTACAGTACAAAGTGGAAACGATCTAGCACTTAAAGCCGCTGGGCAAATTACAACTAACGCCCCGTTTGTATTAACTAACGCAACTACAGCACAATTATCGGCACTTGGCGGCATTACACAGCGAGGAGCAATGGTTTATGTAACTGATGCGTCTGGCGGAGCACAACCTTGTTTCTTTAATGGTACTAATTGGTTTACAGTAAATGGAAGAACACAGATCGCCTAATTTTATAAGAATAAATAGCACTATGACTAATGATGAGAACAAAATGCCAGTACAACAACCTCAACCTAGCTCGGATTTAAATGAATCCGGAGCCGTAAAACTACAGGGTCACATCAAGATTTTTGATCCCGAAACTAAGCACGTCTATGTCGACAAGCGTAATGCTATTCATTATGAAAACTTTAGCCTTGCTTTGGTAAGAAGTATTGGTAATCTTGGCAGTGGCTTTATTACTGAAATGGTTTTTGGAAACGGTGGAAGTCGTATTGATCCCACTGGGATTATCACTTATCTAACTCCTAACACCCTGGGGCAAAATAGTCAACTTTATAATCAAACTTACTACAAAAACGTCGATGCATCCAGTGTTTTAGACCTGGATCCGACACGAAACTTCATGGAAGCACGTCATGTATCGGGAGCCACTTATAGTGACCTATTAGTTAGTTGTCTGTTAGATTTCGGTGAACCAAGCGGACAATTGGCGTTTGATACAGGTACAAACTTATCAAATGATTTTATTTTTGATGAATTGGGTTTGAAGGCTTATAGTACTGATGGAGCAAACTCGGGGCCGTTATTAACTCATGTTATCTTTCACCCTGTTCAAAAATCATTAAATCGTTTAATTCAAATTGACTACACAATCCGTATTCAAAGTATTAGCGGAGTAGGAGCATAAGATGGCCGATTATATCACCCTTTACAAATATAATGTTGCCAAACTTAGCGAAGCAATTATTGTTCGTGACGGCAAAACTAATGACACTGATACAAGTTTAACCTTTATTGGTAAGGGTGCTCCAAGTTTTGGTATTTCTGTTAACCAAGACTTTTTATACCTATTAGAAAATTTTGCCAACATATCTCCTCCACTTCATCCTACCGAAGGCCAGTTGTGGTATGATAGTTCTAACGATACACTTACTGGAAAAAAATTAAAAGTATTTGACAGTACCGTATGGAAACCTATTAATGGTGTTTGGCAACAAGACAGTCCTCCTGAAACTCCCGAACGCGGCGACATTTGGGTTAACACAGCTAACGCTCAATTGTACATTAGAACATTAAGCGGTTGGACCTTAGTAGGCCCGACATATAGTAATGTTCTTAAAACTGGTAGCTATGCTGACGAAATTAAAGATAATCTTGGAGGAACACACAGGGTTATTAAAAATTACATTGATGACAATGTTGTAGAAATTATTGCCAGTGATACATTTTATCCTCAACCTCCTATAAGTGGATTTGCTGACGGCCTTCATCCTGGAGTCAACCTTAGTTCAACCTATAACGGAAAATTAAATGCTACAGCTACTACAGCAGACGCTTTAAATTTAGCAGACGGTACAACAATTACTGGAGATAGTTTAGTAAAGACTACTGGCGATAGTACAATTAATGCTAGATTGTATATTAAGGAACTAGCAGTAGGCAAGGCATCTAGTAACGGAACAACTACTCCGTGGATTATGAACATGGCTGATAACGGATATCAGGCCAATTTACAAAATCCTATTCCGGGTGGTAAGTTTGTATTCCAAACAACTACATTAGAAAGTAACGGAAGTCTTCCTGTTAACGTACTAACAATTGACGGAGCGTCGTCTGGTGTTGGTATTAATTTAAAATCAACCGAGAATCCTAAAGCAGAATTAGATGTAAATGGAAGTGTTAAAGTAGCAAACTCTTTAACTATTACTTCTTCGACTGTTGCCCTTAATGTAACTAAAGGTATTTCTTACTTTAAAAACATTGTATCATCTGGGTCTAGTACATTTAGTACAAGCACATTTGTTAATACAATGTATATTGGAACACAGGATTGGCCAATTAGTACTCCGGGAATTTTACCCGTTGGGACAGGTAATAACGCCCCAAACATTGGTTCTGAAACTAATCCTTTTGGGATAGTATATTCCAAGGTATTTGCCGGACCTCCAATTGTACCAGGGTCAGTAACAGGAACAGATTCATCAGGTAGATTAACTATTAGCAACGCAGGAGGGCTATCTTCAGGCGATCCTATTATTTTTAGTCATACTTCGGTTACTGGAATAGTAACTCAAACAACTCCCCCGGCTGTTAACACAATCTCTTTAAGTTCTAAAGTTGGGTTATCGGTTGGAATGCCTATTAAATTTACATTTAGTTCTTCAAGCACAACATTAATTCAAACTTTTGCATCAACAGATGCTGGTAGACCAAATTATGTTCAACTTGGCGATACTACTGGATTTGCCATTGGAATGAGTATTGTTCCGAGTAATAGTATCGGTGGGCTAGTTGGCGGACAGACATATTATATTCAAAGTATTCAAACAGGCAATTGTGTAACGGTGTCTGCTACTCCGGGATCGTCATCGTTAACATTAACAGCAGGATCTGGTAGCTACACCGCTGCCATAGGTAGTGTACTCGGCGGATTAGTTTCGGGTACAACTTACTATATTAAATCTATTGACCCTGCTCTTCCAAAGATTACTATTAGCGCATCATATAATGGCACTATATTAGCGTTGGGATCAAGTATTAATATTCCTGGTCCTAATGGTGTAACATATAATGCGGGAGGCCCAAATGCTCTAGGATTAGGAAGTAATGTAATTTATTATATTTTAAGAGTTTATGATATCAATACTATTGCGGTATCTGATTCTCAAGCTAATGTTCAATTGAACACACCTATATCTTTAAACGCAAGTAGAAGCGTTACTGGCGTAACATATCAAGGTGGTACAAAATTAGAAAACACTTTTGTTGGAAATTTAACTGGTGGAGCTACAAGATTAACAAACAGTTCAACTTGGAGTATTACCGGTCAAGTATCTGCCGCAGGTTTTGTTTACGCAGGTGAAGCAGGGTTAAAAACATTCACAGCTAGTCTTACAAATTCCGCAGTAGCTGGTCAGGCTTCAGCAACCACAGTAGCTGATAATGATACATTCTTAATGTCTCAAACTGCTACTGGTGCCTTGAGAAAAACAACTAAAAATGACCTATTAAAAGATCTAGCAGAATACAAAGTTCCAACTGGTGCTGTTATGCCTTATGCAGGCCCTGTAGACAATACACCGCAAGGTTGGTTGTTATGTGACGGATCATTAGTTGACGCAGGATATTTTCCAAACTTATTCAATGCTATCAAATACGTATACGGAAAGGGCTCAGTTACAAGTCAGTTTAGACTTCCAGATTTAAGATCTAGAGTTATTATGGGATATGACAACATGACCAATGCTGAAACAGTTAACGGTCAAGCGGCATTAGTACCGGCAGCACCAAGTAATTCTGGGGTAGGCAGGACTTCAAATGTACACGCTGAGTATGCTCAATCATATGCGTTAGGATCTACAGGACCTATAACTGGTCAAATAAATGCTAGTGGTAGCACAGGATTTGCTTATAGCACTTCAACTAATGCGGCATCAAATACCGCGTTACATTTTCACGCATTGAATTACATTATAAAGACATAAGACTATGGCATATACAATCAAATATAGTAACGGTAGAGTGTTAGCACTATTAGCAGATCAGTCTGCTGATAGTATTTCAACAAGTTTAACATTAGTCGGTAAGAATTCTAATGCCTACGGTGAATCAATTAATAATAATTTTGTTCACCTATTAGAAAATTTTGCCAAACGAACTGCTCCGCCTAGTCCACTATCTGGACAGTTATGGTATGACACCGCTCAAGGGCAATTGAAAGTTTATTCTAATAATTTATGGAAACCGGTAGGCAGTCCAGTTATCAGTGCAACACAGCCATCTACACTAATTGGTGGAGAATTTTGGTTTGATACTTCTGCCCAAAAGTTATGGTATTATAACGGAGTTTCATTAGTTGATCTAGCTAAACCTTATAGTGACTTTGACGGAAAGACTGGAGCGATTGTAGAAACTGTAGTAGAAAGTTCTACCAATACGCTACGCCCCATTATTAATTTTTATACAAATGGTGTATTAATTGGTTGGGCAAGCGATATTGAAATTCCTTTAAACATAGCATCAAATCCGTTACATATTTCTTCTACAAGTACAATTAGAAAAGGATTTACACTAGCGTCAACAATTAGTGGAACAAAATTCTACGGAACTGCTACAAGTGCTGATAGTTTATCTGGATTCTCTGCTGATCAGGTATTTAAAAAGTATCTTACAACAAGTTCTGATTATCAAATGGAATATACTTACGGATCCGTGGAAATATACAATCCTGAAGGTCTTGGTATTGGCCCTGGGTTAGTAACTGGCGGTACTGGTACAGTATTTAGAATTTACTCTCCTTCAAATGATACAATTTTATTAAACACTGATGCCGGCGCAAAAACATTTATTCGATACACTACACAGACCGGCGTAACTCAAACTCAAAAGAATGCTATCATGATTGATAGTGTTAACAATGGACTTGGGTTATTTACAGCAACCGTGGCTTCTAATAAAGTTGAGATACATAAAGACGTTGATATCTACGGAGATTTAAATGTTAAGGGATCAACAAATTACATTGAAGTTGATGTAATTAGAGCAAACGGAAAACAAATTTTAATTGGAACAGGGCAACCGGCAACTGATTCTGGTATTAACGGCTCGGGTATTTTAATTGATAACCCCGGAAGTACAAACCATTACTTGTTATATCAAGGAACACTAGCATCGGGCAGATGGACCACTAACGACGGATTAAAAGTTGGCGCAGACATTTATTTAGGCGATAACAAAGTATTAGGAACAGACGGCGCATTAGGTAATGCTGTCTTATACGCTCCGTATTTGAGAACTATTGGTAGTCCCGGCATATCTGGTTTAGATTTGTTAACTATTGGTGATATATCTTGGTCCGATAGTACACACGCTGCAAGTCAGTTAATACTAACAACTGGCACAATTAAATCAACTGGACCGCTTTATATCGAGCCGGGCAGTCTTGGCGGATACAATAAGTATATCAGTTTTAATAATAGCGGTCTGTTTAATGTTGCTGAACCAAATCTTGGATACATTACTGATCAAAACGATGTTGAAAATAAACGTGCAGTTAATAAACGATATGTAGATAACGCTCTAGCAAGTGCTCTGGGCGATTATGGTCGTAAGACACATGCATTGTCTATGGATGTAACTGGATTTACTAATGTCAATGCGTCAGTTAAAAATTATTTAGATATTCTATTGCCAGTAGACGGCGGCGATGTAAAATACTATGCTCAGCCTCCAGGAACACGAGCCGCAGTTTTATGTTCTACATACGTTGCGTCTAGTGCTACATTTATATTAGACCTAAGCGAAAATAAAATTCCTTATTCGTATACTGTAACAAGCACAAATACAGTTACAAGTATTACAACATCATTTAATACAGCAACTACTATAGTAACTGACGTTGCTGGCCTAGTAACAGTCACTGGTCCGTTACCGACATGTAATTATACCAGTAAATTGTTCCAAGTTATTTCAAATGACGGATCGATTAATGTTACAGAGACTGCTCAATATGTTATTCATACAGGCACCTCTTTAGTCATTGACAGCACAGCAGGAATTGGAGCAGGAGCCGTAATAAGCGGTAACGGCTATTCTCAGGGACAGATTGTAACTGAAATTTTAAGTACAAACACACTTGTTACTAGCTATGGTCCAAATGGAATACCTAGCAATGCCGGAGTAATAACGTTTACAATGGTACCGGGATTTAAAGGTTGGGTCTATATTAAAGACCTGTGAACTTAATATAAAGGAAAGAATTAATTATGCCATACAGTTTAAAGACCTATGATGGAACAAGTCTAGTAACTATTGCCGATGGATCAGTAGACGATCAGGTATCAACTAGTCTGTTTCTTATTGGTAAGAATGTTACAAGTTATGGAACTAGGCAAAATGAAAACTTTCTTTATCTACTAGAAAATTTTGCCAGTACTACTGCCCCAGAACATAAAATGATCGGGCAAACTTGGTTTGATAAAAGCGCAAATAGTTTAAAAGTTTATGACGGGACCATATGGAGAGGGTTAGCAGTTTCTCAAACATCAGCAACACAGCCTACTAATTTAAAGTTAGGTGATTTTTGGTTTGATTCTGCTAATAAACAAATATGGGTTAAAACTTCAGCAACTGCTGAGGAATTTATTTTAGTTGGCCCAGAAGTTACAACCGGATTTGGTGTTACTAAATTAGTTTCTAAAAGTATTAAAGACATTAATGATACTGCTCATGCTGTAATCAACATCTCAGTTGACAACGATGTACTGGGCATATATTCAAAAGATGCATTTTCTATAGGTGGTAATGAGGCAGAATTTGCTTCAGGATTTACTAGCTTAGTTAGGGGATTAACTTTAAAAGACGGTGCGTCAATTAGAGGACTTGATATTCCTAGTCGTACTAATGCTGAAACAATTAATACTCAATGGAATTTTTCAAGCGGTATTAAACTAGGATCTAACAGCTCTGTTGCATCTGATTCAAATGGCAACTTAGTTTTAAATTCTGGAGTCAACAATGTTATTGTAAACGGAACTAGTCTAGTTCCGTATAGTGTTAATACTACAGTTGGTAGTAATTTACAACCGTTTGATGCTGTATACACTAATGCTGTTACATCAGGATCTGCCTTAAAAGAATTAGAATTCTTAGGCGATATTGTTGTTGGTACAAATAGTAAAGTAAGACCATTTAACGATAACAATGTTATCTTAGGGTCAACTGCTTCAAGGTGGAAAAACTTTTTTACATATCAAGTATCATCAGGTAACGAAACTAATATAGGAACACTAGAGGGTGATTGGAGATTAACTACAAACAGTAAATTAACTTCACGATATCTTAGTACAATTTTTTTAACATCTGGAAGCGTACCTGCTGTAGGAACAATTCAAGGACAATGGCTATTAGGTAGTGGAAGTACATGGCAAGCTACAGCATTAATTGACGGGAACGGAAATACTTTCTTACCAGATGAAAATGCCACAATTAATACTATTGCTAAACGTACAGGTACAGGACAGATTAAAGCAACAGAATTTTTAGGTCCTCTAAGGGGAGCAGTTACTGGAGATGTTACCGGTAACATTACAGGTAATACATCTGGTACACATACAGGACCTGTAGTGGGTAACGTAACAGGTAATCTTGTAGGCAACACAGCCGGTACACATACAGGACCTGTTGTAGGTAATATTACAGGTAATATTTCGGGGAATGTAACAGGTAATACAGTCGGTACACATACAGGACCTGTTGTAGGTGCTGTAACAGGTAACGTAACAGGTAATCTTGTAGGCAACACAGCCGGAACACATACAGGACCTGTTGTTGGTAACGTAGTGGGTAACTTAACAGGCGACATAATTGCGTCTAATGGTACTAGAATTCTTGATAACGGCGCCGGCACAGACGCTGTGTTTACTGGAAGAGTAACAGGTAATGTAACTGGTACTTTAACAGGCGACGTATATGCTACAACGGTATCTACTACTGATGTTTCCGCTACTTCAGCATCGGCAGTAAAATTCTATCCATCTGCTGGCGCAAGCAATGGTATTAGATTCCCTAATGATCCCGGCGGCGGCAGCGGAGATACAGCATGGATGAGCTATTATGCTGTATCTGGAGAAAAAACTGTATTAGAAATTGGAGTTGCTAATGATCCGAGTGGCGCAATACAAGATAGTCTATATCTAAATGCTGTAGGGGGTGTCGGTGTTAAAACACAATCTCCTAGGTACGCCTTGGATGTTAATGGTGATATTGGATGTAACGCATTACACGGAGTAGCAGATAATTCTGTTTTATGGAATGGTTCTAATAAATTTATTAGTACAAGTGCTCCGACAAACGATCAAGGAGTTGACGGCGATTTCTGGTTCCAGAGGGAAGCATAAATGTCAACACGCCAAGTTGTTAAAACTCTAGGTTGGTCGGCAGGGTACTATACCTTGACAATACCTAATGGATATACCCCTACCGTTGATATTGAATTAGCAGGTGCTGGCGGTGGCCAAGGTGGCCAGGCCTATTACGCAGGGGGCGGCGGTGGAGGATATGGTGCTATCCTTAAAGGTAGTATTCCTGTAAAAGCCGGAGACACATTAGAAGTATATCTAGGTGAAGGTGGCCAACGAGGTGGGTATAATTTTTACGGCGGCCCTGGAGGTAGAGGACCGAAGATCGGTGATTTTACATCCGGCATAGGTTCAGGACAAGTTTGGCCAGTTACCTTAAGTTGGGCATGGTCTCAGTTTATGAATGATTATGCTGTTTGGGTAAACCCGGACGGAGTAAATCCTGTTAACGCAACATCTACAGTTACTAGAACATTTTATGTTCCTGAAACCGGAACATATCGTATTCGAGCAGAATGCGATAACTGGATGAATTTGTATGTTGATGGTAGTAATATTATCAATACAAGTGACTTTCAAAGTGTCTACGGTACATATGCGGACATGTCCCTTACACAGGGAAATCATCTTATTACAATGGCAGTATCTAATTGGGGAGGCCCAGCAGGGTTTGCTGTTGAGATTGCTCGAGGAACTGACCCGGTTGTGGACTACGGTGGCGGCTTCGACTGGGGTTATTATTATGGTTATTTTGAAGTTGACCCAGATACAGGATTAACTCCCCAATTAAAAGCCGCGGCAGCAGTTGGTACAGTTATTTGGCATACACGGCTTCAGCCACAACCTCCTGCTAATACATACTGGTTGAGAGGTGGCAATGGAGGTAATACATACCCTGACGGTAATTACATATATCCGGGCGCCGGCGGCGGCGGCGGTGGTAGTGCAGTTTTTTTAAACGGCACCCTTGTTGTAATTGCCGGAGGCGGCGGCGGTGGCGGCGCAGAAGGTGGCCACGGTGCTGCCGGCGGAGCAGGATATGATGCCGGCGAGGCAGGCTCCGGATCAAATCCGGATATCTATACGTATGGTGCTGGCCAAGACGGGTCTAATGGATATGACATTGGCGGTACTCCCGGAGGTGGAGGTGGTTATGTAGGAGGTGCTGCCGGAGGATTTATATATTACGATGATGCTCCAAGTAGTGGCGCATATGGTGGATCAAATTATATAAATCCCTTATATTCTTTTAGTAAAATTGGTAGATGGGGAGGTGGCCCGTTCAACGGTTCTAATGGATACTGCTCCGTTACATTTTCAGAATTAGGTTCTGGTAAAGTTAAAGTCGGCGGAAGCTGGAAACAAATTACAAGCAACTATATAAAAGTAGGAACACAGTGGAAAGAAATACGGAATTCTTGGACTAAAGCTAACGGAGTTTGGAAACTTGTTAGTGGCGGTGCTCCTATTCCGGAGTCTTTTACTAGTGGAAATTACGGTTAATAAATAAAGAGCAGAGACAAATATGAGTTATACATTATACAAAACAAACGGCAACAAGTTGACCACAGTAGAAGACGGGTCACTCGACTCTACTACGGATCTTGTATTTGTTGGAAAAAACTATTCCGGATACGGAGCAATCGTAAATCAAGACCTTGTTAAATTGCTTGAAAACTTTTCCGGTAAATTACAACCAACTAAAAGTTTAACAGGACAACTATGGTATGATAGTACTAATGGAAAGTTAAAAGTTTATATTGGTTCTACTTACAAGCCTCTTGCTAATATCGAAAGCGGAATTACTCAGCCTACTAGTTCTGTTAAAACAGATTTATGGTATGACGAATCTGTTTCCAAGTTAAAATACTTTGATGGTACAAATTACATAGTTATTGGCCCGCAAATTAGCGGAGAAAATGCTAATAACTTAATGGAAGTTGCTAGTTTATATGACATTAATGGTGCTTTACACAGAGTATTACAGCATAACATACAAAAAACAAACGGCACAAAATATACAGTAGCCATTACAAGTCCAGAGGCATTTACTGTAGCGTCAACTGAATCAGTTAAGGCAGAGTTTTTCTATGTTAAAAAGGGTATTACACTAGCAGGTTCTAATAAAGATACAGGTATAAGTCCAACTGAAGATAGTAGCGCAACAGGTGTTCCGACAATTTCATTATGGGGAACATCTGCTAACTCTAAGTTGTTTAACAGTTATTCTTCAGATCAGTTTGTCTTTAAATCGACACCACGCTTATCTAGTAAATTATACATTGACAATAAAGAAGGGCTTGATATTCAAGCTTCAAGCGGATCTTATACAACTCGATTAAAATCAGAAGACGATAATAGTACATCTCTTGCTAATTTGATTCCAGGTGGTAAGTTAGCAGTACGTGTTAACGTAGGTTCAGGCGGCGGCTTAATTGATGTAGTTAACTTTCAAGTTGGCGACGCCGCCGGAGAAGTTAATGTTCTTCCTTCTACTAGATCTGCTAACATTAATTACCTAACAAATTTAGGAAAAACAGGCACTCCAGGAAACGACCCGTACCGTTTTAATAATGCTTATGTTCGTAATATCACTTCATATTCTGCGTCAGTTACTACAGCTACAGTTAGAACATTATTGCCGGATCAATCAAACGGACTATTAAATCCTACAATCGGAACACCTACTCAGAAATTTGATACTATATATGCTACCAACGTTGTTGCTGATAGTGTTTCTTTAACAGGATTAGCAGTTCCTGTATATGCTAATACCACATTACGTGATGCCGCATACGTAGGCACCCCTGCGTCTGGAACATTAATATTAACCGGAACTAAATTCCAAGGGTACAATGGTACTGCTTGGGTAGACTTAAACTAAGTCAAAAAAAAGCACCCCAGGGGTGCTTTTTTTATGCTTCAGCTTCTTCAGCTTTTGCTTTCTTCTTTGGTGGATCAACAGCATCGGCTTCTTTACGTAAACGTTGTGCTTCTTTAAACAACGCATCAGCACGTGATCTCATTTCAGATGGAGTTAGTTCAAAACCAGCGGCGCTTGCGTTTGACTTAGACTCTTCTGTAACTTCGGGTTCCTTAACTTCTTTTCCAGAATAAGCGCCAGCGGCTTGTTCTTTCTGAGATGCTATTGCTTCTCCGACTGGAGCAGGATTTAGATCTTCTACGCTAGACAAACCTTTTTGCTCAGCAATAATTCTATTCAACTCGTCAAGTGGTACCATAGTTTTACTATCAGGAGTCATTACAACTGCCTTAGTAGAAACTTTCTTTAAGTGGCCGCCACCGTGGAGCCATTCAAGAATATTGTTACCATCTGGAAACTTGCGAACGGCCAAAATGTCCGCTAATTCATTTGCTGACTGACCACTTGAATGTTCTAATACTGACATAAAAGAATCGTGGTACATGTCAGGTAGTCCATTTGATGCTACAACTAAGGCGCTGTGGACATCGCCTGGTAATGTGCGGAAAACAATAGCAATTTTTGCGCCATTGTTTTTCATTTTGCCGATATGTTTCATGACATTCTCCTTATTGTGCTGGAGGTGTTTGTGCTTGCTGTGCTGGTGCTACGGCATTCAAAAACGCATCCAACTTATTAAAGACAGTCCCGACAGCGGCCATTTCTGCGGCTTTGAATGCGCCACGTGTAGATGCTACGTCGATGATTGCTCTTAGATTTTGTAAATCTGTAATAGTAAGATCCGGTTGAGCGGGTGCTTGCTCTTCTGCGGTTTGATCTACTTGTTGTTCTGCTTCTGACATCAATTTCTCCTTAGTTGTTCAGATATGGACAAGATAGCGATAGAAAGGTTAACTCTTTTGCGTCTTCCATACCTACTTCAGTTACCATAACAAGTTTATTGTCATTACCAACTGTTTGGATATTTCGGATACAATACCTACTATCTAGGTTAGCGTAAATCCATCTATCAATATCTTTAATCTTATGTATATATTCAAACGAAAGAGTAATCTTGGCAAAATTGGGCGGTAAATGTTTTAGCTTTCTTACACCTAACACATTTAACGGGTTTACCTTATTTCTAACTAACGCCATTTTATATACGTACTTTATTTATAATATGCTACTTGGCCGAATGGCGGCTTTATGGTTTCGTTACCATGGATAATAAACAGCGTATCGCAGTAATCTTCATCACCCCAACTACCGCAAGGATATCCATCAGTAAACATAATGAGTTTTTTAGGCTCAATTAGTTCGTCTTTCATAAAGCGATAGTTAGCATCAAAATCAGTACCGCCACCACCTTTACATTCGTAGTCGTTAATTTCATCGGCTGTGTCACCAGTAAAACGCTTGTACTCGTATACTTCTGTGTCAAAGCACCACAAGTCTAATTTGAAGTCTACATATTCTTCCATAATGCCTTTAACTTCTGACAAGAAGTCTTTAGCCATTTTGTCAGAAATACTACCTGACATGTCAATACAGACACTTACATCAATTGTTTCATCGTTCATCATTCCGGGCAAAATTGCTCCGCAATGTTGTGACTTACGATTAGGACGGTTAAAACTAAAATTGCTTTTGAAAATGCTTTGAATATTCATACGCAACATTTCACGCCAGTCCATTTTAGGCTCAGTAAAGTCCTTAACTAAACGAGCAATACCTGCGGGCATACGACCTGCCTCGGTATTCTGCATCGCAGAGATCATTGCCTCTTTAATTTCGTCTTTAATCTTTTTCTTTTCTTCTTCAGAAAGTTTAGGACGTCCTTTGCCTTTACCGCTACCGTCAATTTCTTCACCGTCTTGTCCGTCTTGTCCGTCTTCTCCTTCACCGTCCAAGTGCTCGTCTAGCAATTCTCCAAGTTTGGAGAAATCAATTTTAATAGCCTTAGCTTCTAACTCTTCGTAAATTTCTTCGTAGCTTTTACCGCGGTACTTATGATCTTGGAAGATTTTAATAAACTTAGGCACTGCTCCAATTTTCTCATCTACAAGAATTTGATTAGCGGCATAGTCTGCGGCAATATTAGACAACTGGGGATCGCGACTTTGACGACGACCCATGTGATCAAATACGTTGTGTAGAACTTCGTGTGCGAAGCCAAATTCCATTTCTGTAGCATCACATTTATTGACAAAGCCAACATTGTAGTAAAATGTACGACCGTCTGTAGCAAGAGTACTACACCAGTCACTGCCGTCTACTAGGCGCAGGCGGGTTGCCATGTTACCAAAAAAGGGATGACGCAACAGCAAACGGACACGGGCTGTAATCAGTGTGTCAACGGCCTTTGCTTTTTCTGCGTCTGTATATTCTTTAGCAAGAACTTTGCCTTGCTTTTCTGCTTTCATTACACTAGACATTTGAGCTCCTTGTTACTATACATATAATTATACGCTGAAAACATAAAATGGGCAAGAGCCCATTTTACCATTTTAGTTTGCGTTAGCGGCATGGATGTATTTGCCGTACACCTTATGGAACTTGTCAAAATTGTCCATTGCGTGAGGATCAAACGGCAAGTCGTATTGTGTAAGCGCAATCTTAGCACCCATAACAACCAATTCAGTTGGAAAGTTATCCATAATGAATTTAAAGAAGTTATCTGCCATTTTATCAAACTCTTTAGGAGTCTTTTCTGCGGCATCACGGAGTTCGTAGCACATACTAATAGTCAAAGAATACATAGCAGAGATTTCTTTAATTGTAATCTTGTCTACGGTACCTTTTAGAATATCCATTGGATTTGGCATTTGCTTGGCAACCTTACGGTGTGCCATAAACTTAACAGCAAGACCTTCGCCAACAGCACCAGCAACCAAATCAGTTAGCGTGTTTTCATCCAAGTCGTCATCTTCCAACAACTCGCTAACAAAGGACCAAGAGCGAGGAGTAGCAAAAGAACGGCTACCGCTACGTGGGTCAAAGTCGTAAAGGTCTTGTTTGGCAAAGCCCAAATAACCAACAACCTGTTCATTTACGGTATTGTTAGTAGCCCACTGGAGCCAGTCATCAAAACTAGTTTTTAATTCCAAGTGAAGGAAGCGATTAGCCAACGGAGCAGGCATACGATAAGTTACACCCTTGTCGCTATCTCGGTTACCGGCGGCAACAATGCTAACGCCCTTTGGCAGGATGTAAGTACCTACACGACGGTTTAGAATAAGTTGATAGGCCGCGGCCTGTGTAGCAGGAGCCGCAGAGTTAAGTTCGTCTAGGAACAAAATTGCGGTAGATTCTGGATCTGTAGGGAGCTCTGATGGAGGAGCCCAAGTCATTGTGCCCTTGTCGGAATTGTAATAAGGAATACCTTTAATGTCGGTAGGTTCCCAAAGTGATAAACGCACGTCAATCACTTCACGATTGGATTCATCGCCAAGTTGTTTAACAATATCGGATTTGCCAATACCTGGGGCACCCCAGATGAAGACCGGACGCTTAATCTTCAAACACTTACGTAGGCTACGTTTTGCTTCATTAGGAGTAACGCTACGATTTGCGGAAATTTGCTCTGCCATTTTAGACCTTTCAAAAATTAAAAATTTGCTACAGTTTGCGTCTGTATGTGTTTATTATACAGCGGTCTTGGTAAAATGTCAAGTGTTTTTTTCTATTTTTTCTTGTTGTTTTAATGCTACACTACGAGCACGAGCTTGTCCAAATTTTTGAAGATTGCCAGAGAATAGTATCAATTGGATAGCCATGTTACTATCAAATACGTATATAGCATCAGTATCCAAATAAAATGGAACATCTACAAAATGGTCTAGTTGTAATACCATTTTACTGGTCCATTCTATCTTTTGATCCAACGTAACTTTGAATTCTTCAATATCTAACGCCTTAAATGATTTGTATCCAAACTCGGTCAAACGAAAGCCGCCGGTTGTCTTACTTCTCGGGTTGACCCACCATGCGGCATGATACTGTTTAATTTTTTTCGGATCAAGACCTAACTTCTCAATCATTCCTTGAGTAATTATTTGTCTCTTATCACTCTTTAATTTCTTCACCATTTGTTAGTTTGAATACCGAAAAATCTGATGTGTTAAACATCTTGTTTAATTTTTCTGCTAGGTTATGTGCGTGACCAGCATTTGAAAAACTTACCTTTTTATACTTAGGACCTAAATCCTGTGCAATAACACTATTAGTTTTAAGATTGACAGGTTTACCTTTATGAAACACAGCCCAAATGGCCTCAGCTTCTAAAACTTGTTCAACTTTAAAAGTTTTTTTGTTTGTTAGTTCTAATAAAACATTTGGTTTTGGGCGGCTCATTTATGCGTACTCCGAAATATATACGCATATATTTATTAAGTTTACTTAAAACCGCCACCATCCATTCTTACTTCGAGAACATCATCCTGCTTAGGAGCATTATACATCTGCTCGTCTAATTTTCCCGCCAGACGTGTCATAACAATGGCAATGCTATCATTGATAGCAATAACGTCTTTTATGTCAATATTCATTTGTTTTTGGCCGGATTTGATAGCAATCCTGGCCTTTTCCAAGAACATTTCAATTGGAACCGTGTTAATTGGTTTCATTTAAGTAAGTTGAGTTGTTGACGCATTTCTTGTTCTGTTCTAAACGGGCCTTTAAACGGATATCGTTCTAGTGTAATAAGTTTAGGACAGAACGATTTAACCCAACCTTTTCGGAATTGAATTACATAGTATCCGGCACAATACTGACTTTTACTTTTTGTACTTTTAGCATATATTGGCAATTTTTTACGAACATTGTACAATGGACTAAATGGTTTGCTTGAACACGGAAATTCATAAACACTATTTGTAAGTTCTTTTGGAACTGCTACCTTTTTAGTCTTTACAAGTTCTTCTGTGATGTTGATGCCCAATTGCTCTCGAACATTATTGGCATTGCCAATTTCATACTTTTGTCCATTTTGTAAAATAGAATATCCTGATTTTTCTTTACTCAGTGTTCCTATCTTTTCTCCGCCATTCTCTATTAACCAACTTTTGTTTGGAATCAATACTTTAACTTTGGTCATAATTTCCTTCATACATGATATCTCGCGTTCAAAGGTTCAGCATAACTTTCTGCCTGCTCAACTACTTTTTGTAGTTCGTAAGAGTTAGCAAACTTCATTAAACGAATGCCAACTTGTTTTACTTCTTTGTGTTTAGCAAATTCTGCCTGAATACATTCAGTCATCTTTGCTCGAATATCTTCTGGCTGTGCTTTTAAGTCACATAATTTAACATTACGGTTGTAATCATCTAGTACACGATGCTCGACACCTTCGTGGTCAGTCCAACGTTGCAACATGAGATTGTTCCAAGAATATCCTTTGGAATCTCTGTCTGCAAAGGCCTCACGGAGACCAACTTTATTCTTTGTCCCTTTCTCACGTACTCCCGGATAAGCACTAAAGATGTTGTCGGAGGTGTCTCCACGCATACACTTCTCAAATAGCAACCAGGCCGGATCCGGCGCGGGCTTAACTTGTTTAGTTTTCTTATCAGTGACAGGTTTATTTTTGTCATCAAAGTATCCCTCATGCGTAGTTGTAATACCCATTACACCGTTATACTGTTTTACGTTTGGAGCAATAAGTTGTGCAAAATCTCCGTCTGTTGAAATCACAACATGATTGTCATTTGGATGACTTTGGATAAAACCCGCAATTAAATCATCAGCTTCTAATTCTGGATGTTGTAGAACAGTACAATTAGTTTGAGCATGAATATACTCTTTAAACTTATCAAACGTTTCCCAAAAGAGCTTTTCTTCTTCTGCTTCTTTTACTGTGTGTTTTGAACGTGCGTCTGCTCGTTGCGCCTTATACGGCTTGTAAAAGTTCTTACGCCAGCTACGTCCCTCCAAACAGAAGATAACGTGTGTGCCTCCAAAGTCACGCCACGCCTTGCGTACACTATTAAATGTAACATGTAGACACATGCCGATCTTTTCTTCAAGATCTCCACGTACTACGTGCCTAGCACGAAAGAACAAATTTGCTGTATCTACTAAAATGTAAGTCATTAACCAATTTCCGATCTATTTCCGTCTATCTTGTTTACGTTTATATAACCACTACCTCTACGATCCATGCTAACACCCGCTTCAGCTCCAACATTACGGCAGAGATCCTGGAACCATTGATCTACAATTTCTTCATCTGTTTCTCCGGAGTACCCGGCATTTTTTAGTTGAGTAACAAAGTGCTCATTCCAGTCAAGTTCAAAAAATCCGTTACGTGGATTATCTACGTTTACTTTTGTTTCAAGTACTGCTATATACGGCTCTGCTTTTTCATTAGCAAGTTCTTTTGGATTAAGTTTAGCAAGGCGAGCTGATTCTACTGCTTCTTTTTCTTTAACAAGTGCTTCTGCCGCTCTAGCCAATGCGTCAGATCGTTCTTTTTCTAACTTGTCAAGTCCTGTTATTTTCTTTAACCAATTTTTCATCAAGTTCCCCACTCGTTTTTAAATAACGGCACCTGTAATCTATCACTATATCTAAGTCCGTGTTTCATTGCGGCCACTGCTACTGCTTTATTATTTAAAGCATATACTGACTCAACTCCGCCAACTGGCATTAGATAAACAGGGCCTTTAAACCCGCCTTTTCGAAATTCGTCTGTAGCTTTTAGCGCATCTTCAATATCTTGTTCTGTAGAAACTACAAACTTCAAATAGGTGTACCCAACTTCTTCGTAAGCACAAACTACTTCTGGCTTAATAGCATCTTTCCACGGTTCTCCAGAACACGGAAGTTTTGCGCTTACACTAAATGTAAGGGCGTTGCGTCCTCTTTCTTTATTACCTAATGACCAGTTTAGTAGATATTGTCTAAAATCTTTAGTCAAACGCATTGAACCATTTGTTTCAAACGTAATTTCTTTTAACCCTTTCATTTTAGGATTATCTAACAATGCTGGATATGCTTTTTGCCAACCTAGTAACGGCTCACCGCCTGTAATAACTAGATGCTCGTCCTGCCATTCATTGAAGGGCAATATCTCCATAATTCTGTCTGCGATTGCGTCTGTAGTGAGCATAGGACTAAGGTCTTTAAAACGTGGATCCCAAGAAGCATAACTATCGCAACCAGTACTAACGAGCGGAAGTTCATTATATGTTTTATATTTTGTAGGGTCAACAAATTCTGCTTCTTTGCTTAGTTCACCAAGCGGCATGCCAAAACCTTGACAAGTAAAGTTACAGCCAAATGTACGCAGAAACACAGATGGGACGCCCATAAAGCGTCCTTCACCTTGAATGCTATAAAATAGTTCTGCTATTTTAATCTTACTCATTTACAAGTCCTGCGGCTAGTTCTTTGACTTCTACATCTGTCATGAAAAAGTTATAAACAGAACTGCCACTTACTTTTCCATCTGTCAATGTTTCTTGAATAAACTCAATAGAATTTAAATCTGCTGGGTTAACGCATTTCCAACTTTTAACACGAAGACGAAAACCTTCGGTTTCTTTAACTGTAAATTGTTTCATAATGTTCCTTTCAATGTATCAATTAGTACCTTACATTCTCTATTATACGCTTGCTTTTGAACAAAGTCAACAAATTGTTCTGCCGACATTGTTTTAGATTTTTTAGCAAGGTTGTCTACTGCTCTCCAATAGTAGCGTCTACGTGCGGCTTTGGTAACGCCCTTCATATCTTCTACTGTAAATTGGAAAGTTCGCTTTAATGCTTCTGCGGCTTCACTGGGCTTTCCATCCCAAACAACCTCGCCATCGTGTGTAATAGTTAATACCGGCTTACTGTTAGAATTATTAAATTGGATAGAGTTGTTAGGAACAAACTGCCCAGAATGGACAGTTGGAGGAGGAATATTATATGTGCTCCACGAAGATGGAGTTAATGGTCCAATAGTCTGAGCTATAATTCCAACTGTTGGAGTTCCACTCCATTGAAACTGGACTGGTTTAATCTTGCTTATAGTGTGCCGAGCGATAGTTGCCTTTGCCTGGGATTGTGTTTCTAACGCCGCCAATTGGGTCTTCGACATCGCCTTTATGACGGGGAATAAGATGGATGTGAGGCCAGTTGACAGTTTGACCTGCAGCTTCGCCATAGTTAAAGCCAATGTTGAAACCGTCCCAGTTTCCGTTGTCGACTTGTTTCTTACCTTCTCTAAAAGCATCTTGAAAAGCTTCATTCAATACTCCTACTGTATTATATTTAGGCACGAACAATAGATGTCCGTTTGTTACTGGATACTTGTCATAAAAAACTGTTACATGAAAATCGTCACGCATTGTGTCATCCCAAGGTGCTTCACTATCCTCGATATGTTCCGGTCCTTCAAATATTTTAGTCATTTTATTTCCTCTAGTCTTGGTGCGTATACACCTGTATGTTGAACTGTTACTGCCGCTGCCTTGTTTGCAAATTTTATTGCGCTACGAATATTGTTTGTTTGTAAAAATTCATAAACTAAAGCCGATAAGAACGTGTCACCGGCTCCACATACATCAACAACATCACCTGCAATTTCAGCAGGTAATACCCATCCATCCCACGAAGCGCCATCTCCGCCGTGTGTAACAATTAACCATTTAGCGTCGGGCAAACTAACAGCACGACTTCTTTCTAGAGCATTTACTTTAATATAACAACCGTTCATACGTGCCAGGTCGTGCTTCTTTGTGTCAATAAAAATAGGAATTGTTTGAGTCTTAACTAATTCTTCAATCAACTCATAAGTCACTGTGCCTTTGCCGTAGTCACTAACAACTATAGCATCATATACTGGCGGTATTGCTGTTTCAAATATAATGGGCTTACTTTCACTATCTCTGTCTATACGTAGTAATTGTTGTTTGGTACGATGATCAATTAGTCTGTTCTTCTCACTGACTTTGTCTTTATCTCTTAGGAAATCAACATTACATCCCAATGCTTCTAAGTTCTTACACACGTTGCCAGCCATGCCATCTTTGTGAATGGTATAGTGCGGTTCAAAGATAGGCACCGGGGCTTCGGGGCTAATACGGTTTACATAACCATATGTATAAATGTCATTACAATTATCCCCGATTAATAATATCTTGAATGATTTTTGTTGTTGAGTATTCATCGAATCTATCATACCAAAAGATTTCCTTAACGTGTTCTTGAGCAGTTATACTCTTACCTTTCCAGTCACTACCTTTAACCATAATATCTGGCTTGTACAATTTAATTAAATCTATTAATTGTTCTCGACTGTCAAAGAATTCTACTATGTCTACAGCCTTGAGATTTTGTAGCATTACTCTTCGAAAGTTTTGATCATTAATTGGACGCTGATCGCCTTTAAGTTCTTTAACACGACGGTCAGTATCAATACACACAATGAGATAGTCACCTAAACTACGTGCTGTGTTTAACATTCTGATATGTCCAGGGTGAAGTATATCAAATGTTCCGTTAACAATTACAGTTTTCATCTAACTACCCTTGACAATTGCCAACAATTACTAATTCCTTCAACACCGTCGTCATACTTTAATTTGACATTGCCGTAAAATGATTCAGGATAGTCCCAATGAAGCACCTGTTCAATTACAGTAGCTTCCATTTTTAAAGAGGCAACCCATACTCGGTCGCCTTTCTTATAAGAGGGACCATTACCGTCTGAGTCTTTTCTATATCTTGGCATTTTGACTGTCACCAGGCATTACACGATAATTGTCTTCAACGCTATCTGGAGTAGATACTTCGATAACTGTACCAGCTTCTAAACAAATGAGTTGATGAGGCATACATGGGGAATTATGCCAAACTGATCCGTCACGTATTTCTTCTTCGTGTAGTTCGGCAGTGGCAGTATCAATCCAACGAACAATAAATTTGCCGCTTTGTACATACCAAGTTTCTTCTTTGTCTCGATGAAAGTGCATACTAAACTTAGCACCTGCGTTAAAGTTCATAAACTTGCCGCAGTATTTGTCGTTTGTGGCCCAGATAAATTCTGATCCCCAACCTTTTGGTACTAGGCCTTTTAGTTGTGTCATTCTGGTAGTGCTCTAAATCTTTGTAAGAAACTTTCGAGATAACAACTATATTCTCGTGCTTCATTAGTTTCTTTTGTTGTTTCTTTAATATAATGAACCCAGATTTGACCTTCTATTACAATAGTATGTAATACGTGAAACACACTATTATCACTTCCAGACCATCTGCTTCCATCTTTAGGTAGATTGCTCATAGATATTTGACCATTGTTTAAGTTTTTCAATTTTGGCCGCTTGTGCTTTTTCAATGTTAGTATATGACACGACATCCATTTCTTGTAAGATGTCGATCATAGCTAACATATCACCTAGTTCTTCTTCGAGATGTTCTCGATTAGTTTTAGGCTTATTTGGTTTATAATTATCTAAACCAAAGCGACTAATTTTACTTACCGCTTGTATAACCTCGGCACACTCTTCTTGAAGAATGTCCATTGCTTCTTTTATTTGCGGAGTCATTTTGTCCACCATTCTTCGTATGGAAATTCAATCCAAACATTCTTTTCTGCTTTGTTAATTTCCATACCGACATAGTCCATGGGTACGTTTGCCTTGCTACTTTGATTATCTACTACTGTGGCAAATCGAACACTATTGTTCCAGATGTCTTCCCATGCGGGATCAGTTGGTAAACACCCACTTGGCCAATCATTTAAGATCCAGTTAATAGTAGCCCCGGTATCGTTAATGTCGTCTACAATAAGAATCTTCTTACGTAGGACAGGATCACTAGTAATACGACCTTTGGGGGCAGGAATTTCACCTTCGTAGTTAATGTAACCGTAGGCATCTTCAGCCATCCACAAATTACTTTCTGGACCAAACGCATGATCACGCAAACTTACGTTTAGCGTGTACATAGGTACGTCTAAATAATGACTGATCATTACAGCCGCCGGCAACCCGCCGCGACTAATACCAGCAATGTAATCAGGACGCCACTCGCTATTTGCGATATCGCGACAGATTTTATTGATAAGGCCTTTGTACTCTTTATTGCTTATTACTTGCTTCATAACGTTCTTTCAAATAAGTTTCATTTTGGATCCATTTATTATTAACTAGGAAACCCCAGTCTCGTTTATGTGGACCTGGCATAAACAATGTCCAAGCTGTAACACCTGATTTTAGTTCAACACGATGATAACTGTTAGGGCTACAAATCCTAAAATGGCCGGGTCCACGCCACTTACGAATCTCGCAACTTTTTGTACCGTCTGTATTAAATTGTGGAATCCATTCATAATAACCGCCTTTTAAAATTAGTGTAGCATAGGGCCACGGATGGTCGTGTACATCATCTGGATCACCTTTTAAAAATTTGTGTAGGAACACATTAAATGGGAACTTGTTCCTATCTTTCAAGAACAAGTAATAGCGTTCTAAATATGGTTCGTTACAAAGACGATCCATAATAACACGCTTCCTTCCAATGCTATCAAGCCAGTTTAAAAACCATTTCATTTGCAACTTTCTAAAAAGTTATTCAAACGTTCAACTGCCTCATTAAAATCGACAGCGAACACTTTAGCATATATTACACTATCTTCGATGGTCATGTCAAATGGAATAACTCCATTAAAACGAAAGTCTTCGGGAACATCCGTAGTTACAGTAAATTCTTCTAAGTGTTTGGCTCTAAAAATTAGGTTGTTAGCCATGTCTACGGAATTCATATTAGTTGTCCAAATCTTTAGTGTTCCATTCTTTGATTACAGAAATCATCTCTTCTTCTGTGTTACAAAGAATTTTACAATTTTTCCAATCACTCTCACCATCACGTCCACCAATTTCTACCATCCAACCGTTGTCGTAACGATTGACACTGATATTCTCATTTACTTTTGCCAGTTTAGCTAGTTTTGTCATTTTATATTTCCTTTATATAATATTTAGAAGCAGGGTAGTTTTCCTGTAACCATTCTAATAACCCTGCTTCTACTGGTAAACGGATACTTTCAAATTTATTTGTAATGTATCTCATCGAGGAGCAAACTCTTGTTGGAGTTTAATGTTGTCAAAGAACTCTTTCTTTGTATGAGGATCATCTTTGAATGTTCCTTTTAGTACTGTAGTCTGAGTCAATGATGAATGTGCCATAATGCCACGATTCTCGCAACACCCATGTACTGCTTGAACATAGACTGCTACGTTTTCTGACTCTGTTGCTCTGCTGATTTCCCTAGCAATGTCATTACAAAGTTCCTCCTGGAGAGTACCTCGACGGGCACACCACTGAGCGATCCTCGTATACTTGCTAAGTCCGATGAGTTTCTGAGCCGCAATAATACCAATATAAGCAACGCCACTAACGGGTTGGTGATGATGGCTACACATACTGCGAAGCTCACTGCGAACAACCAACATACCTTCGTAACGGTCCGCCGAATCATTTGGAAACGCTGTTGCATCTGGTCCTGGTTCATATCTTCCTGCCATTATTTCATTAAAGTACATTTTAGCAAGACGTCTTGCTGTACCTTTACTATTAGGATCGTTTTCACGATCAATCAGCAAACAGTCTAACACTTTTTCAAATGCTGGTGTTGCTTCGTCGATTAGTTTTTCTATATCGCCTTCGTACAAATAATCGCTAATGTTATCGCCCGCCCAAAAGCGTTTGCCTTCACGCTTCATTTTAAAGCGAATGTGATCGCCCAAGTATGCTTCTTTATATTCTTTGTTGTCATCATCTTGCTGTTCAGCGCCAGCAAGTGTATTTTTGTATGTTAATGATTCTGTCATTGTTTTTATTCTCCGATGTTAAGGCAGTGGATTGCCATTTGTTTATTTTATACTATTATTTAGGTTCAGTCAACCTCAACAGCAAATTTTTCTGTACTGCTGATGATATTACATTTAGGTCAATACCGTATTGCTTTGCATAATTTAATAGTGCTTCGGTATCTTTAGGAAAGCAGTATCCGCCAAATCCTAATGATCCGTCTGTTCCTGGAACACGCATATGACTATCGCCGATGCGTATATCTTGTTTAATTAAATTAGCCACTACATCATAATTTAATCCTGTCTTATTAGCCAGTTGATACAGCTCATTCATAAAAACCACTTTGGTAGCTAAGAAATTATTAATAGCATATTTGGCTAGAGCGGCGTCTCCAATACTACAAAATTTAACAGTTTCTAGTCCAGGTTGTGTCATCTTAATAATGCGTTCGGCTTCGTTTCTATAAGCACGGACATCGCCGCCAATGATACACCATTTAGCATTGGCATAATCTCTACTGGCATTGGCCGCCGTTAAAAATTCAGGAGCATGAACTAGATTGGGATATTGTTTGTTAAGGCGTTGGTAAATGTCTGGAGGTGCTGTTACTTTAGAAATAATAACACCTCGAAAGTCTTTTAGCTTTTCTAAAACATTTTCTAAAATGCTTGTATCGCACTTCCCGTCCGGACCCATCGGACTTGGCACACATATAAAGATGCCTTCACACGTCATTAAGTCTGCGTAAGTTCCAACATATCCTTTACGTACATCTGAGTCTACGCATACTACGTTGTCTGGTACAAATTCAGTAGAAGAACGAATTGCTTCGCCTACAAATCCTAAACCAACAATGCCTATTCGAGGGTAAAAAGAATCATTCATTTTATATTTTGTATAAGGTTATTAGCACTAAAGAATAACTTAGTTAGGTCTTGTGCCTGCTTTTGTAACTGAGGAAGGAACTTGTCATAGTTTTCCATATACTGGATAATCTTATTACAAATTTCTTTACGATTTGCTACATAATGATTCCAACTTTCAGTCCACTCGCTAGGATACTTAAATGTATCATAAGCCATTTCTGAATAGCTTAGACGATCTGGAACCATTGGAATAGCATCAACTAATGCGCCTTCGTACCAACTGATGCCTAATGTTTCTTGTAAGTTAGCACTAAACACTAGTTTAGATTCGCCTAGTAAATTATGATATTCGTTCTTGGTTAGCTGTTGATCCTGACAGACAACAAATTCATATTGCGGCAAATGTGTAGCTAAGTCACGGAATATTTCAACCTGTTTCTCTGGCGCTATGCGATGAGGGAACAGTATAAGATCACGCTTGGGCATGTTCTTATACATAGTAAACATATCTGGCATATACTCCATAGGCCAACCAGTACGCACAAATCTAGGATCTTCACCTTTTAGAATTTCATCAAGGTGTTCACTAAACCACGGATTCTCTGTAGGATAATCGTTTAATAGATTAGTATAGAACAGTTTAATATGGAATTGCGTAGCAAAGTAGTTATGATCAAATGCGTGGAAGAAACTCTTTTCGGCGTGCCTTACCCAGGGCTTATTACCAACTAAACGTCCTAAGAAATCTTGTGGATCATAACTGCCGGCATGCCAAAGACCGTGTGTTGTAATAGGAATACCTAACAACTCACTCATGTACTTTAAGTTTATAATGCCCGGATGCCAAGCGTCAGTAAAAATAAAATGATCGCCAGCCTTGACGGATCCTGAACAAAAAAGTCTTCCAAGCTGTTCCACTTGGTTTGCCTTATAGATATTAGTGCCCCCAAAATTGAGAAAGGCACCAGGAGTAGTGGCGCTAGGAATATCGCTAGGACCCGATATAACTTGAACATTAAAACCTCTCTTTCTAAGTAGAGCAGGTACATGAGTCTTCCATTGACCAGTGTACCTAGTCTCTACTGCCTCGAGATCAACGAGGAATACTTTCATTTAACGATTGTTCCTGTATTCAGGACGACCTTCGTAACGTGGCTTTTTGCCCAGGTATGGCTTGCGCTCATATGTGCCGTTAGCACGTTGAGAATTACGCCAATCATGTGAGCGATACAAATCCGCCTGATTGAAGTTAAGCATATTAAAACGACAGTAGTCGTGCCATGCTTCGAGGTCGTCAAAAATCTTTTCGACTTCGGGTTTCATACGGAGGGTTTTTTGGATATAAGCAGGGACTGCCATTTTAAGATTCCATTGTAGAAATATGATTAAGGAATGTAAGTGTGGCGCCATTCTCGCCGTCTTCACTTACGTCAATGATGGTCTTGCGACCGGGGTATCTTGCTTTGATAATGTCGTTAAGATCACGAGCAATCATCTCACAGGATTTGTGGTTGAGCTCTAATGTGCCATCGCTGTAGCACTTTTCAAGCCAACGCTTAAACTGGATAAATTCAATATCGCGGTCATCTTGGAAGACCTGGATAGAAACTTTAAAATGGAAAATATGACGATGCGGAGTTCCAAGGAAACTGACATCGTATTCGTCGCCTGTAGCTAACTTTGGATCAGTTGCCGCGGCAGGGTACAGGTGAATGCCTTCTTTACGGAAGGTAACCCAAATCATAGATAGTTCATTGTTCATGCTTTATTTCTTCAAAATGTTTATTAAAATTAGGATTTATGTGCGAGTATCTATTTAAGTAGTGTTCGTTATCAATTGTAACTTGTTGATGGCACACCTTACATAACACTTCTCGATTTTCTGGGGAGTTGTTATATCTATTACCGTCAATGTGATTAATATCTAATTGTCCGGGGCTAGTAATATTTGAGGTACATTTAAATCCGTGATGAGCGTCAACATTAGCACATCCAGATTTCATTTTAAATTTATCCATAGCGGGTTTTTGAGCCTTTCTGTGAAACTCGCAACAACTCTTCCATTTTGCGCCGGGAGATCCATCTTGTTTATTGTACTTTTTATGATAACCAACTTTATTAGTACAACCGGGATAAGAGCATTCCGGAGCATAATTGTTAATGACTGAACTCATAAAATTTCATCGTCCTTATACTGATCCCAGTCAGTAAATTTCTCACGCTTCATAAGATCATGAAGTTGATGAGTCCACACACCGGGGTTAGTTGCTTCAAACCCCTTGTCGTCAATCTTAATTGTAGCATTATAATTGAGTTGTGTCAAGTAGGGAATTTTTACCGAAATCATAGGAATGAATTTTCGGTGCTCACAAAATCCGCCCTCAACTAGTCCCTCAACTTCTTTAACATCAAAGTCTAATGTACACCAGTATCCTTTTTTAAGACATGGAAAGATCATCTTTTCCCAAAGTCCCCAAGTTACGGCATCGTTAACACCACCGGTTCTAAAACTTTGGTTAGCTCCAAAATAAATATGTTTAACATTATTTTCTTCAGCCATTGCTAGGATAGTATCGGGACTGTGTACACCTGTTACAAACAATGTTTCCATTCCGTAAGCAGGAGTGTGTTCAATTTCAATTCCAGTAAAAAACTCAACTGCTTCAGCTTTACCAGTTATGTAATCTCTATTCATATCTGTTTCCAATACTCTTTAATTCTTGTTCGATTTGTCTGTCCATTTCTAGTAGACGAGCTTTCATTTGATCAATCTCGTCTTGACTAGCACTACTATATTTTAACTTCTCTGCTATGTCTCTGTCAAGCACATTTCTAATCTCTTTTAAGATTTCAATGTGTTTTTCCATTTTATCAAGGCTCATTCGCATCTTGGATGTTTTCCTCTAGTATACGTAAACTTGGATCATCTTGTTGATCGAAAAGTGGCGTGCCATCTGGCGCAAGTCTTACTATAGACTTGTCTTCAATTGTAAACAAATTATTAAATTCGTTTTGAGCAGGACCGCCTTGTAAACGAGCACCTTCTAAACTACGTAAGAATACAGTAGCACTATCGATTAACTCAAAAGCTTCAGATTTTGTCTTAGTTTCAAATAGTTCTTCAATGAATGTAGCAAAGTACAAGATTCTACGGGGAACCCAATCACTAAATTCTTTTTCCTTCTTACCCTCGATACCCCAACTTCTCCAATTAGGTTTAAATCGTACAGTCTCAATGTCCATTAATTGTTGAGCACGTTGTACAGCAACAATATGGCATTCTACGTTATGGCCCATCATTAGAGCGTAGGCAAAACTGTCCCAAGATGTTTTGTTTGGAATCTTGTCTAATTTGTTAAGTCTTGGGACAATATTGTAATGCTCTTTTTTCAAGTGATCAAATTCAATCTGAACGTCATTGCCGTTTTTATCTTTCTTAGTACCTAACTCGGCATCGGTCTTGCGTGTACCAATATCATAGTACGCAATATCTTCCATTGTTAATCTACTTCCTGTTTCGCTTGCGAATGGGAATGGAATGTCTGAACGTCCTGACAATGATTTGTTATCTGGGGCTTTGTCCATAATAACACTCCACCTTTTGTTCGTGTGTTGTGCGTTTGTGTAGACAAGTCCGTGCGCTGTTGCGATAAACGGTGAGGCGCAATCAAAAGAGATGGTAAAGTTTTCATTGATATGCTTCCTAATTTGACGTTGAATTAAAGTTAGATAACAAGACCAGTCTAGTTGAGCAGTACCCAAAAAGTGCATCCAGTCTTTTCCTTTTAGTAAGTTGTCTTCACGTAGTGTCATTAGACGCTTTAACGTAATATCCATCTTACACATATTAGCACCCCCCATTGCCCATCCTTCGGCTTCTTTGCCTGCGTATGGACCAGTTGGATCGCTAAATTCTTTAACACCGTTGTACCACTTTTCAGCAGTATCCCAGTCACCACCTTGTAGTACATTAAGCCATTTAGTTTGACCTAATCTATTTTGTAGGAAGTAGTCGTTATTAAAACGTGTTTTTTCTAAACAGTCTTCAAATGTTTTTAGTCCGGTCTTTGGACTATGAATGTGATCACACGCCCAAGTAGGAACGTCCAGCATCATTGACCAATCAGCAGTTAGTTCTAACCACTCTAGAATATTTTGACGAGTCTTGTTAGCACTCTTACCTTCAAAGTCTAACCAATCAAATTTAAGAACACCTTTACCGATCTGGTATCCGCCCGAGTCGCCTAAGATCATAGTCTTACTGCGATCACGTTGTTGGATCATAGACTCCTGTACCATACTTTTGTTTAAGTCTAATTGTGCGTGACCCGCAGAGTACAGGCCGTATCTGTATGTAAAGTATCCTTCTTCTTCATTTAAAAAATTCATGCCTTCGATGCCACGATCAAATCCTTTAGGAATACGATCTTTAGAAACAAATTCTTCTAAACGTTGTTTAGCAATATATGTACTGTAGAACGAACTAATCGCAGGTAGATATACTGCGTAGTCTTTCTGTAGTGGGGTTAAGTTAAGTGGTGGTTTCTTCATTGTGCTCTTTCGCCAAGATGGCTATTAATTCTAGTTCTGCTTTGGCTTTATTTAGGTTTTCTAATGCAATACTAACAGATTTAGAAGTCTTTGCCAAGTCAAAAAATTGTTTTTCTTTTTCCATCTGCTGGCGGACCCAGTCAATTGCTTCCTCGGCAACAGGACTCATCCCAACAGATGCCGTTGAACCGGCAATGGTCATCCAAGTATTGCCGTCATATGCCTGTAGGTTAGCACCGTCAAATCGAACCATACCGGCAGACGGATTACTCATATTAACATAAGGACCACCAGCATGGCCCCCATGTATATACATATACTTTCCGTGTTGGGTTATTCCGTTTATCATGCCTGTGCTGGAATAATATACTTGTAAATTGCCAAACCGCTGTCTAGTTCGATTTGCATTGCGCCTTCGTTACTAAAGCTAATACTAGCATTGTTAGCATCGGCAATCTTAAGGATGCTTAAAACGCTACTAACTGGCCATGTCCAGCCCTTTGTAATCTTACCAACTACATCAGTGGCAAATACAAACTCACCACCGTGACTACTTTGATCACCAAATGTAAACTTTAAATTTGTACCATCTGTCTTAGCCAAGAATGTTGTGTGCTCTGTGTTAGCACCTGCTTGGAAAGCAAAACGTTGGATAGCTTGTACGCTAGGCTGTACAGTTACATCCCACTTGACACCGCGGAACTTAACAGTCTTCAACTTTTCGTTGATAATTTCTGTGTTCATAAAGCGGTAGTCGTTCTTAAAGTCACCGTCTTTGTTTTCAAAGTGAATACCTACTGGAAGTTCTTCACCGTTACGATCTTGCTTAACAACTTCAATCTTAGCACCGTCTTTGTATTCGTTGCCGTCGATCAAGTATTTTAACTTGTTCAATTGTGGCATACCAAACACGCCGATCATATCTGGGTACGGATTAGCAGTTTCAGCGTACATAATAACCGAACGGTCATCTGCCATTGAATCTACTAATGTCTTGTCTTCTGTACCAGTTACCTTAACAATGTTAAGAAAACCTAGGTTGTGCGTATGTGATACGATGTCTTGTAAAATGTCTTTCATGATATAGTCCTTTTGTATATTATAGTTAGGTGTTTGAGCAAAGTCAAATATTTTTTAATCAAAACTAAACAGACTACCAAAGGTGTTATCTTGTGTAGTCGATTCTAAATCCCATTCCAGAACTCCAATAAGGTTTTCCAGTTTGTTATTAATAATAGTAGTTTCCATTTCCCCGTGATCAAACGGCAATTCTTGGAACCACTTTGGTAAGCGTAATTCGTCAACTGGGTACGCAACTGATGTATACCCTAGTGGATTGGCTTTTAGCTTACATACAATAACCTTCATACCGTCAACGATGTTTACAGAGTATTTGTCTCCGTTCATACGTTTTAGTGTATTCCAGTTAATACTGGCCCGAACGTGGCCTGGCATATTTGTTTTGCCAGCTTTCTTTTCTTTGGCCTCGTACTCTGTAATATTGTTAGCCCTTTTCGGACTACCTTTCTCCCAACCGGGTCTAGCTTTGAACTCAGTTCTAAATTCGCCAATTCGGTCTAGAATCTCTTCTTCCTTGCTACCGTTAAGTACCTTAGTTAGAAGTTCTTCTAAAAACTTTTGCATAAATTCTGGAGTATCACTGCGTTTCAAATCTAAGCCCATGGCTTTGATCTTGCCCGGCTTTCCTTCTATGTCACTTCTCTTGCCTTCTTTATCAAAATAAAGAACAGCATAGCGTTTCTTGGTAATGAATAGGCCTTTGATCGCAACAAGTTCTCGACCTGCTTTGATAACTTCTCCACGAGACTTTGGAGAGTGAAACGCATCTAACATAAACTGTGGAAATGTTCCGTTAACTTCATCTGCGATTTGATCGTAAATTTGAATAACAGTTTCTTTGTCCCAAGGAATGGAACCTTTGTCAATGTCTTTCTTAAGGCTAGCATACGCACTAAAATAAGCAGAGTCAGTATCACCATAGATAATAGCTTTACCTAAATGATTGTATTCGCCAGTAACGACTTCATTTATTTTTGAGGCCATGTGGCGAGCAATGGCTCGCCCAGTAAGTGTGGTTGATTGACCAATACGATTGTCAAAGAAACGACAACCAACGTTGAGAATAGCACCGTACAGGCTGTTAAGATTAATCTTTTTAACGAGCTGACGTTTATCCCAGTATTCTTCTTCAATTTTGTTTCCAGCATTAATAGCTTCCTTTAATTTCTTCTGCATATCTTTACGTTCTTTGTACCAACGTGCTAGTAGTCCAGGAATAATACCTTCATGTTCATGCGTAAAGATTGTACCGTTGGCACTGAGCATCCACGGTTGATTGCTTTCATATATTAGATCGTATACTTGAGCACCAGTTAATACATTGGTGTTTCCATCTTCCCAGTCAATAATGATTTCGTTGGCTTTGTCCTTTGCCATAACAAATTCATATTCGTTAGACGCAAACTTACCTTCCCATGCCGCGGCAAAACTAGAACCTTTAGCTATCTTAGCATCAATTTCTGTTTGCGTGTAATCTTGACGCAACTGCCCAATGATAGTTTCCGGACCCATGTTCAACGCACGAATGACAGATGGGTATAGTGAGTTAATGTCTAACGAACCAATCCAATCATGAATGCCTTTCTTTGGATACGCAACGTAAGCACCTGCGGCCTGTGCGTCTTTAGTTTCATCACGTTTTGGACGACTAGGAACAATGAGTCCCCTGTGATGGGCTTCGTTAATAATAGCCTGTTCAGTTACAGCTACCGCACCCATTGTTGTTTGTAACAATACTGTGTTTTCGTGAGCGACGGTACTGGCAAGAGAAATAAACTTTAGCTTCTTATCTAGTTTGTCTAACAAGAAAGTATCTTGTCTGTTGTATTCGATAAACTTTCGAAAGTCATTGTTGTACAGTTGATCTAATGTACCTTCGTAGACAGTTTTGCTTTCGCCAATTTCCATTTCACCGATAGCATCTAGTCTATAGGTATGGCGCTCTTCATATGTATACTTGCGATACAATTCTAAACTGTCCAAGTGTACACGACCGTGGAAGTCATATGTTACAGCATCTTTACCATATTTTTCATATTCACGTTTCTTGGGAAACTTGTCCCACAGACAGAATCTACGTGTGTCCTCTTTGCTTAGGACTTTAGTAACACGATTAACGGTATACGGAACGTCGAATCCTTCGCTATTCCAACCACTAATAACATCTGCGTCCTGAATTAAGTTGAGAAACTCATCAAGCATCTCTCCTTCATTTTCATACAGTATAGTATTTGAAAACTCTTTAACAGCTTCCTTGGCCTGCTCCATAGTCATAGTCTTTGGAGGAATAGCCAGAGTAATCATTGTTTCCATCCACTGTAGGTAGACACTGATTGCAGTAATTGGCATAAACGCATCTTCAGGTGATGCGTAGCCACGTTCTGGATCAAAGTCTACTTCAATGTCGAAGAACGCTACATTTAAATTTGGGGAGTCTTGTCCTAGATAGTTTTCTTCTAGTACACGAAAGATTGGATTAATATCACTTTCGTATAACTTATGTCCACTATGGATTCTTTGTTCTTTAGCAAATTCTTTAAAGTCTTTACATTGAACTTTTGATAGGTTTTCACCGTAAATTGATTTGTACTTGCCCCTTTGATCGGGATAGTAAAAAATATACTTTGCTGGATAGTCTGTAAAGATTCTACCCTTTTTTGGATCGCGTTCAACGACGCGAATAACGTTGTCGTCGCGATTCCAGATCGCATCTACATAACTCATAATCTCTCCTACCGCTTATGGCCGGCAACCTTCTATCTTAGTCATTTGTGGCTGACTGAACCTTTCTCAATATTATTTATTATTGCCAGAACAACATTCTCATGAGTCCGATTGTGTCAATGGTTGTTAGCAAGATGTAATTAGCCAGCATACCGAAGCTCTTCCTAGTCCATGAAGCCCAAGCATACATAGCACAGCCACTAATCCAGATAGGATATAATACGAGAAGAGGAGGATTAGGGACTGTGACTGCCATTGTGATACTACAGCCAATAGACACAGCCCAAGCAAGGAGCTCAATAATAAAGCGAGGCTTATTAGAACTCCAATCATCTTTTATCCACTGTATAGTTGGTTCAAAGATTGTTCCTAACATTAATCTTCCTTGCGGAAGCTATGACCACTAATATCAACAATAGTTTCCAAATCGTCAAACTCGCGGAATACTTGATCCCATTGATCTTTAAGCGCAATTTTAATCGCTTTTTTGATCACGCTAGGTTTAACTTCTAGTTCTTCTGCGACAGCTTTAATTGTTTCGTTCAAGCCTTCTGTTAGGTCTTGAATTTCTTGCATAACTGTCATGCCCTCTGAAACAATCTGTTTAATCTTTGCTTGTTCTGGGGCGCCAAATGCTTTGCTCATAAAAAATCTCCTGTGTTCTATAGTATATAGATGTACACAGGAGAAGTCAAGTCTTTTATGATTTATTTCTTTCTATAATCTCTAATTTGGCTAGTTAGCATTTTCGCTTCTAATAATACATTTAATCTACGATCATATGTTGCTGTTTCGGCTAACTCTGGAGTTTTTTTATGCTTGGCTTTTCCTTGTTTAGCATCTTTCTTTTTATCTTTATGTGCGCCAGCACCGCCAGTTGACGCATTTTTGGCTACAAAGTTACGTGGTTTAACCGGAGCCTTGACTCCCTTTTTCCATTCTTTAACACCGCCTTCTGCTACACCCTTGCCCAAGACTTGTTGAACTAGTAGTTGAGGAGCAAATTTCATATCTCCTGCTAATTCTGATGCGGCCGCTAATACTGCTTGCGGAGTTGGTTGTAATCTTTTTTCTTCAACATCTCGTCGCAGTTTCATTATTAAAGATTGTGCGTCATATCCTAAATCGCCAACACCTTCCATTGCGCCTCTTTCCTGTTCGGACTGCATGTAGTCCCATACTGCTACTAACATAGATTTGGCAACAGCAATTTTTTCCTGACACCATTCTGGTAAATTATCACCGGGCTTAATCAAACCATCTATGCCGTCGATTGTTCTTCTCAGTGTTTCTAGATTATTATCAGACATACCTGCTTCGTCGTCATACTCGGGATTAGTTCCCTCTGATACTTTTCCACCAGCATCGTTAATACGTTTTTGTAACGCACTTAATTGTTGCTGGATATCTTTTTGCTTTGACCAAAAACTGTGATCGTCACTGTATTCAAAATTAGGATCATACTGACCTCTTAGCTTTTGAAACTGTGCCATTAACGCTGGAAGATTTTCTTTATCGGCTGCAAGGGCACCCTGACGGTTCTTATCAGCAGTTGTCTGTCTGGCTTTTTGATTTCTTGCTGAAACACGTTTCATTCCTGCGTCTCTATTCTTAAAGTCACGCATTGCTTTTTGTACTTCTGGCTTAGCAGGATCAGCAAACATCATTTTAGATGCTGCAGAAATTTTCCCCTTGTGTGCTTTAGAGTAATAGTCACCTGTACTAATTTCTTTTATTTTTTTAGTCATTGCGGTCTCTTAATAAATTTTTTAGGTTTAGTTTTTTTAGATTCTCCGTAAGTACCACCAAACAGAGATCCTACTTGACTAGCTGGTTTCCCACCAGGATTAGTTACGGTCGCAATAGAACCGGAGCCAGTTGCTCCGCTACTTGCCGCTTCTAATAATTCTCTAATCTTCATTTCTTTTTCTTCTTAACATTCCATGTAGAGGACGGACTTACTTTATAAGTATCTTCTGGCTCTACACTCTTTGTCCATGGTGTAACTTCTTTACTATCCGTTGGGACAGTATTTTCTGCTTGCCTGAACATATTGTATTCTTCTTGTGTATATGGATGTTGTGTGTTGTATTTTTCCATCCAACTGTAACTATCCATATCTACACCTTTTTTACTTTGGCCGTCTGCCATAGCAGTTGCCATCCACAAACGATTCATGTGATTTACACGATCATATCCGCCAACATCGCGAGACTTTCTAATGCCTTGCTGTACAGCCGCGGCACGTTTCTTTACTTTGCCTGCTTTGCGATTTTCAGAAATAAATTCGTTTGCTCTCATATGGGTATTTATTAAAACTCTAATGGCCTAGCTTTTAGGAATTCTGGATTTGCTTTATTAAACTCTCGCATAATAACTCCGGCAATTTCATGTGCTTGATTTTCTTGAGGACTTCCTGTGCGACCTGATTCGCTATCTAGATCGTGCTCTATGTTTTGTTTATAATGTACCATTTCGTGTGCCAGTGTACGTAAAATATCTACAGGGTGTCTGTTGGCAATTCCTAAGTAAATTATGTTCTCATCACTGACAAATTTACCAAATGTAGGTTGTACTTCGTCGTCAATAAACTTTTCTAATTTAATATTAGGCACGTTGCGTAATTCTAAAATTTCTAAAGCTAAAGGTAAGAACGTAGGCAACATATCCATTAGGGTTGCGTCATTAGTTGCTGATTCAAATAGCTGTGTTAATAGCATTACTTTGATTCCAACAACTTAATAAAACCTGCCATTAGTTGTTCCGCATCTTCGCTAACTGGAACACACTTGTCTTTACCGTTCTTAGTACCTGCGTACTTATAACCTTTCCAACAGGCTTTACCGTCAGCGCCCTTAATCTTACCGGCCTCCGCAACACCTTGTGATCTATTAGTTCCTACAGTAACCGCAGGTGCTCTTAATCTCATTTTATCGTTTGATGCTTGAACAACGCTATCAAATTCTAAATTGAATACTCTGTTACCGTCTTTATCTGTAGTTTCTGCGCCTAATACATATCTACCGTTGGCAATAAGACTTGCAGCCGCAGCCGCTCCGGCGCTTAATGGTACTCCGGGTAGTTTAGTAGTACCTTCTCCGCCTTTGTAAGTTCTAATGGTACTAGGTTTAAACCCTTCACTTTTCATAATATCAGGGTATTCCATCATTTCTCTACCTGCTATTACTAATTTAGGACCTGAAATAATTTTAGCGTAAAACGTATCAATACTCATTTCTAATATTTCTTTTACAAAATCTACATTAAAATCTAATATAGCCGCACCACTAACTTTGGTAGCAACATCAATTTCTTTATCAATTTCTAATTTTAAATTATTTACTGCCTCTTGTGGAGTATTGCCCTTGGCTTTAAATTTAGCATCTAATGTTCTTGGATTTTCTGCAATTGCAATAAAGTATAAATTATTAAACTTCTTTTTACCCACATATACATCGTATCGTTTATGGGTACCTACCGCTAGATAATTTTTATCGCTTTTATAACCAACTAATTCATTTACCGAATCTTCCTTCATTGGATCTTGACCGGCTTGTACTTTTTTGTACCATTTGATAAGTTCATGATCAGTAGCAAGTTCGAGATAGTTAACTTCCCAATCCATTTTCTTTGCTAGGAAACGAATAAGCTGAGTTCTTTTAGAAGGGTCTAATAAGCCTTCCGCCACACCTTGCTCACCAATATTTTTATCAATGCCTCTAGATCGAATCCCACCACGCTTGCGAACTTTAGCTAGTTCTTCTAGTGCGTGACGAATCTGTTCAATGTTCATTGACAACTCTTTAAAATTACGTGTAATTATTTCCCATTCAATTGGGCTAGCGTTTTGTGCTCTCTTTGCCAGGTCTGCTAATTGTCCTTGAGCTCGCATCATGCGAGTTTTTAATTCGGCAGAGTTAACTCCTTGATGTCCGTAGATTGTAGGATTCATTGGTTCTGCAGGATCCATTTCAATTGGCGCCTCGCCTACACTTTTATTTTTAACCATACCTTGTAGTTTTCCACTTCCTTGCAACATAGATAATAATGCAATTTCTTCTTTACGCATTACACTTTGCAATGGTTTGCCTTCTCTGCGTGCCTGTAATGCTTTATGTAAAAGCATTTGCACATGTCCTGTTTCTAAATCTTCTGCCACACCTTGCTTTTCTTTTTCTTGTTTAGCTTTCCACTCTTTCTCAAACGCTGCCTTGGCCGCGTCAGCACGTTGACGACTAGCGTCACTCTTAGAACGCTCTCTATCAAAGGCTCGTTGAAGTTTAACGGCAGCACTCATCCTTGCTTCCGACAATTCTTTCTGCCAAGCAATCTCTGCTCGAGTAATCATAATTTCTCTACGGATACTTTCAGCTAACGGCTCTTGCTCTGGTTGCTGTTGCTGTACTGGTTGTTGAGGTTTAGCCATAGTTGGTTGTTCCTGTTTCTTAATTGGTGCTGTAACTGAAGGGGTAGTAATGCCCATACCTTTCTTGGTTACATCCATTAGGTGTTTAATCCATTCTGGAGTTAATTGTTGTGATCCAAACTTGCCACCGTTAAATGTGTCATTCCAGAATGTGTATTGTTGGTTAGGGTTGCCTGTCTTTAGAATATTTCTAAGAGCAGTGCCGCTTACTCCTTGACCACGTGGAGTAACTTTTAAGTCTACTTTAACGTGCTCGTATCCTGGAAACTTATTAACAGCTTTCATTAGAGCTTTACCTAACGGTAAGTCTTTACGATCTTCGCCAACCATAATAACAATATTGTCGTAACGTGGAGGCTTGCCTGGTAAAGGATTAATCAACTCGTGTTTAATCTTCTGCATAATGCTTCCACCTTCGTGCGTAACCGCGCTGATGTTTTTGGCAAACTGCGGATACAACATGTGCCATGTTTTAAGTTTGTCGGGAACAGGAATAGGATCGTCTTTGCCTTCGGCATTACCGATGAACAAATACGGATCGCCGCCCAGTGTTTGGGCTTCTTGTTGTGTATACTGCCAAAGTTCTTGATGACCCTTGTGTCCAACAAAGCTACCAATGGCAACTACTGCTGTCTTGTTTTGATTATCACGGGGACGTTCTGTGCGAGCATTTTTCTTAGCATCTAACTTGGCACTGATAACATCACGCTGTTCTTGACTGGTAATTTTGATAGGACCGAGACGACTGTTAATAACAATGCCTTCATAGTCTTTACCTAACATATCTTTTCCAATAATGTTAGGATCTTTAATAATTGCTTGCTCTAATTGATCTTTAATAGGTTGTAGTTTTTCTTCTACTTCTTTCTTTAACTGTAGACTAGCGCGGTCACGCTTGCCTGCTGTATCAGATACAATTTGTTTTAGTTCTTCAATGTTATCTAATACATTGATAATTTCTGTAACGTCAAGTCCTTCTTTCTGTGCTAGTCTATTGTTAATAAACATAACACTACCTTGATTACCTACTTCAAGTAAGCTATCAATAAATTCTGGATCTTCAACAGGCTCTCCACTATCTGCTTCTACAGCATGAAATGGAACTAGTGCCAGTTGTACACCTTGTGGTAGTTGATCGTATTCAATGCCCACAAACTTTAAACGACCTTCGTCAGTTTGTGTAGCAAATGGTAAGAACAATACTTCACAAGTTACTTGTTTGTTGATTAAAAAGTCTGGGCCTAGTTTGCCATCGACTAGTTTAATAGCGTTCATCATTTCTTTAAACAAGTCGTCAAACATTTGAGCACGACCTAAGATCTCTGGATCTGTTGTGCCCTTTTGTTGATGATACTTGACAAAGCTGGCTTCGTAACGTGGCTCTGTTCGGCTAGTACCCATGAATGGTTTACCGTTAGCATCTTTACCAAATCGTCCACCAAAGCCGTCTACTTTGACATTTAATGGAACGTTTTGTAACTTGAAGTTACCGTTGCCGTCGTGAATCTCATCTAATAGGTCTAAAAAATCAGGAGCCTTTAGATCGTGTAAGTGTGGCATACCTTTGCGTAGCTGTGCCTTAACTGGTGCTGGTTCTTCAGCTTCACGCAGGCTTTCATTTGTAGTCATTCTGTAATTTGCTTGATATGACTGCTTCATCTGTGCTAGTTCTGGAGGAGGCGCTATTTTTAATACTTCAAGCATCTTGGCCATAGCGGCATCTTTTTCTTCGGCATCACGTTCTGGATCATTTTTATAAAGACCTTGTGCGCCCTTGTCATACAGTTTATGTATAAATGCCTGTACAACTTGTTGTTGTTCTTCAGGACTTAACACCTGTGTCATTACATCTAGCAAGCCAGTAAATGACCAAAACTTAGTGCTTAGTTGTTTTGCTTTCTTAGGATCAATTCTGTCTCCAAAGATTAGAGCAAATATCTTACCAATGTCTTGTTCGTATCCCGCAGGAGGCAATGCTCGCATAACAGGTAGCCCGTCTACAATTAACGGCTGTCCAGCTTCGTCTGTCACTGGCTCGTACTTAGGACGTAGTCCGCCACCTTCTTTACTGCTAACAGCAAAGGATAATAAGTTGTCATTGGCAGGTACATCTTGCTCAACACGGGCTTTGCCGCGACCTACTAGTTTACGCAATAAGAAATCACGAGTAGTTAGATCTGTAAATGACTGTATCAACCATTTGTGGAATACACCTTTGACACCTGCTTGTATATCTTCCCAATCACTTGAGTGACTAAATTTACTCCATGCTGTTGGTTCTTCTTTGTCAAACGCAACAAACTCTAAGTCAATTTGTATTTTAATAGGAGGGTCTTGTAATTCCCATAGACTACTGTATTGCTCGTTGCCTCTCTCAAAGCCAATTAACTTACCTCCGCCAATAAGTTTACCCTTAACAGAGTTTAACCATCCTTCTAGTTCTTTCTCCATTAACTTATCAACTTGTGTGTCAATGTCGCCTACTTTAGGTTTAACTTTTTCAAATTGCTCGTCGGGAATCTTTGTGTTGAAGAAATGTAAACTAGAGCCGCTTAGGAATTCTCCCTTTTGTAATAGGGCGGGATTCCACAATGGCTTTTGATTAACTGCGGCAAACCCATCGTTAATTCCGTATAATAGTTTTGTAAGTATAGGAACTATAAAAGCTCTGTTGTGTACTTTTAAATCAATGCTTTGCGCTTGATCTTGACCAATGGCAAGATTTCCGCCCTCGGTTAATGATCTTTTAAAAAATTCATTTAATAGCATGGGTTATCTTCCGAGATTGTATTCACCCATGAGGATGTGTTTGTTATGGTCTGAAAATTTCTTACATAAGTCAGACCTAAATTCTTTATTGAATAGATCCATTGGATCGCCACTCATATCTCGTTCTTTGTAAAACTCCATACATCCTTTGTTTACTAAAGGTAGCCATACATCAGGCTTGTGATGTGTTGTTGGGTTTTTGTGGAGTTTTCTTGCTACGGGTAAAAACTGCTTTTTGTGTAGCTCGTCGTTGTTAAGGATATACTCTAATATATCGTTAGCAAGCTGATCTTCTTCTTCGCGATTTAACTTAGGATCTTCTCCCGGTTTACGGGAATCGTTTTTATCCTGGTGTATTTCTATAGGTTTTCCGAAGAATTCGAGAAGTTTCATATATAACCGTACCTTAATGTCATGAACAGAGTCTAACTCTGTAATAATAGAGTATTTATGACAAAAATGGCTTAGTGGTTATAGTTGATAAACTGGATACCGCCTAGGTCGATATCTACTTTAGCACGTACCCACACAAAGTTTCCTGAGAAATTTACGTAGTTTGTAGTGGTATATCCAGGCAAATTGTACTCTATTTGTGAATCTACAACGTCAAACCAGTCGGTATTTGTTGAGTTTATATCAATAGGGTCAGTAGCCAGTGTTGCTTGAGCGGTACATGTACCAATAAAGTTATGCTGTACAGTATATGCTATGGTATGTACACCGTTGCTAGCACCATAGTATCCGTTACCTGGTTGCTTATCGCTTACACGAGTAAAAGTACTAGTGGTAGTAGCACCAGGATAGTTAATGCTGGTGCTGGTACTAACAGGGTTAGTAAGATTTGGAAATAAGAATGATTTGGCTAATGCTGGCATAACATGTATTTATGCCATTATATAGTAGAACGCAATACGAATTCTTCAGTCCTGCTCTTGTTAGCACCTAAGTATAACTCTACAAGTGTACGTACTCCATCATCAGATACATAAATGAACGGATTTTGCGCCCACTGCTTCTTATCATCCATCCATCGTTGCGTAGTAATGCTACTAACAAGTATGTCCTTCTCAGTATACTTGTTAAGCCATCCGTTAAACCGAACTCTTTGGTCGGCTTTCATGGTACTTTTTAAGACAATTTTATATTTGTAGTGTTCGTAAGGAAACTGATCTACAATAACTTTGACTGATTTATTGGCCAGCAAATACTCTAAGTCTTTATCATTTTTTGGCTCAGTGACTTCCATTACCCAGTTTCCTAGATCTTTAATAATTTGTTCGTGTGTATCTTTGTCCATACTAAACAAATTAAAATGTCTACCTTCTGCCCGGACCCTAATGTCATCTCTAACTAGATATTTTCTAGATAGGTTAGCAAATTTATCTAAATCGTCATAGTTAAGTTTTGTCCCACCACCTACGCGATAGTCGTATGTGTTATTTGCGTACTTTTTATTCCATTCCATGGCCTTGAGTACAGCATCTTGGCCGTACCTGGCTACATAGTAGCCGCCTTGGATTCGGCAAGCTACTTTGTATGGATACTTTCTATAAAAGAGTTTTTTAGTTTCCAGCGTCTTCAATTTGTATCTCTTCGGCTTTCACATCAACAACTGGTAATGTTTCGATGTAATTTAGCATAAGGTCATCGCCTTTAACTAGTATTTCTACTAATCCGCCATTTTGTAAGTTGCCAAAAAGAATCTGCTTACTTAACGGCTTCTTGATTAAGTCGTCAATAGTACGTGCTAGTGGACGAGCGCCCATTTTACTGTTAAAGCCTTTCTTGATCAATAGCTCAACTGCGTCAGCATCGGGCTTAACATGAACATGGCGATCTTTTAACAATGAATTAAGTTCGTCAATAAACTTCTTAACAATCTTAACCATAGTAGTTTGATCCAACTTGCCAAACTTGATAATGCCGTCTAAACGGTTCCGAAACTCGGGTTTAAAGAATGTGTTAATAGCATCTTTGCTGTCATCATCACGTTCTAAACTGCCAAATCCTACCGCGTTCTTTTCAGCATCAGCGGCACCTAGGTTACTGGTCATAATCAAAATACAATTACGACCGTCTGCTACTTTTCCATTTGAACCAGTAACATAACCGTTATCCATAAGTTGTAGTAGAACGTTTGCTACACTTGGGTGAGCTTTTTCAATCTCGTCAAGTAACAAGATACAGTTAGGATGTTCTTGTAGTTTAGTGATCAACTGACCTGCGTTGTCTTCAAAGCCCACATATCCCGGAGGAGCACCAATAAACTTGGCAACAGAATGTTGTTCTTGGAATTCGCTCATATCAAAGCGAACAAGTTCTACACTCATATTACTTGCTAATTGTTTAGCAGTTTCAGTTTTACCAACACCAGTTGGACCAACAAACAAGAAGTTACCAACTGGTTTGTTAATACTCTTTAACCCTGCTTGTGCGATAAAGATTTTATCAAGCAGAATTTCAATTGCTTTCTCTTGACCAAACACCTTACCACGCATATTCTTTTCAAGGTTAACAAGATTCTTGTTTTCTTTAGATGCAATTTGATCTAAAGGCAAGTTTGCGATCTTACTAACTTCAAACAAGATTTCGTCGTGATCAACAATACCTGCTTCCTGATCTCTAACCTTAAAGCGAGCACACGCACAGTCAATTAAGTCAATTGCCTTATCTGGCAACTTCTTATCAGTCATGTATTTGATAGAATACTTAACACTATCAATAATGGCCTGATTTGTAATCTTAACACCGTGATGTTTTTCGTAATACTTTTTAAGACCTTTGATGATCTTAATGGCGGTAGCTTCGTTAGGTTCGTTAACAACTACACGCTGGAATCGACGCATCAACGCACGATCTTTTTCAAAGTGTTTACGGAACTCTTCCCATGTTGTACTTGCTACAACTTTAATAGTACCTTTGCCCAATGCTGGTTTAAGCATATTAGACATGTCATTAGAACCACTACCTGCTGATCCAGCACCATTCATCATGTGTGCTTCGTCGATAAACAAAATAGCGTCTTTCTTATTTTCAAGTGCTTTAATAACACCTTTCAAACGTTCTTCAAAGTCACCGCGATATTTGCTACCTGCGATCATAGCACTGATGTCTAGACTATAAACTGTGTGATTTAAAATAAATTTAGGAACGCTACCTTCAAAGATCTTACGTGCTAGACCTTCAGCAATAGCAGTCTTACCTACACCCGGATCACCGATCATCATAACGTTTGACTTTGTACGGCGAGCAAGTACCAGTTGAATTTCTTCGATCTCTTTTTCGCGGCCAATAACAGGATCAATTTGTTTGTTCTTTACTTTTTGTGTTAGGTTAACACAATACTTTCCAATCAAACGATCTAAGTCTCTACCACCACCACGGCCGCCTTCGCTGCCTTCTTCTTCGTCTTTAGAATTTTCTTCATTAATCCATTTAATAAACGCATCTTTGTCTACTTTAGCTTTACGTAAAAAGTAGTTGGCAAAACTCTTCTTTTCGGCAAACAGGCTAATAAAGCAATCAACTGGATCAATTACATTACGTCCGCTAAACAATACCTGTGTAAACGCACGATTAAGCATACGCTCAACTGTGTTTGTTTTCTTTGGCTTTTGATCTTTAGCAACTACCTTGATATCGTCTAGTTCTTTATCGATGAAGTTTTCTAGGTTAGCTTTTAGGTCAGCTACCTCTGCTCCAAAGTCCTTGAGCAATGCTCCAAACTTTTGATCAACGACCATGCTGTGTAAGAAATGCTCAAGTGTTATATACTCGTGCTGATTCTTAATGGCAAGATTAACTGCTCTTTCAAAAATCTGTTCAAGATCGCTGTTTGGTTCCAATATCATATTATTTTACTTTCCTTTTAGGTTTTGATTTCTTAATTGCTAATGCCCATTTAAGTTGGCTAGTTCGATCCTGGAAAGTAATACCTTCCAAATGATCAAATTCGTGTAGAAACACTCTACAGTCCCACCCACTAAATTCTGAAGTTTCAGTTTCACCTTTTGAATTTTGATATTCAACCTTAATAGCATCTGGTCTTTTTATTTTAACAAAAATATTGGAAAAACTCAAACATCCTTCCTCCAGTTCTTGTAGTGTATCTGTATTGGCAAGCACCTTTGGATTAAAGTACGCTTTAGCCATTAAAAAGTTTTCTTTAGAACCCATTACAAACACGCGGGCATTAATCCCAACTTGATTTGCTGCAAGACCGATACCGTTGTTGGCAAACATAGTTGCTAACATTTCGCGTTCAAGTTCTACAGGATCCATTACTGGATTTTCAAAATCAAAGTCTTGTAGACGTTCTTTTAAAATTGGGTCGGGGAATTTTTTAATTTCTAGCATATCGATATTTACGCCTTAAGTTGTTTAACTAGATTTTTTTGTTCTTCAGTTAAATTAGTAGGTACATTAACATTAATGTTTAATAAAATATTTCCTTTAAACCGACTATCTTGTATGTTTGACATTCCGTATCCTGCTAATCGTAATGTACTACCCGGTTGCGTTCCTGCTGGAATTCCTACTTGTAATTGTCTGTTGTCGAGAGTTTTAATAGTTGTATCGGTTCCTAACATAGCATCCCAGACCGAAATAGTAATTTCTGTAATTAAATCATCGCCTTCTCTTTCATATGTACTGTGTCTTGCTACATGAATGGTAATGTATATGTCACCTTTGTTTAAATGCGGATTTGAATCATCGCCCATTCCTTGTAGTCTTAGGCGTTGACCTGTGCTAATTCCGGGGGGTATTTTAATTTCTAGTACTTGCTCTCTTCCGCTAGGCAAATTTATGTTCGCCATAATTGTCTTGCCGGAAAAGGCATCTTCTAATGTAACTTGTGTTTCGAGGCTTATGTCTCTATTCTTTGATTGTCGAGGTTGTCGTCCAAAGCCTGCTCCAAAGAATGGGTTACCTCCTCCAAACATATCTCCAAATTGTCCGTTTCGAAACATTTCTTCGAATCCGGGAGGGAACCCCGATCCGCCGCCAAACTGTGGAGTGGGGTTATCATACTCTGTTCTTTTGTGTGGATCACTAAGTGTGGCGTATGCTTCTTGTATCTTTTGAAATTCAGATGCATCGCCACCGCGGTCAGGATGGTGCTTCATCGCCAGTTTGCGATAAGCCTTTTTAATCTCATCATCTGAAGCTCCCTTTTGAACACCAAGGGCGTGGTAATAATCTGTCATCCAAAAATATAGGCAGTGGTAATATGTTAATTATACTACCGACTGCCTAACAAGTCAAGTAATGATTACTTCTTTTTCTTATCTTCTGGAACCTCAGTTCCTTCTAATTTCTTGTGTGTTTTGATTTTCTTACACTCTTGTACTATGTCGCCTTTTTTGTCTTTAACTGGTTTTCCGTCCTTGCCAACTTTATCGTGGCAGACTTCTTTTACTACAGCTTCGGCAAATACAGGTGTTGTGCCCAAAAGTGCTAAACTTGCTACTAATGATAATAATAATTTCATAATGTTATTTCCTTATAATACTGGATCTACTTGTGGAGGAGGCGCTGCCTTACCTCCAAACCCTGAAGTTACTCCCGTTGGAGCCGCTCCCGCTCCAAAGCCTGTACCGCTACTAAAGCCTGTTGGTACTGGAGGTGTGCTTCCAAACCCGCCTCCGCCAAAGCTACTTGGTGTTGTTGTTGCGGCTGGAGAACCGAAGCCCCCAGGTGAAGCACCAAATCCTGTTGTCGGTGCGCTAGTGGTTGCTGGTGCTGGTGTTTGTGCTCCGCCATTATTTGCTCCGTTAAGTTTTTCTTGTGTACGACCAAAAGCCGCAATACCAAGTACCGCACCCATTGCGATGTGGAATAAACCAGCACCTTGCAGTGTTAATGGATTCCATTGAGTAATTGCTGTGTGTGTAACGGCCTGTAATAGACTCCATAATATTGGAAATATCACCATGTCCATGGTACATATTACCATATACATCCAGCCCATCATTGGACGCCATTTACTGTTCATCCAATCTTCTTTTTTCTTTTCGCTCTCGCTTGATACTGCTCCGTCTGCCATGTTATGCTCCTAATATATGTAATGCGTGATTGTAATGTTTAATACGATCTTCAAGTCCAATGGTGCCACCATTGATACGCTTTGTTAATGTTACAATATCGCTCTTATCAGCCCATTGGTTAAGATTATTGCTTTCCCAGAACCAGCAAGCTGATTGGACTGCTCCTTCAAATGTTGCTAGATATTCAGGAACATCTTCTACTGACATTTCTAAACTGTCAGCAAAATTTTGATAGTTTTGTTTTCCCGTTAATTGAATAAGCCCTCGACCACAGTAACGAAAACCGTCACCTGAATGTTCGTCACCGTTGCCCATACGTCCACCGTAAACACGATTGGCAATCATCTCCGGCTTTTGTGCGTAGGCATTAGCAAGCTCGTCGTTAGGAAAATACTTAGGAAATACCTTGCGTAATGTTACAGCGCGATAGTTTAAATTTTCTTTGATTGCTTTAAACCCGCCGCTTTCGTGGGCGCATTGTGCCACAAAGGCTGCAACTCTAGGGGGTGTGTTAATATCGTACTCTGGTAAGCATTGTGCTAGTGCATCGTACCAATGATCAATATGAGGGTTTCCTGGAACCATCTGTCCTAATTGACTCTGTGTTAAAATAAATTCGTCTGCCATGTTAATGTCCTGTTAAGTATATATTTATTTTTATACCGCTTTGGCAATGCTTATAAGACCGTTCATTGCGGTATTTAATTTTTCCATAGCTTCTAATTCAGCCATGTTTGCTTGTATATTAATTTGACGTTGAACGTCTTCGACTAATTCTGTGTATTCTTCTTTGCTAATTTGTCCAGTAGCGCACATTTCAGTTAATTGATTAACTTGTGCGGCTGCGGCATTTACATCAGGATTGTTACTGCTAATACTTGCTAATAGACTTTGGTGGTATTCTATGCTCATCTTGGTTTATTCCCTACGACTTTTTGTATAGTTTCAGCAGATTTTTCTATAGTTTCGAATTTGATTTTACAGAATGCTGCACTAACTTTATCATTCTTTGCGTATTGATCTTTTAAGCCCTGCGACATTTTGTCTAAATCTATAGCAGAGTTAATTACCTTATTGTTGTGCGGCAAATACTGCGTATGATTTTTAAATCCTGTTGTTTTTTTAGAAATAACTTCTGCTTGTTGTTTGGAAGCATCAAAATTATCACAACTATTTTTTGCTAGTCCCGCGGTAGTTCTTATATCTGCTATTTGTTGATATTCGCTAGAATCGTATTTCATTAAAAATGATTCAACTAGTGTATCAACAGTAGCACACCCGCTCAGTAATATAACACTTGCTATTAATATATTTTTCATTTGTAACTATCCCATAGTTTCTTTTGACTGTTGTACCATTGTGCCCAGTCATCAACAGTTGCTTTGCACTCATAGTACTGTCCGTAATTATCTGCTACTACTTCAAGTATCTCACTTAGCTTTGTTGTGCCTGGTTCAACTTGTCTCAAATCAGGACACGCCTTTAATAGCTCAGGTGGAACATTAGGAAAGTTTGGAATCTTAGGAGGTGTTGATAAACACCCGGTCAAAAGAATTGGTAATAGAAATGCTAGTCTTTTCATTTCTTGCCCTCTGGATTCTTTGCGGCTTTATTATGTAGTTCGTTAACTTTAGGATCTAATTCGCACTTTCCGTCAATTACTTTTTCAACTTCTTTAATTTCAGTTTTAACTGTGTTGTAATATTCTGTACGAACTTTTTGTTTCTTCTTTCTTTCAGCATCGAGTTTTTTATTAATCTCTTCGCTCTTGCCTTCCATTTCTTTAATTTGTTGTTCTAACTTGGCAACACGGTCTCGCCATTCCATTTCTGTATGGTAGCCACCACTAAAATATAACCCACTTGCCAGTAACGCAATACTAACAATTTGTGCCAATAGATGGAATGGAGCTAGGTGTGGGAACCAACGTAGTATTCTATTAAGGAAGAAAAAGGATAGCAGAGTCCCTACTATCCCTGTAACTAATACTGCGTGTATAACGTATAGTAAAAAACTATCCGGAATAAAACTCAGCATCCACATATTACCACCTGTCCTTTTTCACGATCATTCCTCGGTCCCCGTTGCGTATTAAAAACTTTCCATTGATTTTATTAATCTCATAATTGCCAAGATACTTTTCTAAAAATGCAACTTGACTTTGACTTGACTCATCTAACATAAGTCCACCTGGTAAACTATCTTTAACTTCTTCGTAATCGCCTAATGCTAACAGTTCCATAGCAATTGGACCCGAATATGCTTTTTGTGCAATAATTGTGTCGTCACTATCTACCATAATACTAGTAGCACCTTGATTAAAAAACTCTGCTACTACGTTAGTTTTGATTTCCAGCATCTTAGTTTCGTAGTCTTTAAGATCTAAAGGAACATTTTCTAAAATAGCATCTTCACTAAAGTGATGTCCTGTGACATCCTTGTAGTAACGGAAACGCCAATCGTAGTTGTCTGTCAAACGACTAACTCCACTTAATAGGTCTTTTAACTTACTTGGAAATTGTTTGTTTCTTTCAATCTCAACAAACACTTGATACTTGCCATCTCGTTCTTCTCCGGAACTAATGTCTGCGTCTAAAACAAAAGGATATCCTTTTTCAATAAACTCCATTAGGTCAGCGGCTGGCGCTTTTTCGTTAACTGTAAATCCAACAACGATTACATCCTGATCCTCGCCCATCTTTGAACGATACTGATCAAGTGTAAAGACTTCACGAACAAAGCCTTTCAAGTCGTTAGCCCTAAGGCCTTCACATAGTTGGCGCTGTTGCGGCTTGTCCTGCATCTGGACCTCCTCCTGTTGCTGATACTCCGGTCTCTGGTGGAACTTCTTGAGAAGCACCAGCTTCTGCTTGAATCTCACCTTGTATCTGATCTTGTTTCATGTATTCTGCCATCTTACGATGTTCTTGATCGGTATATCCTTGGAACATATCTTGTAATAGTTTCTTAGGCATAGTAATACCTACAATCCATACAGGATGTGCGTCAATCTTTCCTTTCTTTGTGCCAGGACGGAAGTCGCTAGGCTTGTGTACTTTACGTGGAACAAGTAGATGTTCTTTTTGGTATGTTACTTTACACCCGTAGTCTAGTAATCTAGCACCGCCTTCTGGGTCAGGCATGTTCTCTTCTGGCCATAAGAATTTACATTCTACGGAATATCTGTTTACATTGGGGCCAGCAAGCAATTCACCGTCTTCCCAGTTCTTGTAAACATATATGTCTAACTCGTCTAGTACTCTTTCAAAATCTTTAAGAATTTTAAACGAGTGATCACTAGCGGTTAAAGTTTGTATATTTTTAATAATATCTACTATATCGTGCATGAGCAGTTCTCTGTTATATCAATATTTATGCTATCTAAAAAAGAGCGATATCTTACGGTTTTTAGACAATGGTGATAATTACTTTTGCAGGTCGCTCACTCAAGGAGGCATAATTTGTCTAGAGCAAAACGTAAAGAGAGAGTTGTTATGGGCTCTAACCGTAACGATAATACATCAAACTTGATTCAAATCAATCAATATCTGCGTAAAAAGCAACAGGTTAACATTGTTCCGCGCAATCTAGCGCAGGAAACTTATGTAGAGCTGTTGAAAAACCCCAAGAAATACATTACATTTGCTATCGGCCCTGCCGGTACGGGTAAGACTATGCTTGCGGTTCAATGGGCCATCAAACTATTCAAAGAGGGGGTGGTTAGTAAGATCATTGTAACAAGGCCAGCAGTTAGTGTTGATGAAGAACATGGATTCCTTCCTGGCGATTTAAACGCTAAGATGGCCCCATGGACTCGTCCTATTTTTGATGTATTCGAGGAGTATTACCATCCTAAAGAAATCCAAGAGATGCTTGAAGATGGCGTGATTGAAATATCACCGTTGGCATATATGCGTGGACGTACATTTAAAAATGCGTTTATCATTGCTGACGAAATGCAAAATGCTACACCAAGTCAGATGAAAATGTTATTGACACGTATCGGCGACAACAGTCGAATGGTAGTCACAGGAGATTTAAATCAAGCAGACAGACCGAAAGAAAACGGATTGTTAGAATTTTGCTCATTATACGGCCAAGGGGGTGATTATCGTATGATAGCTATGGCAACGTTTGAACCGAAAGATGTAGAAAGACATCCGGTTGTTAGGGAAGTGTTAAAACTTTACAAGGAGTTGGATAACGACTAAACTTTTATAACCCCAATAAACAGTCAAGAGAAAACCGCATAGTAAATCGACCTGCCTCGTACTATGCGGTTTTTGTTATTGTGCTTGTAGTCTGCCTAGCTTGGCTAGTGTAGCAGACAGGTTAATTTCTGGATCAGCAATTAACGCATTGTCAACAAGTCCTTGCTTAATAATGATAATAGCAGAGTCTTGTGTTTCTTCATCGTCACCAAACAGTTCAATATTGTGATACATCCAAGTAAAGATACCTTCCATTTCATCTGGGCGGGCTTTGGCACACAACATTGCTCGAGCTTCTTTAATCTTTCTTGCCTTAAACAACTCGACCATTTCAATCTTGTAATCACTAATGCCGCTATCTTCAGCTTTGGGATTAATCAACTTTCCGTCTACACAATTTTGTTGTAACAGGTTAATACACTTACGCAAGTCTGGATAAACTGCTTTAACATAAGTGTCAAGTGTGTCGAGATCAAATTCAATGCCTTCTTCAACTAGAATAGTTGCGGCACGGGCTGTATACTCTGTTTGGTCAATTGACGCAAAGTGCATCTGCTGGCAACGACTGTGTAACGCAGGAACAATACGATTAGGACTGTTACAGGTTAGAATAAATCGAGCAAACTTAGAATACTCTTCAATAATGCCCTTTAATGAGTCTTGTGCGTGTTGACTAAGTCGATCTGCTTCGTCTAACAGTACAACTTTAAATGGACCAAATGGCATCATTTGAATAAACGGAACAATCTTATCTCGAATAAAGTCAATACCAGTTTCGCGTGATGCGTTAACTTCAAGAATATCAAATTCCTCAATACCAATTTCGTTTAACAGGACTTTAGCAAGTGTTGTCTTACCGATACCCGGGCTACCACTTAGTAGCAGGTGCGGGATAGATCCTTCTTTGATCCAGCCCTTAATCTGCTTCTTTTGAGAGTCGTCCCTAAAAACATATCCATCGATAGTTGCTGGGCGATATTTCTCTGTCCATAGTTCTTTCATGAGCGCAATCCTTCCAGTGTAATAATTTTAGCAAGTTCTTGTCCAAGGTCAGACTCTTTGTGAATAATGTATAAATTTTCTACATTATTATCTTTTCTCTCATCGTATCTTCGAGTTTGAATAATAGTTCCACCGACTGCTTGATGTACTGTAATTCTAGTAGATGTGCGGCTATCTAAATCCGGACCTTCGTCAATTGACACGTAATTAGCTTCTTGCTCCGGATCATTAAAAATCCAATCTCTAAGTTTCTGTTTTAATGTTCTTTTCATGGGTTTATCTTCTGCGTATTGGGATAGCTTTGATCGTTGTCGTTTATTAATAGCAAGTCCCCTAGTTGTCCCTATCATAGCCGACTTTGGAAGTGTTGCGTATGCTGTACCGTACTTGCTCATTTCTTTTTGCTTTCTGCTTCTGCCACACGTTTGCGTAGACTAGATGAACTAAATGAATGATCTCGTCCGTTATAGACAATTTCAATTCCTCTGCTATTACAAATGTTTTTACCTGTAAAGTCTTTATCTTTATACTCAACTCCTAGTATACGCACATCTACGGGTAATGTCAATAGAATGTCTTCCAGATCCTTTTCTGTATTGTACACAACAATTTCGTCAACAAAGCGAGTAGCACTAAGTTGTATTTGTCTTTCTACAATACTTTGGATTGGTTCGTTCTTTTCCGGGCGATCCCACTTGGCGTTATTTTGTAAACCAGCAATTAGGTAGTCGCAGTGATTTTTGGCTTCGCTTAACATAGCAATATGTCCAGCGTGTAACATGTCGAACTGACTAAAGGTAATGCCAATCTTTAAACCTTTGTCTTTTAGTTCCTTAACTTTATTGAATATCATTCATATAGTATAGAGGAAAGAACAGGGCATGTCAAGCCCTGTTTTTAATTAATCGCCCATTCTAACAACGTCTGATGGTCTTTCGTCTGAGATTAGTAAGATTGCCTTATTGTCTACACCATGTAGCGCAACCTTAACCCCATCATCTATCTCAAGTTCAAATTTACGAGTCCATCGACCATGTTCAATGAGAATCCACTCGCCTTCTGTGACTTCTTTTTGTTCTGGACCAACTGCCCAAACACGGGCCCAACGTGGACGAATACCTGTACGTTGTCCGTCATCACCTTTTAGGATAATACCACTTTTAGTAGTTTCTTCTCCAAAGTTCATGTCCGACACAAGGATTTTATCATGTAAAGGAACGATGGTTCCTTGGACTGCTCTTTTAATTCCCATTATTCGCCTTTCTTAGCTGCCTGGATAGCTGTTGGGTTATTTTCGTAATAGGCCGCAACTTGGTCTTCGCGCTTCTTAACAATCTTGCCACCTGGGCCTAATTCGTCACCACGAGCATTCATACGAACGTTTCCTACCGCTGGCATAAGTTCGTTTTTGGCTAGTAATTGATCCATATCAATTTCTCTGCCTTGCATTGTTTTGTATCTACGTGTTGTCATATTAATTCTCCTGTTTTAAGAACTCGTTTATATCGAGCTCATATTTAATACTGTCAATTTTGTGAACACCAATTAAGTACAGTACGTAACTTGCTACAGAGCTTCCTCTGCCTACTCCCCATACTACATTGTTTTCACGCATTGTGTCTACTAAGTATTTAATGTATCTTAGCAGTGGGATCATATTAAGTTGGCGGAAAAGTACAAGTTCGCCCTGTACTCTATCCATTTTTCTATTAGTGTTACATTGTTCCGCTAGCCAAGTTTCAATATCGAACTCTTGATATTCTAGGGGCATGAACCAGTTGTTTTGATTGTTGGCATCAAATGTTGCCACGTCTACGTTGGGCTTTTGGTAAACTGATAGTTTAGAAAAACGATCGCCATTGGCATTGATTGCATTGTTAAATTGGTTAACAAGTTCTTCGTCTTTAACATTGATGTCAACCAGTTCTTGTATTTTACCAGAGTATAGTGCTTGGACTAAATCTTCTCCGTTAAGTACAGCTTGATTGTATTCGTCGAGTGTCATACAAACATTATAGCAGATTAATTTACTTTAATCAAGCCGTCTAAGTTCTTATTGGATTTCTGCGCCAGATCTTTAAGTTTTTCACTTTGACGTCTGCTCAATTCATTTCTGTATGCTTCTAGACATACTGCTAACTGTATTAGAATAGATCCGCTCATTGTTCTGGAAGCAATTTGATACTTGCGACCAACTTCGTTTATTTTGGATTCTAATTCCAAATCTTTTAGATCCTGAACGTTTTCAAGTAATGGGTTGAACATATTACCACGGACTTGTTGTTGCGGTTACTTTTGCCCAGATGTCTGTTCCGTCATTTATCCAAGACTTATGACATACGTAGATAGTTGCGGTAGTGGCAAATATCATACCTTTTGTATCACCGAATCCACCTTTAGATGTAGTTGGCGCGGCAATAGTATATCTTGAAGAAGTTGAAATAACATCAACTAGCGCAGTTTGTATTAACGCCTTAACTGATGCTGTTGTATAATAGTTTGTTAATGAGTTAGCAACAATAGTTCTAACAGTGGCAGTAATATTAGATAGAACAGTATTAGTTACGGTGGTAGCAATAGTTGTGGCAAATGCTGTACTGGTTGTAACGGCGTTGTTTAATTGGAACTGTAGACTTGTAATTTCTAATGAAGTTGCGGTAAACGCTTGGTTAATAATTGTAAAGTTATCTCTAAACCCCTGTGTGTCATTATCCTGCCCTGCGACCGGGTAGGTTAAATCTAATCCGCTAATTGTATCTGTTACTGTACTTGTCATGTTAATATTTATCCGCGTATTGTTAGTGGGTCAGGTAGGTTGAATGCTTGATATAGGATGTAATTATTTCCACCCTGTATGCTGGCCAAGTTTGTGTATGTTCCTACACTAGGAATTGATCCACCTACAAAAGCACTTTCATTTAGCTGATTTTTTAGACTAACACTTTTTAACCAATTTAATACCTGCGTAGCTGTCATCCAAGGGCGAGCCTGCAATAAACAAGCTACAACACCCGTAACTTGCGGAGTTGCTTGACTTGTCCCACTTATTTTATTTAGGTAGTATGTTTCACTAGTACTTGTACTTGACCCTGACCGAGGATCAACAACTGCGGCACTAAGATACGTACGATTATCAAATCCTCCCATGATTAGTACACCCGGAGCATACAAGTCTACCCTGGGACCAGTAGAACTAAAATATGCCTTGTTATCATAGCTTGTGTAGTAGTTGTCTGATGCTCCAACGCAGATAACTCCCGGACATGACGCAGGAGTTTGCCCTCTATGGTATGGACGAGGTGATCCCGGAGCATCAGACATTGTAACGTAGTTGTTATAATCTAATCCACCCACAACATCGATCTTATGAGCATTGTTTCCTGCGGAGCATATTACAATAACACCTGCGTTAATGCAATTCTGTATTTCTGTTTCAACAGTTGTATATCTATAACCAAAACTGCCATCACCGTACTCTGCTCGACCGAGCGTTCCATAATTTGTTGCGCCAGCACCAGTTGTTGTAGTTAACGCTACTGTTGTTCCTCTGTAAGTTACTGTTTGTAATCCATTACCGTATGATTCAGAATAGCCATAACTACCTGTAACTATTGTTGGACGCTTATATCCTGTGGCAGGGTCTATTGGTTTTGCGTTGTGAAATGCTCTAACAGTATACCAACAGCTTAGTTCGGGAATTAATCCTAAACTGCGATTATCGGCAATACTTCTATATGGTGAGCTATCACCCGGAACCGTTCTCATACTGTATATTTTTGATCCAGATGCCCATCCATTGGTGTTACCTGCGGCAATTGAAGCACAATTAGTTCCGTGTCCGTCACAGTCTCCTAAAAACCCCCCAGTTACTGATGTAAGATATCCGTACTGTGTCCAATCGTGGTCAATGACTCTTGTACCGCCTGTCCCGTCTGCGTTTTTTGAAAACTCTGGATGATATGGTTCAACACCTGTGTCAAATACAATAATGTCAACACCTGTTCCATCTAAATTAAAATTAAATGGTTTAGTTATTGTATAGGAAGTAGCAAAATCATTACTGGTACTGGTACTGCGAATCAATCCGTAATTTTTATGTGTAGCAAGGTTTGAATATGAGTTACTGTAGCTACCTGTTCTAACACCACTCGTTCCTTTTCTTACATTTTTGTATTCAATAGGATCTTGCTCAACGATACGAATACGTGGATCATTGTTTAACAGAGCCGCTTCTTCATCTGTAAGCAAGGCTTCGACAGTATGCTCACTGCCCATCATCATGTCAGTTATTTCTACAACGCGACTTGGTACTGTTGCTGAGCCTTCAGAAGATTGCAGATCTGCGATAATAGCATCGGTTAGATCTGGATGGTCGCTAACAACATAGTACGGTTTTAACTCACTCATATTTTATTTATGGGCTTCGATCCATTCAATTAATTTGTCATCAGTTACTTGGTCAAGTGGTATAAAATTATTCATATCGGGGTCTGGCAAGGTCACGATACTTTCAGTATCGTTTTCTTTATATACAATTACCTTAACAATTCCAGGATTAATAGATCCTTCTTTTTCATGCGAAAACGATGTACCTATTGCTGAGTTAACAATTTCAATTGCCATGATTTTTCCTTATATTCTTTTCCCATTCGGATTGCCAAAATTCTAAGCCTTTTACAAACGTCTGTTGATCCGGAACTCCTAGTCCTTCAAAAAATCTTACTCCGTTGTAAAAAACAGATACTGACGGAATAGCCGGAGGCGCAAATAACGGAACGTCTTCGACATGAACCGTATATAATTTGTATTTAGAAAAGTTTGATTCAATTCCACCGATCATTTCTAAAAATGGGGTACAGTGACTACATTCTCTATTCCATAGTACTACTAATGAAAGAAATTCTCCTCCTACCGAGTCTAGTTCTTTAGCAAGATTATCTAATTCTATTTCTGTCATATTAAGACTTTACACAAATTCTAACTACAATCCATTGATAAGGATATGATGAACTACAATTCCAAAAATAACCTTGAGCAAGGCTCTGGCACATATAGATAGCGTTCCTGGTCGCTCCTGCGAATTGAACATCTAATTGTTCTCCATAGGTTGCTACCCATTGTGATGGAGGTACAGTACCGTCATAGGGCGGTCGATATGTTTTTGGCCCATTACCGTAATCGGGCATAGCTGCATTAGTTGCGCGAATGCCACCGTCAGTGTATCCACTAGGACACGCAGGAGGAGTTGGTTGGGGATCCGCATTAAAGTCAAAATTAGGACCGCTCCAACAATAATTTCCCACAGCTACTTGATCTCTTCGTAGATATGGGACTATATCAACCCAGTTGCCTGTTTCCCTAGATCCAGGGCCGGCTCGGTATACAGCATTTCGTTCGGCTTCGGAGTTGTCTGGAAGGAATAGATCTTTACCGGTATTGTTGGTAATCTTCATTCCTCTATTGTGGTACCAAGTGGGCGCGGCATAATAGTCAGGACCGTCATTGTATCCTGGTCCCCAACTACGTACTGAATCGGCTACCGTATTGTTTAACCTTGCCATGCCTTACCCCTTCAGTTGTTTTGTTAGTTCATCAACCTGTGATTTAAGATCCTTAACAGCGGCAACTAAGTTGGCAATAATTCCAGATGAACTGATTGCCAACGTACCGTCGTCAGCAACTTTAACTGATTCTGGCAATACTCCCTGAACATCTTGAGCTAGTAATCCTAAATCTTTTTTGCCATTTAAAATCCAATCAAAACTAACAGGACGAAGTTTATCTAAAATCTCCCAGTAGTTAGTTAAGTTATTGATATTTGTTTTTAATGTTTCGTCTGAACTATAGTAAAAAGCGGCCGCTGTAACATTATTAAAAGTTACATCATTACCAGTACCTACATTTTGATTTACAGTATAGTTACCAACGTTACCTAATCCTACTTCACTGCTAGTGTAACTTGGTTTAGTTGCGGCTTTGGCCCAAGAATATACATCACTTGCCGGAGCACTACCTGCTGAGTCGGCATATAATACTCTAACACCTGCGTGATATGTACTATCATTGTACCCTTTTAAGTACCAGTAAGTTCCGTCCCACCAACTTTGAACGTTATATGTATCAACCGCAGAGTCACTACGTGCTAATCGTCGAGCGGTAGTAGCATAGCTTACTGATTTAGCAGAGTCAGCAGTATTATCAACGCTACCTAATCCTACTTCTGATTTTGTGTATGATGGCTTAGTTGATTGTTTGGCCCAAGAATATACATCACTAGCTGGAGCACTACCCACTGTAACAGTCCCAAGTGACGTTATACTTGTATTACCGGCCCATGTAGATAGTGCTGTGTTTTCTACGTTCCCTAAACCAACTGAGCTTTTTGTTAATCCCAATAGTGTTGCGTTAGAAACAATAGTACCGTCCGACTGTCCGCCAAGTCCTGACCCTAGTCTTACAAATCCTGCTCGACCTGCTGTTGCTGTATTATGTGCCGCTGGACTGTAAGCCATTTAAATCCCCAAGTGACGTTTAATTTCTTCAACTTTAAGATCTAGTTCTTTGATTGATTCGATCAATAAGCCTGCTAATTTTTCGTAGGCAACTGCTTTAGTACCGTTTTCTCTAGTACCGACTACTTCTGGTAGTACTGCTTCAACTTCTTGAGCAATAACGCCAGTATCTGCCTTGCGAACAAAATAACCATCTTCGCCACCACGTTCTTCAATATAGCTCTGTTTCCAATCAAACATGACTCCGTTAAGTGCTCGAACTTTATCTAGTGCGCCTGTGATGTTGCGGATGTTCTCTTTTAGTGAACGATCTGAAGTATAGTAACCTGTGATGTTATTGGTAGCACGGATTTCTCCTGTTGTACCCGACGCCGATGTACCAATACCTAGACTTGTAATCTGTACGCTACCTAATGTACCAACAGTGGTAATGTTACTTGAACCTGCCCATGTACTTAATGTTGTGTTTTCAACGTTACCTAACCCAACAAATGTTTTACTTGCGCTACCACCTGTTAGTGTGCCAACTGTGGTAATGTTACTTGAACCTGCCCATGTACTTAATGTTGTGTTTTCAACGTTACCTAATCCTACTTCGCTTGCTGTGTATGATGGTTTAGATGTTTGTTTAGCCCAAGAATATACATCACTTGCTGGAGCACTACCTACAGTTACCGTTCCTAAGGTAGTAATGTTACTTGAACCTGCCCAAGTACTTAATGCTGTGTTTTCAACGTTACCTAGTCCTACGTGAGATTTTGAAACCCCAGTTACTGTACCAGTAAATGTAGGACTACTAAACATAGTAGCCTTACTTTCATTAGTAATGTTAGCGATTGCAAATGCTTTTGGTGAGTGTGACATTCAGTTCTCCTTATACCACGAACCAGTTTGTACCGTTGCTGTACAGTGCGTAAGAACCATAGCTCACGTTCAACACTATGTTGCTTCCACCGTCGATAGTACCCGACGCTGGTGTAATAGTAATGTTGTTTGTGACAGCGGCACCACTTTCGTCTTTGATTATAATATACTTTCCTGCGGCCACTGCTGGTAGTGTTAATGCTACTGCGCCACCATAGTTAACACCAACAATAGCATCTGCGGCAGCAATAGTTGCACTAGCACCCGTTACAGCTCTATATCCGACAGTTAAACTTGTAAAGCGACCAGTTCCTGCGGTAGTAGCACCAATGTTTATATTATTAATACTTCCAATAGCTGCCGGATTAATTGTAACAGATCCAGTACCGGTTGGTTGTAAACTTACACTGGCGTTTGCTGGATTTAATGTAACCGTTCCGTTACCAGTTAGTGTGCCAGTTGCTGTTAAGCCACCGTTAACTGTTGCGGTTCCGCCAGCATTGCCAATACTTAATGTAGTAGCCGCCCCACCGATGTTCAGTGTTGTTGCTACTGTGTTAAACAAGTTTTGTGTTGTTTGGCTACCAACTACTGTTGGGTTGTTAATAGTTAGTGTACCACTTGTAGCACCAATACCAATTATAGTCGCTGCCCCAAACAAGTTACCGGTAGTTGCTACTGTATTGAATACGTTTTGTGTTGTATTAGCACCTACGACTGTACCCGGGTTCATTGTAAATGTTGCAGATGCACTAGCACCGACTGTAATAGCAGTTGCCGCTCCAAACAAGTTACCTGTTGTCGCTACTGTATTGAATACGTTTTGTGTAGTATTACTACCAACTAGTGTACCAGGACGTAGTGTAGCAGTTGCCGCAGTAGCATTACCTAGTGTTAATGTTGTTGCCGCGCCAAATGCGTTAACTGTTGTTGCTACAGTATCAAACACTACTTGTGTAGTATTACTACCAACTAGTGTACCAGGACGTAGTGTAGCAGTTGCCGCAGTAGCATTACCTAGTGTTAATGTAGTAGCCGCACCAGCAAAGTTCATTGTTGTGGCCACGGTATCAAACAATGCTTGGGTAGTCTGACTACCGACAATAGTTGGACTACGTAGAGTCATTGTACCACTTGCGTTACCAATGTTAACCGCTGTGCTTGCTCCACCAAACAAATTACCAGTGGTTGCGTTAGTATTGAATACTGCCGCAGTACCTGCGTTAGTTGTAACAATTGAAGGGTTACTACCGTTCATGTTAAATGTAGCGGCATTGGTACCTGTTAGTGTTGCGTTGCCAAAGGTTAATGTTCCACTGGCTGCGCCAATGTTTAGTGTTGATGCAGCACCAAATGCATTTACTGTAGTAGCTACAGTGTTCCATAATGTAACACTTGTGTTACTAGCATTGCCAACAATCGTCGGATTGTTTAGTGTTAATGTTCCAGTAGCGGCACCTACTGCTAGAGCAGTTGCGGCTCCGCCAAAGTTAAATGTAGTTGCTACGGTATTGAATAAATCTTGACTTGCGCTTGATCCAACAATAGTTGGGTTCTTTAATGTCATTGTGCCAGTGGCACCGCCAAGACTGATAGTAGTTGCCGCCCCAAACGCATTCAATGTTGTTGCCACAGTATTAAAAACGTTCTGTGTAGTAGCGGCACCTAGTATTGTTGAACCAACTGTTAATGAACTTGCGCTAGAGCCTAGTCCAATAGTACCAGCAGCCCCACCAATGCTTAGTGTACCGGTTAGGCCTGTGTTAAACAGGGCTAGTGTACCAGCAGTGACTCCGGTAGCAATAGTTGGGTTATTAATTGTCAGCGTACCCGCACTACCTGATCCCATTAAGATACTTGTTGCCGCACCACCAATGTTTAGTGTTGTAACAGTTGCATTAAACAGAGAACCACTTGTTTGATCAGTTGTTATACTACCACTAGTATTAAGGGCTAGACCACCAGTGAATGTTGCAGCACCTGCAGTTAGTGTTCCGTTGGTTACAGCAAATCCAGCAGTACCAATGTTGATAGTGCCATCGCCTGCGGCCTGTATGTTTGTACCAATCTTAACAGTACCTAATACTGTGCTTGTAGCAGTTGTTCCTAGTGTTACAGCCTGATCTGCTCTGGCTAAAGGAAATCCACCAACAGTAGATCCATCCATGGCAACTAAGGTTTTCTTAGTTGAATCATAGATTACTTCTCCGAGTGCTCCACTAAAGGTTGCTAATTGACCTGTAGTACCTCTTCTTAATTGTACTTGTTTTGCTGACATTAAATGCTCCTGTTACATTCCTGTTATATATTAAACCGTTGAAGGCGTGTTAATATCCCAATCTTCAGATAGACCGTAATCAAGTGCGTCAGTAATTGAACCCCAATCTTGACTTCTTGTTGCGTCCACGGCGTTTGCCGGATCTATCGAATCTACTAATCCCCAATCTTGGTCAATTGGTAAAGTTGTATACCCAATTAAATCATCCACCTGTGTCTTGGTATAATAATTTCCTAATATAGTATTTATTGATCCACCACCAGCGCTTGCTGTAATGTATACTGTTGCTGTTGTTGGACCGTAGATTTGACCGCCTACAAAGACGTCTTGGCCAATTCCAACTCCACCTGTTACTACTAGACCGCCTGTTGTTGTGCTTATGCTGTTTGTTGTTGTATTGGCACTTAAAGTAGTAAACGCACCAGTGCTTGGAGTTACGGCACCTACTGATACTCCGTTTAATCCACCACCACCTACGCTGATACTCTGTGCTGTTAAGCTGGTAAAACTGCCTGCGGCAGGTGTTGTTAAACCTACAGTAACACCGTTTAATCCACCGCCACCTACGTTTAAGGTATCGGCTGTAATTGTTGTAAATGTACCAGCGGCCTTGGTTGTAAGACCGATGTTCATGTTATCAATGTTACCAGTTGCTACGGCATTGATTACAAATTGTTTTGCGGCACCTGCTCTTAAGTTAATGTTTTCTGTAGCAGTTAAGTTAGTAAATGTTCCTTGTGCGGCTGTTAGTAAACCTACATCAACTCCGTTTAATCCACCACCACCAACGCTGATTGTATCAGCAGTTAGGCTTGTAAATGTACCAGCGGCTTTACCGGTTAGACCAATAGTGATATTGTTTAAACTACCTGCGTTACCGTATAGTGTTGTAAATCTACCAGTTGAGCTTGTTACACTACCTACTGGTGTGTTTTGAATACTGCTGAATATTGCGGTTGCGTTAGATGCGGTTAAGGCTGTTCCAATAACTTGTAAGTTACCTTTGACATTAACGTTACCACCGACACCTACTCCACCATTGACTTTTAGTGCGCCTGTGGCAGTTGTTGTTGATTCTGTTACGCTTAGGATTGCTAACTCGTTAGTAACAGTCATTCCCCCGCCAACGGTTGTACTACCGTTTTGATATAGCGTTCCACCAATGTAAACGTCTTTGGCAATTCCGACTCCACCAGTTACTACTAACGAACCGTTAGTTGTTGATGTAGCGTTAAGCACGTTATTGGCATAAACTAAATTGTTGAACGATGCTACACCCGACACATTCATATCAGGGTTAACATTTAATGATCCGTTTGGATCTAATGTTAAATCACCTGCTAGTGTGCTAATGTTATTGTTTGCTAATAGTAAGTTTCCAACTGTAATACTACCAGGTTGTACGTTAGTTGTAATAGATCCGTCTGTGATTATCAAACTTTGTAAACTTGTTAGGTTAATATTAGCACTACCAAATGTAACGTTACCTGTACGCTGATTAACCAAGAAGCTAGACCCAACACGGAAGTCGCCGTTTTGGTCAACTGTTTGATAGTAAATCTTACCACCATTGGTTTGAATAACTTCGTTTGCCTGTATAGATAGTGTTACATCATCTGATAAATCACCAGCAGAACCAATGTGGCTCATGTTAAAGGCAATTAATTTTAAATCAGTACCAGTTCCGTTTGCTACAACACCTCTATTACCAAACACAGCTGCACTACCAATACAACGTAGTTCAGCACCAAACTGATGATAGTCGGCCAGTAATACTCTAGTAGAAGTTGCTCCGCCCGAAGACCTAATATCCTGTACGCTGATAGAATCATCTACAATGTTAACTGAAGTATCAGGACCATTTAAGTGAAGCATTAGTACAGCAGAGTCATCTGATACAAATGGTACAGTTGCTACTGAGAATGTAGTGGTGTAACGAGCCGACCCCTTACTAATTCTAATTTCATCTAAATAGCCACCGTAACCGCTAGCACCTAAGTTAGTTGCTCCAATAGTAATAGCACTTGTTGGAAAATCTGTGCTGTCTGTATAAGTAGTGCCAACTTGTGTTCCGTTTAAGAACATCTTAACACTAGTACCACTTCTGGTAATGGCAACATGCTGCCATGCATTGGCAACTAATGTTGTTCCAGTGATGACTGTCGCACCGTTAATACCATAACGCAGAACGCCTGTAGAACTTAGGTTGACTTGATGATAGTTTCCCGCCCCGGTTGGGTGGAAGTCAATAATAGTGCCTAACTGAGTTATAGTTCTGTATGCCCAAAACTCAATAGTAAAATTACCTGTGCCAAATCCTAAATCAGCATATACCGCAGAATTTAAGTAATCCCCAGTACCGTCTGTGTATAAACTACTTTGACCAAACTTCTTTTGAGAGATAGAAAGTGCAGCGCCGCCGTTGGCAAATAAAGTTTTAGCAGGACGATCTGTCGCCGCCTCAAATCCCCAAACTGGTCCACCTAGATAAATGTACTCACTGCTTGTGCTAGAAATTACACCTGATGCTAAAATAGTTCCAGCAGAGTTTCTGTATGTTAGAGTTTCACCACTGGTAAATGTTCCAGTAACAGTTCCTCCTAACTTTAGTCTTGTCTTACCAACACCACCATACCCTAGTGCTCCTGTTTCTGTTTTAATTGCTGTTTCAGCAAAATAGAAGAATCCGTTTAGTAACTCTGCACGAGCACCGTTGGTCATGTACATACCAGTAGCGTTCGGAACAATGAACGTAGTTTCGTTCCATAGCATTGCTGGTTCTAAACTTGTTGGATCTAAAACGCCTGCGTCAATGTAAGCGCCGTTACCAGCATCTCCTGCGGAATAACCATATGGGTCATTTGCTGAGGTTGTGCTACCTTTTGTAAGAACACTTAAACGTTCAATGTATGGACTCTTTGTTGTGATCTTTGCGCCCGGGGCAAACTTAAACGCATAACCTGGTTTGTAGAATCCAGTAACGTTAAAATCGCTAAGTGTTGTTTCACCATTTAGTAAGAACGCAGTTTGTGTGTTCGATGCTGGAGTTGGACGAATTGTAGTACTACGAATACCGCCGCCCTTAATTGTTGCTCCTTGCGGAATAGTCATTGGGAATGTTTCAGTATAATCACCTGGCCCAACTTCAATAGTATTGCCTGGTTGAGCAACCTGTAGTGCTCGTCCAATTGATTTAAATGCGCTAGTAACTCGTCGTCCGTCTCCACTTATATCGTTTCCGTTGCTGGATACATAATATGTGAATGTGTTATACGCCATCATATTAACGCCAGCAACTTCTAACCCAGACTCAATATATGCGTTGGCGCCAACCCTTAATGTTTTACCAATACCGACACCACCGCTTACTATAACGGCAGCATCAATTAAACTACTGGCATCATTTGCGTTTAAGAAAGATAATGATCGTGTTGTGTAGTTGCCTTGAAATCTGTTTGTAACAATTGATAACGTATCAATGTTTGTTAGCGTGAATAGCGTTCTTGGGCCTCGGATAGATGCTGTACTAACAGTTAATCCGTCACCTGCTACTGAGAAATCAATAGTATCAATAACTGGTCTTGTATTTTGAATAACTTCCGGCGAAGTTAATACGTTTTGTACTGTAATGTTACTAGCAGTAATATTGTTTAATGTAACGCTAGATGTTGTAAAAATAGCCTGTGGTAAATCAAATACCGCAGTTGATGGTTCGAATAGTAGTGTATAACCTGGGCTTAAACTACCCGGAACTGCTCTTGTACCTAATGGCGCAGTGGCACCTGTTGATCCTTGTGGACCTGTAGAACCAGTAGCACCCGGTGCGCCACGGAAGCCTGTAGAACCAGTAGCCCCGGGATATCCGTAACCAGTAGCACCTGTAGTACCTTCAAATCCAGTAGCTCCTTTTGGGCCTGCTACACCTGTAGCACCTCTAACACCTGTACTTCCCGGAACACCCTGTACACCCGTAGCACCAGTTGCGCCAGCGCCAGTTGCTCCGGTATACCCAGTGGCACCTTGTACACCCGTAGCACCGCTAGCCCCTCTTGTAATTGAGCTTGCTACAAAATCTCCAATTTGATTTAATGTTAATTTTTTGGTAGCGAAATCAACATCGACAACGGGGATTTGAATTTCGTTTGTAACGGTTGTTACTGGTGCTAAATTGCCAATGGTGCTCATCTATTACTCCGAGGTTATCGTATTATTATCATCAAAACTCCAAAGAACACCATCTGCGCCTGCAAGGTTGTTGTCGACTTCTGGAGTAGGCACAACAAGACGAGTTCTTGGGAACTTGAGGTATTTAGCAGTATTTGATTCCAAAGTTTCTTCCACAATTAAACGGTCAACTTCAAAGTCTAAAAGTTTAAAATCAAAGCCTGTTAGCTTAATTTTCTTTACAATAGTCGCTCCAAATCCGGGCATTGCGTAGCAAAGTGGAACTGCTTTAATAAAACCTAGCGGTGCGCCTGTGTCTGCTTGTATACTATTCATAAATCTTGGACGTAAAAATTCATCAATTTCTAAAACATGACCATCAATAGGAGTTGCTTCTAATGCTGATCTCCAATTTTCAATAGCATTTGGGTATACCTTAACTGCTCTTCCGTTGATACTGATTCCTACGCTCTTATTAGGGGCGCCTACTGTGGGGCTACTTGCGTCAAATATATCTACATAAACTAATTCGTATACTGTTTCGCCTGCTCTATTAGTTGCTGGAATAGATTTAACATCTCCAAAATAGAAACGCTTGTTGTAGAAATATTGTTGTAAGCTGATCACATAATCGGCCAGTGTTAATTTTTGTATACCTGCTTCAATTAATAATTTAAGTTGATACTGAATTCCAAACGCAGGATCGTAAGGGCGATATATTTGAGACTTATCAAATAAAGTTTCGCTGGTAATAAAATTTCTATAGTCAACACGCTTATCTCTATTCATAAATGGTTGTACATAAATGTCAGTGAACGGTGTTTGACTATAGTCGGCAATTTGAATATAGAAATTCTTAGCAACGGCGCTAAGATTGTAATTGTCTTTGGCCAATGCTACAAAATCATACTGACGGTCAATTGAGGTAGTCTCGTCATCTAAGTAGAAAGTTTTTCCGTCTAAAAATGTCAAACTGTTGTAAGGAATCTTGCCAGACAATGTTCCGTCAATTTCTAAGTTCATTCCTGGAGGAAGTTCTCCGCTTACTAATTTGTATTGTACCCCAATATCTTCTTGGATATGATGCGCCTTAATAAACAATTCACTTTGATACCCGTTGGCAATGGATCCAACTTTATTGTCGGTATCCCATACAATATTGCTTTCAATGTCGCCTTTAAGATTTAATGTAAACACCCTGTCTGAATAAACACTAGTTCCGTAGAAGCTATCTGTTTTCGTAACACGGATTGTAAATCTATAACTCTTACTGTACGCAGGCATGTGCGGAATTTTACCATACATCATACCAGTGGTGTCGTTTAATTCAAATCCGGGCGGCTGTTCGCTTAGGTCGCCAATGAACATGGTCAAGCCGTCTGGAATAGTAGTTTTTAATCTACTTCCATTGTAGACAATAGAAATTTGTCCTGTGATAGGATCAAAACTCTTTGTAGGTTCATATTGAACTGATAGTTGGTAACCGTCAATTGTATCTGTACTCGGAGTTACACTCTTAATTTGATATAGTGTAGCTAACCATCGGTATCCGTTCCATGTGTAGGTAAAACCGTTTGCTGTCCATGTATCGCCAGATATTGGGTTTACTGGAAATCCTGTAAATCTTAATCCGTCTGTAAAGAAGTCCGGAAGATAGATATATTGCCCAACTCGTGGAACACTAGTTGATTCCCTAACCCAGATAGTGTCGTCGCCTACATTGTTCTTTTCTTGACCAATGTTATATATTTGTTGTCCTTCTAGTGGGTCTCCGTTACTATCTATTATTCCAGCTCCGTAGAATCGGCTATCAGCTAAACATCGAACGTCGGCATTGACCACGTTATTCCATGTAAACTTAATAGGTCCTTCTTCAGGAAACGGATCGTACTTGTAAATTTCTACCATTTGGTAGTTGTCGGCTCTACGTGATCCTAAGTTAGCAGGACTTAACCATGTTGGAGTAAACAGACTACCTACGTTGGCAAAATAATCACTGTCTGCTCTGATCCAAGTTGTGTCAACTTTAAACATATTATGATCTAATAACAAGATCTTAAATAGTCTAGAGTTACTTGTAAACCCGTCACTAGCGGTTACATAAAATTGATATAGCTTTGTAACAAATTTTGGCTTTTGTAATTGTCCGTCTATTAATTCAATAAAGTCATATGGGAAACTATCATAGCTTTCATTATCAAAGCCCACAATAATTCCTTCATCACTTTCTGTTCCAAGATTCTCGTCGATATATCCCGACAACCTACCATCTTCACTTAGTGTTAAGCCCGGAGGTAATGTACCGTCTCCATCGTTAATATAGTATCTAACTTTAACTGTGTCAGTAAGAACATTAGCATCTGCTGTAAATTGATAATCAACAATTTGTTGATTTACTGTATAATTTTCTCCACTAGTTCCTACGGGTAAAAATCCTTCACTAGTAATCCAATATGGGGCGGTAGGTCCCTCTATGTTCATGCCTAGCGTCAAATCGGCAACACCTGACGAGTTTTTTGCTCTAACTACAAACTTGTGTTTAATAACATCACTAACTGCAAACGGATTTCCAATAATGTTAATTGATGTTGGCAATACTGATTCAATTGTACTGCCCGCTGGTATTACATAATTAGTGGCAGTAATAATGCTGGTAGCAGTTATACGTGCTGTAGTTGATGTTGACAGTGTGATCGAGTTTGTATTAACAGACTTGATAGTAGTTCCGGCTCTAAATCCTCTTCCAGTTAACTCTGCATTTTTATAAAATTTATTTAAAGACGTTAAAAATAATACAATGCTTCCTGTATTGGCAGTTGTCTTAACAGTAGTAGATGTACTAAATGGTTGAGTTGGCTCTGATAATGTTATTACATTACCTATTTTTGTTTTAATGTAGGTGCTAGTTGACAGTCCATCACCGATTAATAATGTTGACTCGTAAAAATCTGTTGGATTGTTTACAGTTAATACTGTAACACTAGACGATGCTGTTGATGTTAGTGTTGTAACTTTAGTAGTTCTGTTCCAAAATGCTGGATCAAATCTAGCAGATGATCTGTGACTTTCTTTACAGGTATAGCTCTTATTAAGATGTATTACTTTGTTACCTACACTGTACAATGTGCTAGACAACCAGTTTGAGTCGCTTAACGATAGACCGTCAGGAAGTTTGCCAGTTATAGCAGAAAACGTAACATCTGTCCCTGTGTAATATACAGGAATATTAAGAGCAATTCTTTGGGTATAAGTACCAAGAAAGCCAGGAGTTGTGATCCACTTTGGTGCGGTCATATTTTATAGCCTAAACAAGTTTACCTTGGCACGCCAATCGACAACGTGGCCATTTGCTCCTGCTCCACTAGCGTTTCTCATTTTAATTCTAATATTGTTTCCTAAATTGCTACACTCTAAATCCCACTCAGCGTTACCAGTGTTCCCGTCAATGTCCATGGCAACCGCCCCTAGTCCCCAAGCGTTTGAAGTCATTGCGTTCCATGTAACACTAAACGCACTTGCTACATCATCAGTAGAGTTGGCCACATTCCTTGCGCTAATGTCAATTGTAGCTGATCTATAAACTGTCTTGTCAAATGTAAACATTTCTACGCTTGATGTGCTTAATGTTGTACTACCACTGTAACTTACAATGTCAACACTTGGTGCTGATGTTTGATCAAGAACAAATATAGTACCGCTGGTGCTAGCTCCTGTAGCACTAATAGTTCCGTCAGTGCTGGCCACTAAACCAACACCAATCTTAACACCGCCTAGTGTTGTGTTAGTTGCTGTGCCCAGTGTAAAGCCGCTTGATGTGCTCAGTGCTAAAAAGTTAGCATTAATTTTATTAAACGCTGTTCTTAGGCTGTCACCGTTACCGGCGTTGGCACTAGACCCTGTGTTGATAAACTGTACAGTTACACTCATTATGCTCTCCCTATGGCTACTTCAATAACGCCAATTGATTGACTATCATAGTTTTCGAGAGCCTTGCCAATAACAGATCCTAATTTAGGATCGTCACTGCTAGTAGCAACACCTTCAATTCCGCTAGTAATTAGCATGTCACCTTTTTTAATTGTTCCTATAACTTTACAAGGTACACGCCCTTGTAGAGCAATCAAGACTCCTTCTATCTCATTGTTCATTGAATATGCTGGGTTAGTACTAACTACTCCGGCAACTCGACGATCCATTGTTTGTGTGGTAACAGTTACTTCTTTGTCTCCGCCAAACACTAGAACAGTTCCTGGTTTGTAGGCAGCATCTGTTGTGTACTTTTCTGCCAAGTCGGCGTAGGTAGCTGCAAACGTGGCGCCAGTGTCTAACGTCCATGTTCCGTAAATTTTTCCAGTTGTTGTGTCATTTCCGTCTACGCTGTTTGCTCTTAATGATGCTGTATAAACAACGCTCGAGTAAAGAATTGGTGTTCCTATGCTTTTGTTAGAAAATGTACCAGCTTGGGTATAGTTATGATCAGCTGGATTAACAAATCCGTCAGCTATTTTAAACTTAATCTGGTCCCCGGCATTATTTGTTCCTAGCACAATACCAGGAGTCATTCCGCAAGCCACATAACTTCGTACTCGATTGTTTGCAGTAGCGGCCGCAGTTATCGCAGAAATTCCAGAACCACCAAGTCCAACCACCTCGTAACCGTCATAGTTACGAAATATAGCAAGACCAGTTCTGGAATAGTTATATTCGCTTACTGCCATTGGCCAAGCCGCAGCCGGCAAGTCATCAGGATTTGCACCATTAAAGAATTTTGCTATATTTTGGCTATCAACAAGTGTATTGCCACCACCGCCTTTATTTAAAGCACCATTTTTAGTCAGTTGAGCATATACTTTTCCTAACCCTGATGATTCGGCATAAACATCTGCGCCAGCAAATTGGAAATTCTTACCATCCCCACCTGTTAGTGTTATGGAATTCGCATTACCAAATTTTAATGTACCTGTGTTCGGAGTTGTGCTTTCGTTGTCTGTGAACCTAATAGTGTTCGCAGTCATTGATGTTATATAGCCAACGACCGAAGCATTAATTTTAGTTGTCATATCTTATTTCCTTGCCTTCTTTAAAAAGTCAACTTCGGCCCTTAGCTCTTTAATAGCCTCTATCAATAGTGGAACTATTTGTTCGTAACGAACAGCTAACATTCCGTTTTCTCTTTCAGCTACTGCTTCTGGAAGAACTTCTTGTATCTGTTGAGCAATTATACCAGCTTCTCTGCGTGTCTGATCTTTACCGTCGGCTTGTTCGTTCCAATTAAATGTAATACCATCTAGTTTAGAAACTTTATCTAGTGCTCCAGTGATCGATTCAATCTTAGTTTTTAGTCTAGAGTCTGAAGTGTAATATGCTGTGATATCACCTTCGGCTGTAATACCACCTTTAACTGCAATGCTGTTACTTCCCGGTGCCGCCTTTCCAACTCCTAAACTTCCTAATTGATAGTCAGTTGTAATAACTAACGCATCTGCGCTACCTGCAGTTGTAGCACTGGCTACACTGACATCAGCTAACACTAACGAACCGCTAACACGATTTAATGGCACAGCAGTTGATCCTAAATAAACCGATCCAGCTTTAGTTTGGTAGCTACTTAGGTCTGGTGGAGTATATGTAAAGATGCCTGTTGCGCTGGCATATCCTATTCCACCTGAACCACTTGCTGCAGCATTTGATCCAACACTTAAACTTGTTAGTGTTATAAATCCCTGTGCGCCAACCCAGTCTTGGAAAGCTACTGTTTTGCGAGTATTTCCTGAAGTTATTGTTGCGTATAACAAACTACCGTCAAATTCCACAGCACCTGCTTGAGGTGTTGTTAATAACGCACCTGATGGAATTTTCATTGTTGGCACAGTTATTGTTCCAGCCGCTAGCTGTAATGTAGTTCCGGCTCCCATAGTAAGCCCAATACCATTGCTGGCCGCGGCCGTTAAGGTGCCACCAACCTTTCGTATCTTATCGTTTTCAATATAGTCAATAGCCTTTTGTACAGTATTGTACGTTGCGTTCATTGAGCCAACTGGGCTATATGTAATTGACGCGCCAGTGGTTGGATATGAGTAGTAAGCATCAATTTCAGCCATAATGCTATCACCAGCGGTAGTTCCAGACGGAATCCTAAATGTTGCCGCTGTTAACGGGCTAGTTGACCCTCCGCTAGTTTCAGTAATTTCAGTACCAAACTGACGTACACCGTTAATATAGACTCTTAGCTGACCTTGACCGGCTGTGTATATTGCTCCTAACGGAAGTGTAAAGTTATAAAGATCGCCGTTGTACCCTGTACCATTTGCTGTCCCAGCAGTGAAGTAATTTCTTGATGTAGTAATTTCTGTGCCAACCGAGTCCCCACCGCCGCCACCGCCGGCACCCCAATAATAATTTCCAGACCCACCAAAGGTCAATACCGTTCCTGGATTTATACCAGTTGGCAATAAGTTTTGAAGTGCTGTTCCAACATCTCGACCACCTGTACCACCTTGTCCAATCTCTAGTGCAGTAGTGTTCAGTGTCAGTGAACCTGCTGTAACATTACCGGAAAAGACTGCGCTAGATCCGTTTAACACGTTTGTAATGGTCATTCCTACAATATTAGCGCCTTCTGCTACTAGTGTTCTAGTATAAACTGTATTGATTCGACCAACAGCGTTATCACGACCGATATTGGCACCAGTTCCCGGTACTCCATTATCTGGACCTAGTAATTCTGGTCGGCTACCTGATACACCAGTTAGTGTCCATGAACCAAATAAGTTACCACTGAAGCTACTGCCAGCACTGATAGTTTTAGTGTAGATGTTATTGAAACGTTTTGTAGTAGTTCCGACATCTGGAGATTCATTAGTCGCAGGCGCTATAGATCCACTATCGTCAACAAGGTATACACCTGTTATATTACCAGTTGCGCTACGTTGTACAATACTGCCGTTTGATGTTGCCACCCTTGCTTCAACATACATATGTGGAGTAATATTGCTTAATAACGCAACTGCTTTTGTTGCTGTTCCAGTAAATGTGTCAGCAAAGACATTTTTGAATGTTCTTGAAACACTACCTAAAGTTACACCAGCGGCAACAGTTGCGTCAAATTCGGGTGTTAAGTTTCCAGTTAGTGTCTGACGTCCATCCTTAGTTAATGCTTGTAGGAATGTTACTACTGTTCCAGAAGTTAAAATACTAACGTTAGCGGCAGTTGCTAGTACACTACCAAGAAGACCGCCTGCGTTTCCAGATCCAATTCCGTTAGCAGGAATTTGTTGTAGTTTGCTTAGTACAATACCGTTCGTTGGCAATGTACTATCAGCTAATGTTACATAACCATTGGTCACTGAGAACATTGTGCTATCATACACACTTACACCTAGATGTGCCTGTCTTCCTTGTTGAGAAGCAATAGTTGATAAATTAGTAGCAGTTGTTTTAGCTTCGGTCATCAATAACTTGTATTGACGAATTTGAGCCGCACTATTCACATGATAGTCAGTAATAGGATTGCTAGCATCTAGTGTTCCACCGTACACTCCACTAGCAGAAGCACCCGTTAATTTAATAGTTAGTGTATTGGCTGTTCTTGTAAACGCAACATCACTACCACCGCCTATATTGCCAGGAGTATTAACCGGTAGGGTAACATCATTGGCCAAGTTAACAACTTGTCTAGTGTTATGCCATATTGGTTTGTTAGTTGCTGTACTTTCGGAGTACATTGTAGAACTAAAACCAACTAGGTCAATGTCTTGAGGAGCTGTGAATACAACATCACTTAATGTTGATAGTTGGCGTGTTTCTTTATCAACATAACGTTTAGTTGGTACTTGTAAAGCAGGATCGCCAGCAACTGGATGAGCACTTGCCCACAATGGTCCACGCATCTTGCCCCATTCTGGATGGGCACCGCCCGGGAATGATACACTTGCGTCTGCGGCCCAGACTGCGTTAGTTCCGTCTAGGTGTAATCTGTTATCGACGTAGTATTTGTTTGTAGCATCATAATCTGAGTTACCTGGATTAGATAATGACTGAATCAAGTTTGAATTCATATTCAAACGATTTTTCATTCCCTGTACACCAGTTAAGTCTAGATATCCTGGTCCAATTAAGTTTAATGTTGTGCCGGCACCAGATCGGCTTGTTCCTAGACGTCTTTCAACGAATTGAACAATTGCACGTTCTGTTGGAATAGTACTATTGCTTTCTCCAGTTAGTGCTGAGTCAGCACTAAAGTCGTCGATTAATTGACCTTTCTGTAATTTAATACTTGGTAAGTTGGCAAGAGCAACAGGCGCATTTAAACTTACCTGTCCCTTGGCCTGATCAACAATCAAGTAACCGCCTACACTAAATGTTCCGTCTTGGTCAGTAGTTACGAAGAATACACGACCTTTTCTAAGTTCAATTACTTCAGATGTTGAACCTGCTGGTGCACTCAACGGAGGTCCAAACAAGTCGTTTGGAATTTTAGAACTTGCATAGCCACCAGTACCAATGTCAACCATATCGTGCGATGTAGCACGTAGCGTAGAAATTTTAACTGTAATAGCTGCATCTTGATTACGCATTACCCCTGCGTACAAGTTGTTTGCCATCATCTCTGACGGTAACCCGTTAGGAGTTATGTCTGCGCCAGCCTGCGTAATTCTTTGAATAGTAATTTCTGCCCAGGGTTGGCCTGTAGTTGTTGGGGAGCGATACCCTGTAATCTTAAACAAGAAGCCGTCATATCCAAACATATAATAGTATGGAGTACTTGCTGCCAACCCTGCTAAAATTCTTGCCGAGTCTGCTGCCTTCAATTGATTAATTTTAACAACTGTAGTATTAGCTAGGCCCGCTATTTTAGCGGCAGTAACACCTAAGTTACCAGAACTTGCTGTAGCTGGTAACGGTCCGCCCGACGCACTGTCGTCGGCAGAATATCCAATGCCAGATTCTGTAACTGTAATTGAATTAATTACTCCGCTACTGTTAGCCGTTCCCTTGGCAACTGCTCGTGTACCTGTAAATGTAATTTGGGAAATAGTAGTTATATTTTTAACAGCAGTTGTTAGTCCAATTCTTGTTGGACTACTTGTTGAAGTGTTGACCCAAGTAACGCGGTTATTAACAAGGTCGGCGCTGTTTGCTAACATACCAACATGTAACGGTCCGGTAGCATTTGTAATTATAACGCTTGACGTTGATTCAGTTGTGCTTGCGTATGCGTATTGTGCGTAGGCTGTAACAGGAGTTATTGTGTTAAATGTTAGTGTGACTTCCTGACCAGCTGTGTACCCTGTTCCACCAGTTTTAGTAACATTGTAGATACCTTGACGATATATACTTTCTACCCAAGGTTGGATACTGATATAGTTGTAAGCATTGTTACTCGATGCTAAAGTAATATCGTTGCCTTGATAAGAGAAACTAGATATTTTATAAGTTGTTTGAGGATCTTCGCTGTAGTTAATAACTGTAGCAGTACGTGTTAGAACACTTGGATTTAATCCACTAAACTTCTGTTGAAACTTGATACGATACGTTCCGTTTAATACCTCGCCATCGGTCATTGTTTGGAACCACTTTTCTCCATTGGTATCTAAACTAAACAGATAGTAATTGCTTGGAATTCCAGAGCCTGCTGGAATCCTTGTTGCGCTAACAATAGTGTAAATTTTGCGAACACCGTAATGGTTTACTTCAACTTCACTCTTGCCATATGGATCAAAGTTACTAACAACAGCATAAACAATACTTGCTCCTGCTACGTTGGTATAACCTGTTGCGTTTTTAAAATTAACAATTTGATTAGTGTCTGATAGTGTCTTTAGAGCAATAGGAGTTTCTAAAGGATCGCTTCCTTCAGCAACTAAACCGTAATTACCATAGGCACTAGAACCTGTAATAGTTCTAATCTGAGCACCATTTAGAGCATAGTATGAAGTCCAGCAGTAGTATGTAAACATGGAAACGTTTTCCATGAAGCCACCGTTGGTTACAAAAATACCGTAGCCTAAGTCGTTAACCTGTGTAAAGTCGTTTGCCAACATAGAACGGTTACCGGCAGTGATCGTTTCGATAGTGCTTGGTAGTGTTCCGATGAAACCATTGGTAATTGCAAGGCGCTGATTCCATCCAGTACCGAACCAATAGTCCGGACTTGTTGTATAACCACTACCTGTGTTGACCCAATTGAATCCTGTAATACCGCCAATACCTGTAGCTGCAATAACAGTAGCATTGGCTCTTACTCCGCCAGTGCCGCCCGATGCAGCAAAGTTAACTGTCATTCCATTAGTGTAGCCAGTACCGGAGCTAATAATTTGTACAGACCCAGTAGCAACACTTCCGCTCTCATCAATTGGGAAGCTGATAATAGCACCACCAATTACCACAGTAGCGGCAGTATTAACGTAACCAACACCTGGGTTAGTAAATGTAATTCCAGTCCCAACTAGAGCACCGGCACCGTCAGTTTGAATTGTACCGACGGCTTTAACACCTCCCGGTACCGTTGGGCTACTTAACGATACTGGAAGTGTCTTACTTCCTTGGAAACCCGTAGCACTAATATAACCTGAAGAAAATCCTCCAGGACGAGCTGGGTTTAGATTTAGTGTTGCCTGATACGTTACTCCACTACTGTCTAACTGGAATTCACTAATAAAGTTAACTTCAAATGTAATACCTTGATGTAGGAAAAACGTTGGAGTCTGTGGCTTGCGTTTTAGTCCTTCAACAAAAATCTTAGTCAGTGTTCCAGTCTCTAAGTCTGCTTCTGCTTCTAAATTATTTTGACTGTTACGTCTAGGGGTCATTTGTAAGTTACCAGCAAAGCCGTCAACTAACATACCTCCAGAGAACACTTGTCTATTTTTACTACGACTAAATGACGATGCTGTTTGTGTATACGGTGATTTAGCAAGAACTTGACCTTCGGGGTCAAGTACCTTCATGAAACCGCCATGTCCTTGACAGCTTACATAACGAATAACGTTAGCGTCATTCATTAAGAAACAGTCCATCTCATCGTTGTACAATGGAGGGTTAAAATCTGGGTTTCCGCCAACAACACTACCAATGCCGTCAGTTAAATTCTTTAACGAGTTTAAGCTGTTGTCGACACCAGTACCAGTACCTTTGTCTAGTTGAACGTATGCTTCACTATATCCAGTTCCGCCACTGACTAGATTAGCAGATGTAACAACTGTGTATGGGCCTACAGTACCAGTAGTGATAGTAATAAGGCCACTACTTGCTCCGGGATTTCCGACAACTTTAACACCGGGAGTTGAATAGTATCCACGCCCGGGTTGAACTATTTCTACACTTTTAATAGTCCCAGTTGGTGCCAATGGGATTTCAATCTCAGCCTCAACTGCTGGCAGACCAGTCTGGTTTCGAATAACGACAATTTGAGGAGCCGATGTATATCCAGCTCCCACGTCAGTAAATGTTAATCCTGTAATTTTTCCATCGTTGTCAATGTTTGCAGTAGCCTTGGCAATAGTAGAGTATCCTCCGCCTACAAAACTAATTGTTGGGGGAAATTGATATCCTAAACCTTCATCAATAATATTGATATTGTTAGGGTCTAAAGCATATCCAATTGTTGGCCTAATAACAGCCATATCAGATTGATATGTTGTTCTATCAAATGTCTGCGCTTTAGTAGAATATGAGTTGATTCCTTGGCCTTCGCCTGTAGGAATATTTTGAACAACACGTTGAGCCAGCTCTCCAATTTTAGCAATGGCATCTACAGTCTGTAACAGTTCATAATTTTGAACGGTAGGAACATTTCTATAACTGTCAGCTACTGTTAAACAGTTACTAATATTACCTGCGTCTAAGTCAGCACAAATAGCATCAATGATAGTACCTACGTCTCGGACACATTTTTGTTTTTGTAAAGTTGTTAAACTAAAGCCAGCCCAAATGCCTACACCTAGAGCAATTTTTGCGTCAATGTAAGCACCAATTTCTGCTTGTATATACCCCTTGTTTAATGCTAGTAAACGGGCACTGGTTAGATAGTTACCAGCTTGATTTTTAATAACGTAGTTAATAGGACGTTTAGCATCACGTAGATAATGATATCCAAAGTTAACAGGGTTATACACATGCCATTGATTTCCAACGGATGCAGAACTGGATGTTAACTTTCTTTCAAAAGAACTATTTTGAGCCAAGTTAACAGTAAAGACGTTAGCAGTTACAGATAAAATTTCTCCTTGTCCACCGTTGCCTACAAATACTTTTCCTTTCCAAGACGATGGCAATGAATACCCTGGCTGAGGAATTCCGTTAATAGTTTGTGAAACTGTAAATGTTACAACGCCTGTGTCTCGATTATTTTCAGTTCCGTCAGGTGTTGCTGTAAGAATACCGCCTTCATTTGCGGCATAATCAACGTCTTTGTTTAATTGAGAAATTAGCAATCCGTCTGTTTGTGTATCACGACGGAAATAGATATTTGCCCATGGGCTAACAGAAATTGTTGACAGGTCACTATTAACAAACGTAGCAGGCTTAGGAATAGAACGTCGGAATTCATCTCCACGTATAGAAACGTTTCTACTCAATCTAACTGGGTAATTTTCTAGATGTTCACCAGATTCAATAACAATAGTGATCTGAGTTTTATCTTGACGTTGTCCCCAACGTAGTCTTTCACCTAGCTGAAAGTACCCGCTATAAACGTGCCATTTGTCTCCATCAATATTATTCGTGTTACCTAATGGAGTTGTAAAGTTAACAGTGATACGATCGTATACGTCTTGTGTAACTGGGTCGGTATAGTAACCAACATCGACAATTTGTCCTTCACCACCGCCAACGCTAGCATCTACTTTAAAAATATAGCCTTTCCAGAATTCTGGAATGTTAACTAAGTTTGGTGTTTGAAATTGTAGTATAACATTACCCTGAGCTTGAATCTGAGTTAACTTACTAACAATAGTCTTAGCATAGTCAACTGGTACAATATCGTAGTTTTCGTAGTTTGGACCAGTTGTATAACCAATTTTTTCAACTAGGCCGATAGCACCAGTTGATTCTCCGAGAATATAGCAACCAGGAAATAAACTTCCGTTAGCATACGCATCAGTACCTTTTCCTTCTCCGCCTGACCATCCTACACTAATTCTTTTTGCGCCGGCAACATAGGGGCTAGTTTCTACAATATTACTAACCGTAACATCGGCTAGTCCGTTGTTGGTTGTAATAAGTTTTTGGTATGGTCCAAGCACAACTTGCGAAATAGCCAGCATCTCTTCGGCGGCTTTACCAGCTTGTCCGATAGTTTTAAATGCGTATGCTAGCGCACGACCTTTCTTAAAAGAAGGAATATCTGTTCGGTTATCACGTCCAGTGGTAGCAACGAAGAAGTTAACCGCGCTGACAAAGCTGGAACTGTCAACATATGATTTAGTTGCCGCAATTTTTCCACCAAAGTCTACATCATCTTGTGTAATTGGATCGCGGAACAATACCAACGGTCCGGTCATTGTACCCATGGCTGGGTTTACGGTATTTGTAGCAGGATCAACTGAGTATGCGCCTTTGAGACTGATCTTACGGTCAGCGTATTCTTTATTAACCAAATGTCCGGCTTTAGTAGCAGTTGTAAGAGCAATTGGATTGGATCTAAGTGTACTACCTTCAGCGGTTGCAACTGGATTTCCAAAATAAGCAGGAGGAACTGTGTCGTCCTTTTCGTATTTGGCATCTCTGTTTAAGAAGTTATCGTAGACCCACTTCTTAGTAACAGTATCATAATCGTTAGTAGGTTCGCTGAATTTGATACCTTTATGACTGAAAAGACCATCTAAATCGCCACCTAACACTGGATTTGCATCAGATTTTAAGTTACTAGCTGTGTTGGCAATGATGATACTATCATCAGTTAGTGTAATTTGAACACCAGTACTGGCAACTAATGTGCGTTGTACAATTTTTGTAGCACTGGTATTGATACCTAAAATGGTACTAGAACTTAATGTTGCTGGTGCTTCGCGTAGTTTAACAAATCGTAAACCGTCTCCTAAGCCTGCTACGTTGTAAAGATCATCAAAGTTACTATTGACTTTATCGAACGCATCGCGAATTGTATCGCCAGTTCCGTCGTTGCTTTGATTACCGATATTAATGATTTTTTTATTTGCCATGTGTAGTCTCTCACAATAAGTGCTGTTCATCTTATTTACCAAACTGTTTTGTAATCTTAATGTAAATACCTTATGTTTTTGAAAACTGAAACACGTAAAAGATATTTCACTCGTAAGAGTACGCTAGGACATGAACACACGCATTGGAGAGAGTACTGTGTTGTTATATTTCGATGCGATAGCTGTAGCGATCTATTTGAAAGAGAGCGGGGACGTATGAATCCCAAGCGATTAAACAACCATTATTTTCATGTTTGTAAAAATTGTGATTCAAAACGCTTTGCTCAAAAAAAGGGCGTTGAGCGTAGATTTATATGGGATGCGCCTGTAAACAGTAATATTGACATAAGTAAAATTTAAACACGGTACTTATTGTGTTAAATATATGTTTAATTAAAAGGAATCATTAATATGATCAAATTCATCAAGTCCTTCTTTGGTACTTCTAAAGTAGCAACAGAAACCCCAGCACCACCTTATAAAGTTGAGGCACAACCAGCTCCTGTAGAAGAAGTACAGAAGCCAGCAGAAGTTAACACAGTTGCCGTGGCAGTTGCGTTAGATCTAGAAACTTCTGATATGGGAACTGCTCCTACTAAGAAGCCACGTGCTCCTAGAGCGCCTAAGGCAAAAGTAGAAAAGGCACCTAAGGCCGTTAAGCCAAAGGCACCTGCTAAAGCAAAAACTGTTAAGGCTAAAAAGGCTTAATTAGTATTCACCGTTGAATTGAACCAGTTTACTACCTCAGGTCTAAACAGTTCATTCAACCGGTGTTTTCGAATACCTTGAGGTCCGTTGTTGCCGTGAGCAACATGGTAGCTTCTCATAACTTTGTCATCAAGATGGACTTTTCCATCTTTTATCACGGCCTGCGCTTCTCTGCCTAGGCTAGCACAGTTGTAATACTGTTTAAAGTCTGGCGACTTGAAATCTGTAGAACCATCTAGCACTTTGGTATTGTATCCGTATCCGCCGTGCCAAATAACATTCAACACATCGTTTTCTTTAATACGCATGTCGTCTGATAAGATTCTGCTGTACTCCTCGTACTGATCCCAAAACTTCTTATTAGGACTAGCAATTAGTCCACCCTGTATATAAACAGGATGATCAACTGTAGGAATAGGAAGTCCATTAAGTTCTCCACCAGCAATGTCAACGTTGTTATTAATTACATTAAAATTAGCACACGCGGCAATGTCGTAATCACCTTCGAGCAATTCTGTTAGACGATCAAAAAAGTAAAAGTCTGCGTCTACGTTAACAACTAAGTCGTAGTCGTTATACAATAACTTGGCAAACGATGCTTTACAGTTACAATGGTTTAGCCAGGGCTTTTCTGAAAACAGCTTTTTAATATCTGCTGTATCAAACACTACCAAATCTACATCTGGATGAAAGTGTTTAAAGCTCTTTTCAAAATTATCAAAGTCGATAATTGTATTTTTAAAATCGTCTGTTAGCCAGGCATAAAAAACTGTTTTCATTTAGTTGTACTTTCTTTTTTAGTTAGATGTATTGTGTTGTCAGGATGTACTTCCCAAACAAGTGTGTCTCCGATTTCCCATCCTAACTCTTTCCACATGTTGTCCGGGATGGGCATAATCAACTCTCCGGTCTCTGGATCTTCTTCGAGGATAACGGTTGTCATGATTTGTTCCTGTAATAATCGTAAAGGGCAAAGCTGGCTAAGTTTTTAGCCTTAGACTCGCACATGATGTCATGTGTATTTAAGAACTGTAATGCCCAGTCGTTAACTTCTTTATTCCAGTAAAAGTCAGAGTGTGCTCTGAGATTTTGCTTTTTGTATCCGCTTTCTAAAAGAGTTGTATAGTTGGGAGCGCAAAGTAGGTCATGATCCACAAGATAATCTTCACGGCTAATAGAATAATGCATAGTAGGCCGGACACCACGCCAAGACTGAACCACCCGATCAACACGGGGGTCCACGGGGGAGATGTACTCTCCTGTTTTAATCCAATGGTGATGAATATCAAGAACGATAGGCACCAAGTCACTAATAGTAAGGCAATCATCTAATCCCCAAGAGTTTTCTTCATTTTCGATAGTAATACAGTTACGAGCTTCTGGGCTTAATCGTTTATAAGCGGCACGAATTCCGTCTGGACCTCGTTTGCCACTAATGTGTACATTAATTTTAAAGTCTTGAAACTTTTTACCATATCCCATCATACGGGCCATGTCGGCATGATACTCAAATTCTTCAATTGAACGCTCTACAATTCCATCGTTTTCAGATGCTAGAACTGTAAACTGCCCAGGATGAAAAGATAATCGAACATTGTTAGCACGAGCAATATCTCCCACCCTTGCAAATGCTTTTTCAGCGTATGAAATAACATCGGGGCGTTGCCAATAATACGCATACGTAGCATGAGTGTAAACAGGCAGAATATCACTGCCAATACGAACCATACGAAGTGGCTCATCAAGTTCGCTAACCTTACCTACAAGTTTTTGAACAGCTTCAATATTGCCTACCATTAGGTCCCAAAGTTTTTGTTCAGCTACATCGCGACTTTGTCGATCAAGCCAGGCTACTGTAGTAGATCCTGTATTGTATTTCTTACAATCGTCTGTAGGTTTAATTCCATCTGTCTGATGTGGATGATCGATCCATTTACATGCGAATCCGAGTTTGCCCATTACCAATGCCTTATAACGCCTGCAATTATAAAAAAGTTTGTGATAACATATATTAACACAATTAAGGTACGAAAGCAAGCAATACGATCAGCTTCATTGTCCGTATTGCCTGCTTTTTCTCCAATGGCCTTAGCCCACAGTCGCCAAACTCTTTTCATTAGGTAATCCAGTATTTGATTATTCCTATAGTATACATTACACATACTACAGCTTCAACAAAGATTAAAGACCACTTGCGCCAAACCATGCCTACTATTAACCAAAGTAAATTTGTAAACAAACTTAGATACAAATACTCTGGGTAATAGTTAAGCGAGGTCAGTGCTACTGAACATAAAAATGATACAGTAGCAACCCATTCAATCCAGCGATCAAACAGTTCACGCAAAGAGGTCTTCATTCCATTCACGATGACCTTCACGGAAAGCCATATTACTTTGAGTTTCACGTACTTCTACACGATAGCACCAAAGGCGTTTGCTTTCACCGTCACCCCACATGTCCGGAATGTAAACACCATTGACATACTTGTACAGCATGTCGCTTAGTGCTTCGCAACCTAGAGCAGGAAGGATAGTTAGTTTAGCCAACTTGCGGCGTTCCATTTCTTTGTAGAATTCTAATTCTGGATCATCGGCACTGACCAAGGTAGTATGGTCAAATTGGTCTTCTAGGATTTTCTTTAGTTCTTTTAAACCACCATAGTCAGCCGCCCAATTGCGGACATCTAGGTCGTTGGTGCCAAAGTAAAATTTCATGCTAAATGAATAGCCGTGATTTAGATTACAGTGACTATCAGCTCGCCATTGGCGATAGGCGCAGGGAAATGCGTCGTGATATTCTTTAGTGCTTGTGTACTTGTATTGTACGGGTTGAAGATTTGCCATCTCTAGTCTCCTTTATAAGGTAGCAAGTTTGACGACATGCAGAATTTATAAAGCGGGGTGAATGACGTTAAAAGACCGCTAACAATTATTGTATAGATCTTTATTTATCGTGTCAACTACTTCGGTAGATTTTTTACGTCTTCTTTGATATCTTTAATTGAGTTGACAATGTCAACTAGTATCTCAGATTCTTGTTGACGATGATCAATAAGTTGGCGGATAAGTCGCATTGTCCAGTACCACCAAGTCACCGAAATGGTTAAACCAAAAGCTACCATTGCCCATACGTAATGATGAGAATCCAGAATTGTTTGATCAAATACAATTTTTCCAATTACTAATACTACCAATGCGCTGAGTATTAACCAGGCTTTACGTTGATTATTAAATAGTTTAAGATTTTTTAAGTGGCGAGAAAGTTTCTTGTCCATGATGTTGCTCCCATAAGTGCAAATATTTAATATAGGAGCACTGGAACTTTTATCGGTAGTTTATTCAAATATCTGCCCGAACGGTTTCCATGTACCTGGAAATCCGCCTTGTACGCATACCCAACCAATAAACGCATTTGGTCTTGGGTTGGTGTTCCAAATAACGTCACCTTTGTTATAGTGACCTTCACCTGGAGGATTGTCTCCTTGGGCAAACAACTTCCCGGCAATACGCATATTACCAGCAACTTCAAATTGTTCAACAGGATTTTTAATACCTACAGATAGCTTACCGTATACACGGGTAATTGAGTTATCACGGCCTTCTTTGCCAAGAGTAATGTCGCCTTGCTCTGCTACGCTAATACGAACTTGGTTATCAGTTACAATATCAACTGGACGATTATTAAATGTACCTACTCTAGCACGGCCTTCTTTATCGCCTTCGATGTAGAAGTCTGTATCGCTTTCTAGATCGTACACGGAGAACAAATGCGTGGGCTCTGAATTGCCCACAGCAAACTTACCTTGTTGAGCATCATAAAAAACCATATCTCCAATGTTAACGTTGCCGCTAACATTTAGAGCTTGTAGTGTTCCTACATTCTTTAGGTTACTTTCAGTAACACTTCCGCCTAGGGTAGTTTGATTAAGAACACTACTGCCACCAATCATAAATTGACGCTGTGGCGCTAGGTCAACAGTTTCACTTAGGAAGAACCGATCTGGATTATTACGATAAACAAACTGTTTGTTGTATCCCGGGCTTGGCCATAGCAAACCTGTACCTACGTTGGTACCTTGCTCGTTATCCATAGCAAATTCAATATATTGCTTTTCATAACGTTGATTTGTAATAATTTCTGTAGTTCTTACAAACCCCGCGTCAATTATACCATACACTTTAACGTCACCGCGGATTACAGTATTGCCCTCAATTGTGCCTAATTTGGCAGATTTGGTTTCAATACTGTCAACAGTTAGTTTACCGTCAGTGATTGTTAGTGTTGTAGAAGTTGCTTGATCGCTTATACCTGTGCTGGAAAATCTAGCGATTGTTCCGCCGGCAATAAAGTCTCCGCTGAGATCGCCGTGCTGTAGATCAAGTTCAGCGACTGTTACTTTGTTATCAAAAGTTTTTACCATGGTTTTGCGTTCCTAAATAGATGCTAATAGCACTATTTAGCAGAACCATAGTATCGACTTATGACAGACGATTCTCTACAACTTTGTCAATTAGACCGTATTCTAGAGCTTCTTCTGCGCTCATAAAGAAATCACGTTCCATATCACGAGAAAAATCTTCGTAAGTTTTGCCCTTGCTGTTGTGCTTAACATAGATTTCAGTTAGAGATTTCTTCATTTTTAGGATCTCTCTTACTTGGATTTCCATGTCTGTAGCTTGACCGCCTGCGCCACCTGATGGCTGATGAATCATATGTCGTGCGTTGGGCAACATATAGCGTTTTCCGGCACTCCCTGCCTGGGCAAGTAAACTACCCATAGAACAGGCTTGCCCCATAACGTATGTACAAATATTAGGTTTAATAAATTGCATTGTGTCATAAATGCTCATACCTGCTGTGACAACTCCGCCCGGACTGTTGACGTAGAAGTGAATGTCTTTTTCGCTGTCATTACTTTCTAAATGTAAGAACTGTGCTACAATAACATTAGCACTATGATCGTCTACTGGACCGTTTAAGAACACAATGCGTTCGTTAAGCAGACGACTGTAAATGTCAAAGGCACGTTCGCCTGAACTGGTCTTTTCAATGACCATTGGAATTAAACTCATTTTGTTTCCTTTTCTTTTTTGTATTCTGCTGTTTGTCTAGCATACTCTGCCGCACGTTTATCTTCACACGGTTTGCAGATAGTTTTAATCCAACCTCCGCCTTTGCGTTCACCTGTATTACCACACGATTCACATATTACGCCTGACATTGATTCTGCCATGCTAACAAGCCCGCTAATGTAGTCATCACCGCCCGAGTAGTAAAAACGTAGAGTACCAAACTTTTCTTTAACTTGATCCAGCGTTACTTGGGGAACCGTTTCTGTCAGTTCGCGGCGTCCACCGGCAATAATCTCCCCCAGTCGCTTGTCTTTGTATTCTTGACTAAGACTTAAATGATCTGTTTCAAACAGGTCAAAGTTACCTGCTTGACATTGAGTTACCATTTCATTATACTTGATGGCAGACTCACGTTGTTTTACTTTCCAATCAATATGATGCTGAATATTACCCATAAGCTGATCTAGGATATTGAACCAACCATCTCCACACTCGAATCCCCAACACATACAAGTTTCGGTCATGTGAAGGTTACGGTTAACCATCATCTTTGGATACTTTTCACACAACAGTTTGTCTAGTTCTTGTTTCATTTGTATTCTCTATCAAGTTTAACGTTAGTTAGACCCGCAATAGTTTGGAACGTATCCCAGGCTTTCTTAGCGGCTTGGTTATTTTCAAGCTCACTACTTGGCAGAACTGCTTCAAGCCAAATTTCAGGACGGCGTCTAGGATGTGCTCCAAACTTGCGAGGCTGATGGAACTTTCCAGTTTCCCACAGCTCAATACTTACACTTCGATACTTGTCTTCATCTTCGTCGGTGGTACCCGACCATTCTGGGTTAGATCCCCCAAATAGTCCTCGCAGTGAGGTGCCGGATGAGCCGCCTGAATAACCTTCCCAGATTCCGCGCCACTGTTCGGCATCGTGCGGATCAAAATCTGTTCGAGCAATGATTACTAGGACATCGTCAATGTCTACAATACCCTCAACGATATCTCGAATACAACGACTGTAGCTGAGACCAATTTTCATTTAATTTGTTCCATTCTAAGTTTACGACATTCCTCTTTAACTTTAATGGGAATGTCTGGACTAATTTCTGCTATACTGCAATTATACACTACTTCACCGTGCTTGGGCAAGAGATAAAAATAGCCTGCGTAAACAGATAATATCACAATTACAAAAAATACAACTTCAATAATGTTTCTTAGTTTCATGGTTTTCCTTTCCAGCAGTTAAAATTCATACTAATTACCCAACGGTCTTCATCGGCATTACTTGGCTGTGTTCCGTGCCGCAGGAAAGGGGCAAAGAAATAAACACGATTATCCTGTGCGGGATAGTTATAAGTTAACGGTGATCTTGAATTCATTTTAGTACTCATTCCAAACCAATGATTTTCCATTGGATCTATAATCACTAAGTCTCCACACTCCGGGGGAGCCTGAACATAGGCAGACAGTACTAGGTCACAGTTAGCATGAGTATGATAGTTTGTCCAGCCACCTTTTTTATGTCTATTGGACCAGCTTCGTGTTATCTCTATATAGTCAAACTCAAAGTTCCAACGATATGACAAAATATTATGGGCCTTCTTTAACGCCCAAATTGAAAAGTCATCGAACTCAGGCTGTTCATGTATTTTGTGAAGATGATTACCCGCTGTGCTACCGGCGTTTCCTAATTCAAGCGTCCCACCGTAATTGTCAAAATCTTTACTAATAGAAGTAATCTTTTCAAGTTTAGGTAACGTTACTGCTTTATCAAATGTATAGTCCTCTTCAAAGATAAGAGGCACTCCGATCTGTCGTGGTATCATTTTACAATCTTTAAGTTAAGCGCAATACACCATCGAACATCGTCAGATGAACTAGGCTCTGTTGCGTGTCTAATAAAAGGAGCAAAGAAATATACTTTGTTATTCTTCACAGGAAATTTGTAACCAGTGTAAAGACTATTATTATCTCCCGTTAATGACATGCCAAACCAATGGCACTCTAACGGGTCCACTAAAAGTAAGTCCCCGCAGTCTGGCGGCGCAGTAATGTATGCTACTACAATTAGATCAGTGTGATGGTGTATATGATAGTTAATCCATCCACCTTTACGTGTTCGGTTAACCCAACTACGAGACACTTCAACGTCTTTAAAATCACATCTCCATGAAGTTAAAATACCTCTAGCTCTTTCCAAAGTCCAGTTGGTAAAGTCTTCAAAGATTGGAAGTTTATGTGGAGTATCGTTGACTTCTCTAGTTGTAATGTCTAAGCCTTCCATACGGATCATAGCTAATTCCGGAGCAGGCGCATCTACCTTTTCTAGATATTTTTCCAGTTCGGGTACTACAACTTTACGATCAAATACGTAGTCGTCTTCAAATACAATAGCAGGGCCCAATCGTTTAGGCATCACCATTGGATTTTTCCTCTTCGTATTTTACAATCATTCTATACAATGGTTCCATGCGTTCTTGGAATACATCCGGCGCCTGAAGTGCTGTACGCTGCATATCCCATGTTGTAGGATAGTGGCGCAGACAATACCGAGCATTATCTTTAATTGCTTTTGGAATTCGTGGTGTACTAAGAATTTCTCTTAGAAACTTTTCTGTTTGTACAACAGCACGGTATCTTTCGTCTGGTAGTGTCATTGGAAATCTCTAAACATTTGTTGTCGGCCTTCTTCGCCAATTTCTTGATCAAATATAGTTCGGACATGCTGTAACATAGCACAGGCCATCATTAGTAGGTCTTCTCTATTGTCACACATTAAAATTTGTTTTTCAATTGGCAACATGAGCTCTTGCATTCTTTCTGCTATTTCTTCTTTCCTACTCATACCAGTTCCTCGACAATGCCGAGAATTTCTGCCATTATAAGACAAACACCAGCCATTAGCAAGTTGCCTGTAATCAAACAGCCACCTGCTACAATACGAATAGCACTCTTTACAAGACTAACATAAAAATGTCCCTTGCTTGTGTCTTTAGGTTGTACTTCAATGTCCACGTTTGAAAAGTCCTTTAATTGATTGGAATAGATTATAAAATCTAAAATGATAATTTGTTAGCATGGGCGGACGCATCGGGCATCGACCTTGTCTGTAATCACAATCGGGTGAATATTCTTTATTACAAGTATTACAGTTCATTTTGAATCTCCATAGGTTCTACATCTACAACAATATTTAGAGTAATCCTCTCAGGCGACACTGATGGATTGGTTCCTGCGTGTTTTATGTTAGCAGGAAATATAACAGCCCGTCCCCGCTTTGGCGTAACACGGATTGTTTCATATGGAGTAAAAAATACAGTATCACCGTCGGCATCATTAACATAATATACAACAGACCATTTGGTTAGATACCTATTAACTACATCGTGGGTGTCGACGTGAGGAGAACACCACCTATTGTTAACATCAGAACACTTCCACATTAGATTAAACTTTACCCTATGTACACCTACAATTGGCTTAACATGTTTTTGTATACCTTCCATTAACGGTTGTAGCCTGTTCTCGAAATACGGGTCATGTATATCTTGAGCAATGATAGGGCACACTAATTGTCCAACGTCATAAATTTGACTAGTAATAGTGTGCCCTGTATTTTCTCGATAAGTGCTTCGATGATATAGCCATTTGAAGTTTTTCGAGTCTAGCCAGATACTTTCCTGTAGGGCTAGATCAATAATGTTGTCAATTACAACTGGCTTCATTTATACGCCTTAAGAATCACAATGTCTTCACTAAGACGTCCGTTAAGCAGTACACTGGTTGTTTTAATCTTAGTAAACCAATCAATGGCCCGCTTCTGCGTATTCTGCTCTTTAAACTCTTTTAGTTGTTCAAGCGGCTTACGCAGGGTCTTTTGAAAGCTCTTTTCAGTAAACTCTGTAATGCTAGTACCTCTAACGCCAAAGCCGGCGCTGGTCTTGCTTACATACACACCAATCTTACGAGTCTTAGTGTTATACACTATAACACTTTGAGCACCGATAATAGACGCAGGCGGCACTGACGTAATACCAAGTTTAGTTTCACTCAACATAAACTTGACCTTCTTAACCAAGTCCTCTGCGGGCTTAACTTTCTTAGCACGAGGCTTCTTAAGCACTTTCTGTTCTGCGGCAATCTGTTCACATGCCTGGGCAATGTTTTCGTAAAACTCAATCAGCTTCTTAACATTCTTACGTGCGACATGTTTGTATGCTTCCTTCAACTGCTCGTCTGCGTTTCCGCTAGCAAGTTCAGCAAGTTCGTCAGCACCGCTTTGGAAGTAACCTTTAATCAACCGTGCGTGAGCGGCCTTGGCACCTTTACCTTTAAGCAAGTTGACAACCTTAAACTCTTTTGGGTTAAAGCCTTCTGGATCCGTAATCCACTGGTCAATAGCGTAGTCCAATTCTTCACTCATGTCTCCAGCGGCTTCTCGTAACCGATCTTGAATAGTAGGAACGTAGACAGCAACCTTTTCAACTTTCTTAGGAACGTCATCTTCTTCTAAGTCATTGGCACCTTCGGCAAGCACCTTTTCAATTTCTTTACGCAACCATACGGCAGTATCTTTGCCGCCGTTGAAGCCTTCGTGTACTTCGGGCATGCCTTTGAGCAGACACGCACCAATAGAGCACATAGTCCCGTTAAAATATTTGTCCTTAGTTTTACGGATAGTATAGACATCGTCTTGGTCGTACCCGTTGAGTTTACACCATTCTACAAGTTTGGGCTTGAGTTCTTTAACAGAGCTTTCCAAACGATACCAGGCCATCGATGCGTGAAAATGGCGAGTAAATTGATTAGCATCCCATTCAGTTGCGCCATCCCACTTTGGACTGTAGTCACGTCCTTTGCTTTGGCGGATTTCGATAGATGCTTGTTTAAGTTTAGTAGCCATTGTTCACTCCTTGCTGTTCAATATGTATTAATTATACAGCCATTTTGGCACGTTGTCAAGAGCCGGTTTTACCAATCTGTCAACTACTCTTCATCTTTATATGGAAATCCTACCCAACCTAATTTTGCCAAATCGTCACGAATCTCGTCTGTAATAACGCTTTCGGGCACATAGGTACGGCCGTCTTCGTCTACTTTTGGTTTAGTGCCATCTAGTCCGTTACCGTATTCTTCATTGCCAATACCGCTACAGTACCAGTCAATGTAATCACCTTCGCCTCGAAGATTGGCTACAATACCACCAGCTGACCTCCAACTAGCGCCCCAATACTCTTCTTTAATATTACGATATGTTTCTACGCGATCGCCAGTTTGTGTAAATTTGGCAAACTCGTTATTACAAATAGCCGCGTATAAGTTTTGGGCATAGTTATCGTTCTTACACTTTTCAACTACCCAGTCTGTACTACGCAGGTCGTACTCTAGATTGTACGCTTGCCATTCTGTCTTTACAATATTTTCGTCTTCTTGTTTCCGCCACGACTCATACATCTTGATGTAATCGGGATTAGGCTCCTCGCCTTTTTCCTCACAGCGTTTAATGTAACCTTCTTTTTGGAAGGTATAACGATCTGGGCTTGATGCTATCTTAGTCATTGGAGTGGCGGACGATCGTCGTCAAGGCTACGCATGATTTTTTCTGCGTACTCGGGATCCTCTTCCATAAGTTTGTCAAAGTCAACGGCCCGCCCCTTTTCTAAAAGCTCGCCGTTTTCGACCATACGATGGATCTCGACAATCAACTCGTCGAGTTCTTCTTGTGTACCTTCGAAACTATCAAAAGCGCCTGGAGCAAACTCCACTTTAATTTTCTTTTCTTCAGTCATTTTTATCTTTCAGGTTAAGTCCAAAGTGATTGACGAATTTTAATAAGACGAATCATCATTGCTTCATCTTCCTTTTCGTATGCGGCTTCAATCTTACGAAGTAGATTGAGTGACTTAGTGCTCATCTTTTTAAGTTCGGGTGTTCTATCAGCACTCAAACTTCCCCAAAGACTTCCACCATTGGCCGCACGGCTTGCTTCGCAGTACTCAGTCCAGCCACTGGCGTCATATGGATCAGGGCGGTTGCGATAGGTAACAGTCCACCAAGTGTAAAGCTCAATAATTTCTTTAGCGGATTTTGCTTGCCAGGTAGGCTCTCCGAATCCTTTACTACCAGGTTCGGCA